ATCAACGGAGGCTAACATGGAAAAAAGCGTTTTTCAAATTCTGAACGAGTACGACATCACGGAGCACCTCAAGAAGAAGGATAGGATCATCTACCTGCCTTGGTCTAAGGCATGGATGATCGTGAAATCCCTCTTCCCCAGTGCCAAGTTTACCATCAACAAGGCCGCTGACGGCTGCATTTACCATACGGACGGAAAGACCGCCTGGGTAGAGGTATCTATCACCATCAACGACCAGACTGAAACGGAGTCTCTGGCTGTTATGGATTTCCGTAACAAGTCTATTCCCATCGACACGATCACCTCTGCCGATGCAGAGAAGTCTATCAAGCGCTGCTTGGTCAAGTGTGCTGCTCTGCACGGCCTGGGTCTGTCTCTTTGGACGGGTGAGGAGCTGTCCAGCGCCGCCCGCAAGAAGAAGGAAGACGATCTGGACGATGTGAAACAGGAGATCCTGAGCGTTGTTGCCGGGAAGCTGGAAGCCGGTGTGTCCAAAGACACCATCTACAAGGCTATCGAAAGTGTTGCCGGTGTGAAGAACCCCAACGCTATCAAGGATATCGCAACGGCTCAGAAAGTCGTTGAGCAGATCAAGAAACTGGAGGTAAAGCACAATGCTTAATAAGGTAATCATCATGGGTCGTCTTACCCGCGATCCTGAGATCAAGAAGGTAAACAGTGACATCTCCGTGTGCAGCTTTTCTATCGCCTGCGACCGCGACATCGTGAACAAGCAGAACAATGAGCGCGAGACGGACTTCTTCGATGTGACTGCGTGGCGCTCTACGGCGGATTTCGTTGGCAAGTATTTTGGCAAGGGGCGCATGATCGTTGTTGTCGGTCGGCTGCAGAAGCGCAACTACACCGATAAGGACGGCAACAAGCGTTCTGCCGTAGACATCATTGCCGAGAACGTCTATTTCGGCGATTCCAAGAAGGACAGCGAGACTTCTGACAACGCCTCTGCCCCCACCACCGGATATGCTACCGCTCCTTCTCAGAACAGCGGCTTCGCAAATGTCGGTGAGGAAGATGGAGAGCTGCCCTTCTGATGGATAATTCTTTTCTCCTGGACGCTATGGACTGGTCATACTCCCGCGTTAGCAGTTTTGATCAGTGCCCGCGTATGTTTGACCTTACTTACCTCCAGTGCATGGATCGCGTGGACAACGCTTTTGCTCAATGGGGTTCACTGGCGCACTCGCTTTTAGAGCGATATTTTCGTCAGCAGGTCGAGCTGTGGGATTTATCCGGCCTCTATGAGAAGGAATACGCAAGAGCAGTTACAGAACGGTTTCCATTTCCCCGACTGGAAGATAGCTACTATGAGCGCGGTATGGAATACTTCGATAATTTCGGTGGACAACTGGGAGACGAAGAAAAAGTGCTTGCGGTCGAAGATCGGTATACCTCTACACTGGGCGGCAGACCAGTGGTAGGTATTATAGATCTGGTGCTTCGTAATAGGTCTGGGCTGATTGTTTGCGAGCACAAAAGCCGGGGCAAATGGAAATCCAGAGAGGAACGCCGCAAATATCTCCGCCAACTGAACTTGTATGCAGTACGGGTCAAAGAGGTCTACGGTGAGTGGCCGCATGAACTTTGGTTCAATAAGTTCCGTGAAGGTATCTTGGACAGAGATCCATTCAACATCGTAACTGCTCAGGAGGACATAGACTGGTTCCTGCGTTCCATTGACGACATCTATAAGGCAAGGAGTTTTCCTGCCAAACCTGACCGTTTCTTTTGTGACTACCTGTGTTCTGTGCGCGAGCATTGCGAGCATTCCAGCCAATATGTTACGGAGAAATATGAGTGATGGGAAAGATCAAGGTAATTTTCCTCGACGTTGACGGTGTGCTCAACAGTGATCGTACAGCCCGCAGAACCCAAAGCGGCTATACGTTTGTTGACAACAGGCAAATGAAGAACCTGAAGCACATCATTAACATGACAGGAGCTAAGGTCGTTCTTTCCAGTGATTGGAGATACGACCGAGATGACCCGAGATACAACGGAGACTATCTGGAGCTGGAAGCAGAGCTGTTGAAATACGGGGTTCGTCTTTATGGCTTTACGCCGGAGCTGCCATCCTGTCACAGAGGTATGGAAATTGACTGCTGGTTAAAAGAACATAGCGAGGTCGGAGACTTCGTAATTCTGGACGACCGGACAGATATCGAGCCGAACAAAGATCACTGGGTTCAGACGGTAATGCGTCGGGGACTCGGTGTTGAGGAGGCCGAGAGTGCTATCCGCATCTTGAACGGCAAATGAAAGACGGATTTTATTCGGATAAGACCCGTCCACATGAAGTGGGCGGGCTTACCGAAGAACTGAGGTGATTTTCCCCGTGCAGATTGATAGAGAAACAATTTTGCAGGCCAAAGAAAAGCTCGGAGACCGTAACGCTCAAATCATCGTCGAAGAGCTGGGGATTACCGATTTCGATGAGAAAAACATGAAGTGTTGCTGCCCCTTCCATCAGGAGGATCACGCTTCCTTCATTTACAACAAGAAAGCATTCAACTTTCGTTGTTTCGGTAGTTGTGGCCGTAGCTACGACATTCTGGACGTTTTCATGTATAAAGGCGCAACTTATGCCGAAGCCTGCAGGAAACTTTTCGAGCTTGCTGAAATGCCCTACTCTTTCGGAGAGCTGGGTGTGAAAACCAAACGGCATTATAGGTATCCCCATGAGGTTCCCTGCACTGATAAGTCCAAAGTGTACGCATATTTCGAGCAACGTAAGATCAGTCGTGAGACGCTGGATGCTCTCGATGTGCGGCAGGACTCCGAGGGAAACGCAGTATTCAACTACTACGACACAAACGACGTGTTGACGATGGTGAAATACAAACCGTCGCATAAAGTCCAGCATTGTCAAGCAAAATGCTGGTGCCAGCAAAACTCTGATACGGCTCCATTGCTGTTCAACATGAACCGTATCAACGTTAATTCTCCCCTTCTGATTTGTGAGGGCGAGCCGGATTGCCTTAGTGCGATTGAGGCAGGATTCAAAAATGCTGTTTCTGTCCCTCTGGGCAGTTCAAACCTCCACTGGATCGACGAAAACCTGGAATGGCTCGATCAGTTTGACAGCATTATCATTTGCGCCGACAACGATGATGCCGGCGTGAAAATGCAGAAAGAGTGCGTTCCTCGGCTGGGTAGCTGGCGAACAAAGGTTGTAGATATCCCGGCAATCCCCATTGGAAATACTGGGCGGGTAACAAAAGACCTGAATGAGATCCTTTACGTCTGCGGGAAAGACAAGGTGTTAGAGCTGATTTTGGACGCTAAGGACTCTCCTGTTCCTTCCGTAGTTGATCTTTCCGATGTTGAACCGACCGAGTATGAGGATGTTGACGGTGTGACTACCGGGCTGAAAGCCATTGATGATGAGCTGATGCGGCTCTTTTTTGGAACGCTTACTATCGTGAGTGGTCAACCCGGATCTGGTAAGAGCAGTCTTCTTACTCAGCTCGCGTGTAACTCTCTCGATAATGACATCGGTACATGGCTTTTCAGTGGAGAACTTCCCAACGGTGTAGAAAAGTCTTGGTTCAACTACATTTTCGCCGGCCCCCGCAATATCTCAGATGCGATCTCTCGTCGGGGTAATCCTTACAAGAAGATTTCCACGACGACGCTTGCCGAGATCAACAAGACCTATAAAGGGCGTTGGCATATCTATCGTGACGACTACGACAACATACTGGATAAGCTCATCGACTCTATGACGGATACCGTGCGAAAACACGGTGCCCGTTGCCTGATCCTCGATAACTTCATGTGTATTGACACTGAAACCAGCGAAGAGGAGCTGCGTTCTCAGACAGATACGATTAAGAAGCTCATTGAGTTTGCTAAGAAATATCAAGTAGCTGTAATTCTTGTTTGTCACCCTCGAAAGATGGACGCCGGAACCAATGTAGGTATCTATGATATCGCTGGAACCAGCAACATCGTGAACCTGGCACATCGGACTATTGGCCTGCGGCGAGTGACGGATGCGGAGCGTGAGAACGCTGCAAAATATTCTGAGAAGCGCCGCCAGTTGCTCAAATACGATGTGATCGTAACTATCGTCAAAGACCGTATGTTTGGCCGGCAGAATATCGACGTTGGCCTCTATTACGATCCCGCCTCCCGCCGTTTCTTCGGCGATATGGACGAGTACGACCGTCGTTTCTCTTGGGACAAGAAGGAGTACAAAGAGCCTTTGCCTCTCCCTCCTCAGCTGCTTGCTGAAGAGCGTGCCTCCGAAGATGAAGCATTTGGAGCGGTGAACGACAGAGAGGGCTAACTATGGTGGATTTCGGAGTATGTGACTGTGGCGGTAGCCTCGTCCCTGTTTGGTTTACAGAAGAAGAGACAAAGGTTGCCAATGGCATTATGTATAAGACAGGCCGAGTTCGTAGGGCGTGTTCTCACCTTGTATGTGAGAATTGTCTGAAAAACTTTTGCGTTGACGATACCTTTGACGGGCCGTGGCACAATCGGAGGTGATCTTATTGAGCGGTAACTATACGGCATACCATGTCCATACTGAATTGTCGCTGTTAGACAGCGCGACGAAATTTGAGGACTATATCGCTAAGGCTGTCGAGCTGGGGCAGACTGCCATTGCTTTTACGGAGCATGGTAACATCTATCAGTGGGTCGCCAAAAAGATGGCCTGTGATAAGGCCGGATTGAAATATCTGCATGGCTGCGAAGTCTATTTGACTGAAAAGCTATTGCTTACCGATCCACGCACCGGAGAGCAGAATAAGGTACGCGATAACTACCACACCATCTTGATTGCCAAAAACTACGCTGGTCTTCAGGAGATGAACGAGCTGATCAGCCGATCGAATCAGGGCGACCACTTTTACTACAAGCCCCGTATCACGTTTGATGAGTTCCTTGGTATTTCCAGTAACGTCATCAAGATCAGTGCCTGCCTTGCTTCCCCGCTGAATCGCATGAGCATTACTCATCCTATGTATGAGCGACTGCTGAAGCACTACGACTATCTGGAAATCCAAGCGCACGACCACCCAGAGCAGGTTGCCTACAATCGCCACCTGGCGGAAATGTCTCAGAAATACGGCATCCCGCTCATTGCAGGCACCGATACCCATAGCCTTAACAAATACAAGGCTGAGTGCCGAACGATCTTGCAGTTGAGTAAACACATCGAGTTTGCCGACGAAGATACGTTTGACCTTACCTATAAATCCTATGACGAGTTAGTAGCAATGTTCGCAACGCAGGACGCCTTACCGGAAGCGATGTATTTGGAGGCCATTGAGAACACCAACCGTATGGCCGACTCTGTAGAGCCGTTTGAGCTGGATATCTCGTTCAAGTATCCCATTCTCTATGGTGAACGCGATCGAGAGGTGCTTCATCAAGTTCTTGATGATAACCTACAAGCAAAGATCAAAGAGGGTGCTATCACTCCAGAGCAGATCGAGCCGTTCAAAGCGGCCATTGCTGAGGAATGCCGGGTCTTTGACAAAATTGAGATGTCCGGCTTCATGCTTTTCATGAGTGAATTGGTGACATGGTGTAAATCTCATGGTATCCCCATTGGTTTCAATCGTGGTTCCTGTGGTGGATCTCGTGTAGCTTATGTCACCAATACAACAGACCTCAATCCTGAGACATGGCATACAGTGTTCAGCCGCTTCTGTAACGAAGATCGTAAGGAGATTGGCGATATTGATATCGACGTGTCACCCTCCCAGCGCGATCTGGTTTATGACTACATCATCAACCGTTTTGGTCAGGAAAAGACCGCATTTATTCTGGCAATCGGCACTATCAAATCCAAAGGCTGTATTGATGAGATCTGCCGTGCTTTGGCACTGCGTTGGAATCGTGAACACCAACGGGACGAGAAAGAGTTCCGTAGAGTGATGGCACAGCTCAAAGATGAGAACGTGAAGATCGTTTTTGGAGATGCGCGAGACGGATTTAGCCTGTATTTCTTTGATGAGGCTGGCAATCTTCTTTTGCCCAGCCGCATGAAGGACATCCCCCGTGCCGAGCTGATCAAGCAGTTTTCCAAAGAGTACACAAAACTCAAAGAGGAAAACGAAAGGATCTTTGCTAAGAACCCCTGGGCTGGTAAGGCAAGTGCCAATATCAAAAAGGAGTTTGAGGCAGACGAGGCAGCGGCTCGGGAAAAGTATCCCGAAGTATTCTACTACTACGACGGGCTTCTTGACGTGGCGATCTCTCAGTCTATGCACCCTGCCGGTATTGTAGCAAGTCCTATTACCCTTCGGGACAACTACGGTACGTTCATTTCTGACGGGAAGGAAATCCTACAGATTGACATGGAGTGCGTGCATGAGGTCAGCTTGGTCAAGTATGACATTCTTGGGCTGAAAAACATCGAGATTATCAAAGACGCTTATGAGCTGCTGGGTAAGCCCTACCCGAAGTCTCACGAAATCAACTGGAATGATGAGGCTGTCTGGAAGGATATGCTGAGATCTCCCATTGGTATCTTCCAGTTTGAAGGAGAGTTCGCGTTCCAGATGCTTAGGCAGTACGAGCCGCACAGCATTTTCGACATGAGCCTTGTTACAGCGGCGCTTCGTCCTTCGGGCGCGTCGTACCGCGACGACCTTATGCAGCACAAGCCTCACAAGAATCCCTCTCCCATCATCGACGAACTTTTGGCAGATAACAACGGTTATCTTATTTACCAAGAGGACGTTATCAAGTTCCTACAGCAAATCTGCGGCTTCTCCGGGTCAGATGCAGATAACACCCGCCGCGCTATCGGACGAAAAGACGAAGAACGGTTGAAAAAAGCTCTTCCACAAATTCTTGAGGGATATTGTGAAAAGTCACCGCAGTCCCGTGAAGTTGCAGAGCAGGAGGCAAAGGAGTTCTTGCAGATCATCCAAGACGCTTCCAGCTATATGTTTGGTTATAACCATTCAGTCGGGTACTGCATGATTGGCTATCTGTGCGCTTATCTGCGGTACTACCATCCGTATGAGTTCATCACAGCCTACCTTAACAATGCCAACGGCGAGGAGGATGTGAAGAACGGGAACGAGCTGGCAACGCTTTACGGTATCAGAATTGTCCCGCCGCGTTTTGGCCTTTCCAAGGATAAATATTTGCTGAATACCGAAGAGAAGGTTATCGCCAAGGGCATTTCTTCTGTAAAGTACATGAATGCCGATGTTGCCAACGAACTCTATGAGCTGGCAAAGGCCGGCAAGCCTGAGTCTTTCATGGACTTGCTTATGCAGCTGGACGAGAAAACACACTTGGATACACGGCAGCGGGATATTTTGGTGAAGATCGACTACTTTGCTGAGTATGGCAATTCCAAAGAGTTGTTGCGTATGGTGAACTTCTTTTCTTTCTTCAAGAGCGGAACGATGAAGAAGATCTCCAAGGACAAGGTAACGGCTGAATTGGAACCCATAATCGCCCAGTATGCAACTGATAAGTCCAAAAGCGGCCAGCCAGCTAAAAGCTATACCTTCACCGATTTGCCCGGATTACTTCGGTATTTGGAAGTGATGGTCAGGGATATGCACATTCAGGATTTCGACCTGAAAAGCAAAATGCAAATCCAGTTGGAAAATCTGGGCTATATCGACCTAACCACCAATAAAAAAGAAGATCAGCGAAAACTGGTTATTCTGGATATCTACCCCTTGCGGAGCAAGAAAACCAAAGAGATTTGGGCTTACGCCTTGCAGGTGCGGTCGATTGGCACGGGAAAAACAAATCGGTGGACAATCTACTCAGAACTCTACGATCGCAAACCGCTTCAACGCTACGATACCATTTATGTTCCTATGAATGGATGGGGCGAGCGGCGTGGGTATCTGTATTTGTACAACTACGACTATGTAATTTAGGAGGCATTTTCAATGCACGAGACGAAATCGAAATGGTTCAAGAAAGTTCTTAGGGCGACGCTGTGTTTCTTGGTAGTCTGCGGATCTCTGAGTGCAATGTTGTTCGTCCCGAACAAAGAGGAGGAAACACCACAAGTCCCCATCGAAAAGGAACTTTGTGTTTACTCTGCGCCGCCTCAAGTGTCGCCCACACCTACGCCTATTTCTATTGAGGAAGAACCGGCAGAACCCGAGGCAGACCTTAACCCATATGCAGAACTGTCACCCACGGATACCGAAAAAGAGCTGCTGGCGTGTATGGCCTACAGCGAGGCAGGAAACCAGAGCTTTGATGGTCAGGTTGCCGTGGTGCAGGTAGCGCTTAACCGCTATATGCACGAAGCGTATTCCGGCAGTATCAGTGATATTCTCTTCTCACCTTGTCAGTTTGTGGTAGGAGATTACTATGGGTCTGTGCAGATGGAAGCAGTAGATGCTGCTCTTGCCGGCCATCCAGCGTTGGATTTGAATACCGACGTAGTGTACTTCTCTACTGGATCTTTGACCTATGGTAGCTATTATAAGACGATCGGCGATCACGTCTTTCGCACTTATATTTGATAGCAACAAAGTAAATTAAGCAAGGAGGATCAACATGGGAACAGTTACAATTCAGCGATTCACCTATAAGAACCCTATTTCCATGATCGGTGAGGAAGCTGGTGTCTGCTGGGGTGCAGATACCAGCGACCCCGAAAAAAACTACAAACGCGGCTTGGATTGCTTGGAAAACGAGCACGGCAGAACGTTTGAGTTCCCGGATGTCTATATGATCCTGGACGGCTATTCTGCCAGAGTGATCCGTGAGTGGTATACCCACATCGGCGGCGCTCCCACCAGACTGCAGGCCAGTACCAGATACATCGACTATGAAAGCGGTTTCGATTATGTAACACCGCCCAGCATTGCGGGTAACTCCGCCGCCGTCAAAGTCTACGACTGGATTATGAAGTGTATCCAGACCGGCTTGAAGATGTTGGAAGGGTTTGGTATCCCCAGAGAGGATTCTGCGCTTGGGCTTCCTCTGGGCATGGGCACCAAGATTGTGTGCAAGCATAATCTCCGCAACCTAATTGATATGTCGCATCAGCGGGAATGCAGCAGAGCTTATCACGAGTACCGTGGCCTGTTCGCTGATGTTGGTAACGCTCTGAGAGAGTATTCCGACGAGTGGGCATATCTGGTCGATCACTACTTTATGCCGAAGTGTGAATACTTCGGGTTCTGCCGGGAGAAGAAGTCCTGCGGCAGAAAAGGAAGGAGAGCTGCGGAATGAAAATCGTTTGCATTTCGGGTAAAGCCCAGCACGGTAAAGACACTACCGCCAAACTTTTGGAGGAGATTTTGGAAGCCCAAGGCAACCGTGTTTTGATTGCCCACTACGGCGATCTGGTCAAGTACGTATGTAAGACCTTCTTTGGCTGGGACGGCAAGAAGGATGAAAAGGGACGCACGCTTCTCCAGCGTGTCGGTACTGACAAAATCCGCGCTGTCTCTCCTGATTATTGGGTAGATTTCATTGTCAGTATCCTCGACATCTTCTGCGACGAATGGGATTACGTGCTTATCCCTGATACTCGTTTCCCCAACGAGTATGAGATCTACGAAACCTACGGCATGGACGCTATTTTGTTGCGGGTAGTTCGCCCCAACTTTGTGTCTCCGTTGACCGAAGAGCAGCAGAAGCACGCTTCGGAGACTGCATTGGACGATTACCAGTACGACGCTACGATCGTCAACAGCGGCAGTTTGGAAGATCTCAAAGAGGCCGTAAACAACTTTGTGAACAACGCTCTCAAAGGAGAACTCCATGAAGAAACTGACAATTCTGTTTGATGCCGACGATACCGTAGAAAACCTGAGTGATTGCTGGATTGCAATGTTGAACGAGCGTTATGGCACCTCCGTAACGCCGGAAGATGTTCACGGCTGGGATATCTCCCTTGCTTTCCCCACGCTGACGAAAGAGCAGGTATTTGGCGTCCTCCATGATGACGAGCTTTGGCGGCGTATCACTCCGATCCCCGGCTCTGTTGAGGTACTCCAAAAGCTCTATGACGAGGGGCACCAGCTCTATATGGTGACTGCATCCAGCTATCACACCTGCAAAACGAAGGTGGAACGGCTTTTAGAGCTGTTCCCCTTCCTGGACTGGGAGCACATCATTTTTGCCTGCAACAAGCAAATGGTGCGTGGTGACGTTTTGATTGACGATGCCCCACACAACTTGGTTGGGGGCGAATACGCCAAAATTCTTTTTGACCGTCCCCATAATCGTAGCTTTGACCATGTAGCTCATGATGCGCTCCGGGTAAACACGTGGGAAGAAATTGACCAAGTTATCCACAGCTATCTTTTGTAAGGAGGAATTTTTATGGTTGTCATTAAACGTGATGGCCGTGAAGCCGAGTTTGACAAAGGCAAAATTGCCAACGCCATTCTCAAGGCATTCACGGAGGTTGAAAAGCTCAGTGCGGTAGGAGATAAGAACGAGGTGCCCAAGAAAATCTCCACCCGTTTGTATAACCGCTATCAGCGGCGCAACCGTGCGATTTTTGTTGAGGAAATCCAGGACGATGTTGAAACTGAGCTGATGAAAGAGGGCGAGTTCGTAGTCGCCAAAGCGTACATCAAGTATCGCTATGAACATGAGCTTCTGCGGAACGCTTCTTCTCTGGACGGCAAAATCCTCTCTATTGCGGATAACGTCAATGAAACAGTCATCCAGGAGAACAGCAACAAAAATCCCACAATCCTCTCTACTCAGAGAGACTACATCGCCGGCGAGGTAAGCCGCGATATTACCGACCGTCTGCTTATGCCGGATGACATTAAGCAGGCGCACGAAGAGGGTGTTATCCACTTCCATGACAGCGACTACTTTGTGCAGCACATGATGAACTGCTGTCTGATCAATCTGGAAGATATGCTCCAGAACGGCACAGTAATTTCCGGTACGCTGATTGAAAAGCCTCACTCCTTCTCGACTGCCTGTAATGTTGCTACCCAGATTATTGCCCAGGTAGCCAGTAATCAGTATGGCGGTCAGTCTATCTCCCTGTCCCACCTTGCCCCCTTTGTTGAGGTGAGCCGGCAAAAGATTCGCAAGCAGGTAGAGGCTGAGTTCCTGAAGATTTCTTCCCCGGACAACTTTGCAGACCCTGATAAAGTGATCTCAGATCTGGTCGAAGAGCGCGTCCGTGAAGAAGTAAAGAAGGGTGTTCAGACTATCCAGTATCAAGTGATTACCCTCATGACTACCAACGGTCAGGCTCCTTTCATTACCGTCTTTATGTATCTGAACGAGGTCAGCGATCCTCAGACCAAGAAAGACCTCGCTATGATCATCGAGGAGGTCGTGCGGCAGCGGTACCAAGGCGTCAAAAATGAGAAGGGCGTTTGGACGACACCGGCGTTCCCCAAGCTGATCTATGTGCTGGAAGAGGATAACATCACTGAGGATTCTCCCTACTGGTACTTGACCCAGCTGTGTGCCAAGTGCTCTGCCAAACGGCTGGTGCCCGACTACATCTCCGAAAAGAAGATGCGCGAGTACAAGCTGTCAAAGGGCGAAACCGAAGGTAACGGCGATTGCTATACCTGTATGGGATGCCGTAGCTTCTTGACACCCGACCGCTCCGGTAACGGCTGGGACAATGTTGCCAATGCCGGCAATTACCAGCCCGATAAGCCCAAGTATTACGGGCGTTTCAACCAGGGAGTCGTCACCATCAACCTCCCCGATGTTGCTCTGAGCGCTCTGAAAGTTTGGGAGGCAACCGGCGACCATAACGATATCCAGAATCTGTATGACACCTTCTGGGAGATTTTCGATGAGCGGCTGGAGCTGTGTCATAAGGCGCTGCAAATCCGTCACGAGCGTTTGAGCGGTACTCTGTCCGATGCTTCTCCTATCCACTGGCAGTACGGCGCTTTGGCCCGCCTGAAAAAGGGCGAAACCATCGACAAGCTGCTTCACGGCGGCTACTCCACCATCTCTTTGGGTTATGCTGGCTTATACGAATGTGTTATGGCGATGACTGGCAAGAGCCATACCGACCCGGACGGAGAGCCTTTTGCACTCAAGGTTATGCAGTACATGAACGACAAGTGCGCTGCATGGAAAGCCGCTGAGGATATCGACTATTCTCTCTACGGTACTCCTATTGAGAGCACCACCTATAAATTTGCCAAGTGTCTGCAAAAGCGCTTTGGTGTGATTGAGGGCATCACCGATAAGGGCTATATCACCAACTCCTATCACGTTCACGTCACAGAGCATATCAATGCTTTTGATAAGCTGAGATTTGAGTCTCAGTTCCAGAAGCTCTCTCCGGGCGGAGCAATCAGCTACATCGAAGTGGCAAACCTCTCTGACAACATTCCCGCCGTACTGACGGTGTTGAAGTACATCTACGACAACATCATGTATGCGGAGCTGAACACGAAATCCGACTACTGCCAGGTGTGCGGCTGGGATAAGGAAATCGAGATTGTGGACGACGATCGCGGCAAGCTGATTTGGAAGTGCCCCAACTGCGGGAATACCGATAAGAGCAAGATGAACATTGCGCGGCGTACCTGCGGCTACATCGGCCTGAATGACTGGAATCAGGGTAGAACGCAAGAAATCAAAGAACGTTATGTCCACCTGGGTGGCGACGAATGAACTACGCGAAGATCCGCAACTATGACATCGCAAACGGAGAGGGAGTCCGCACCTCCCTCTTCGTAAGCGGATGTACAAATCACTGCCCCGGCTGCTTTAATCCAGAGGAGCGGGATTTTAACTGTGGTAGACCATTCACAAAGGAGACTATCGCAGAGATCCACAAAATGCTTGCCAACCCTGTTATCTCAGGGCTTTCTCTACTTGGCGGAGATCCGCTTTGCCAGGACTATGGCGGGATTTATGATCTCATTGATCTTTGTTTCTACACGCATTCAATCGGTAAAACCGTGTGGCTATGGACTGGATTTATCTGGGAGGACTGCTACAATCCGCTTTTCCCGGACAAAGACGAGGATGACCACTCGTCTGCACAAATGGCTTTACTGACATCATGTGACGTTGTGGTTGACGGCCCCTTCAAAATGGAGCTGTCTGACCAGATGTTGAAATGGTGTGGTTCTGCAAATCAGCGGGTCATCGACGTACAGAAAACCTTGCGCCAAAAGAAAGTTGTCCTATATGAAGGTGAACACTATGAATGAAAAGATCGAATTTCGCTGTCCCAAATGCGGGAAGCTCCTGGACAGTATTACACTGGATTATCGGTTAAAGTGGCTATGTAGCAAATGTGCCGAGGATCAATCTGATGTTCTGCACTGTGAGCGTGGATGTAAGGTTAAAGCCGTGGATCTGGACGCCGGGTTGAGCTGTGATTCCAAACAGGCTCATGAGCTTTTGACAGAAGGTCAGGTTTACGAGGTTGAAAAGATTCATGTCGGTGGTTGGTGCTCCTCTATCCGGCTCAAAGAGTTTCCCGGTAAAGAGTTTAACACCGTACACTTCATTCGTTACGAATAGGAGGAAATATGGAAACTGTTGAAATTTTAGCAGGTGGCGAATTTGCCAATGCCGTAAAAAGTCTTGGCCTGACATCTGCCGTGTGTACTTACCATTATCAGCCTCAGCCTACGCATTGGCGTGAAGAATACCAAGTTTGGCTATTGTCCAAAGAGGATTTTGACAATATCTGTGCTATCGACAACGATGACTGGAAGGACGATTGGGGCTGGTGGCGTCACGCTTATGGTTCTAATCTGGGCGCTGTTGACTGCGCCTATGTTATCAATGGTGAAAAGCTGATGGCGTGGGATGGTCTTCAGCGTAAAGAGTGGTGTCGGGATTGCAGTGATTGCGCCGGCACCGAAAAGGACAAGGACGAATGCTTTCACGACCATCAGTACCCCGACATTCTCATCTATCTTTGCGATGAAATTGGGGCTTCTACCGAGCGCAATGTTTGCGCTTGCACGATTGATCTGGCACGGCAAAACAACCTAACCCTTGCAGAGCTTTTCAAAAAGTATCTGGGATAGGTCGTGTAAAAAAACAGTATCATCCGCACAACAAAACTATCAAATTGGGAGGCAAACGAAAATGCTCATCATTAACCTTTTTGGCGCTCCCGGTGCTGGTAAATCCACCGGAGCTGCCTATGTCTTCTCTCAGTTGAAAGCTGCCGGCGTTAATGCCGAGCTTGTCACCGAGTTCGCCAAAGACAAGGTATGGGAAGGAACAAAGGCCGTTTTCGAGAATCAGGCATACATCTTTGGCAAGCAGTATTTCCGCATCAGCCGGCTTGAGGGCAAGGTCGATGTGGTGATTACCGATTCACCTATCCTGCTTTCTGCGTTCTATAACGACAACGATCACGTGCTGGGTGAAGAGTTCGACAAACTGGTTTTCAAAGTTTTCGATTACTATAACCGCATCGACGTGTTTGTTCATCGGGTGAAACCCTATAACGAAGCAGGACGCTTCCAGACCGAGGAAGAGAGCGATGCAGTCAGCAAAGAAATGCTGCGTTTCTTGGACAAGTTCGGTGTTGACTGTCTGCACATCAACGGCGATTTCGCAGGATATGACAGCCTGGTTGATACCGTACTGGACGCTTTGGCAGCAGACGGCAAGCCTCTTGTCTGCCCGCATCCTTCTGATTCGGCAGAGGCGCTAACAATTAAGGTGCGCTATCTCAGCGATAAAATCCAACCATTGGAATATATCGACGGCAAGTCTGACTGGGTTGACCTTCGGGCAGCTGAGGATGTTGAGCTGAAGGCTGGTGAGTTCAAGCTGATCCCCCTGGGAATTGCTATGCAGCTTCCCAAGGGTTATGAAGCAATCGTAGCCCCTCGCAGCTCAACCTATAAGAATTTCGGTATTCGTCAAACCAACAGCATCGGCGTAATCGACGAGACTTACTGTGGTGACAACGACCAGTGGTATTTCCCCGCCCGTGCAGACCGCCATACCGTTATTCATGTCGGCGATCGTATCTGTCAGTTTCGCATTGAGAAGCACCAGCCCCAGCTGTTTTTCGAGCCGGTCGATACGCTGGGCAACGCTGATCGAGGCGGTATCGGGTCTACTGGGAAGAGGTGAGTAACGTGCCTCAGCAGAAATATGTGAGGGGTTCTTTCCTTCTTGAGGAAAACGTTGACGATTCCAAAGTCTACTACGAGCAGCACAAGGCTAAGGTAGATGAAGTTATAGCCTGGGCTAACCAGTTACACATCTATGTAGCTTTTGGCCTTTCAGCAGATCACACTTATCTGTGCGAATACGAAGTTTACGGCCAGACCACACGGATGTGTAAGGGCGTTGCCTCTGAATTGAAAGCTATGCTTAAACCTGAGTGGAAAGGCATTCGCATGGGATACCAGGTTGAGGGGCATACGCTTCAATAAGGAGAGCTAAAACGTGAATGAAACGCCAATTTCACCCACATCTAAATGGTGTGATAATCAGTCCGTAGACGAGATGGGCAAAGTAATCTGCTTGGCTCATCTCGCCGAGGCCAGAGTTCCAGACTGTCCATACAAAAGTAAGGAGGAGCGAGCGAGTGCCAAATATCCTTGCTCCGACTATGAAGAGGTGAGAACATGAAAGGTCTATTCCGAAAACGCGGAGGCGGTAAAACGACCGCCTTAGTTTACACATCAGCGATAACTGGATATCCGATTGTCGTACCAACTACCATCAGCAAGCGTTACGTAAAAGACGTGGCACGGCGGGCAGGTGTATCTATCCCTGAACCGATTGTTATGTCTGAGGATACCAGAGGCCGTCGAATTGGTGGTGTACTCATTGACAACGCCGAAGAAATTATCCGGGCGTATGCTACAGAGCATTTCAATGCCCCGGTCATAGCCTATACCATAACGGTAGACGGGGATGGTGATAGCGCATGAGCCTCCTCCCTAATACGGTCGTCAATGGCAACTGCTTGGAAGTCATGAAGGAAATTGATGATGCGAGCATTGACATGATCCTTTGTGATTTGCCTTATGGGGCGACTCAGAACTCATGGGACTCGGTTATCCCGCCTGCTCCGCTCTGGGAGCAGTATGAGCGGATTATCAAACCGAACGGTGCGATCCTGCTGTTCGGCCAGGATAAATTTACCGCTACCATGATGCTCTCTAACCCTAAGCTACACCGCTACAATATCATCTGGGACAAGGTGCTAAAGAGCGGATTTCTCAACGCCAAGAAAATGCCGCTTAGAGAGCACGAGGATATTATGGTATTCTACAAATCTCCGCCGCCGTATCATCCGCAAATGACAGTTGGCGAGAAAAACCACACCAAGGGCAAGGCCGTAGGGAAACAGGCGGAAGACGTTCATTCTAACCGGAGCTATGGCAACTATACATTGGTAGAGTCGCCAGACGGTAACATGAAGTACCCAGCGTCAATTTGGTGCTTCCCTAAACCCCACCCGTCCGTAGCGCTCCACGCCACTGAAAAACCTGTTGATCTGTTGCGCTACGCAATCCGTACTTACACTGACAGGAATGCAATCGTCCTGGATAACTGTTGCGGCACCGGATCTACTCTCATTGCTGCCAAGCTGGAAGGACGCAGATACATTGGGATTGACAATGGCGTGTGTGATAAAAAGAAAAGCCCTTACTATGGAATGCCTTGGGCGCAAGTAGCTCAAATCAGATTGGAGGCGATCGACCATGAACCTGCCGATGAACCTGAACGACATCGACCTTTGGGAGAAGGAACTACTGAAGGGGTTTGCACTCCCTCTGGGGTTTCTGCCTGAAATCGGTGAAGTAGTGAACATTCTCGAACCGTTCAAAAGACTGACTATTTTTGAACCGGTCGAAAAAGACGGAGAGACAACCGAAAAGAAAGTCACTGTAGGTATCATATACCGCTCCGATGGCTTATATGCTTGGGATAACAGCAGAGCTATACCCAACGAGTATGACGAGGCTATCAAATGGAGTCCAGCCAGCCAGCTCCCGGAATATGCCATTCGGCGTAAGGCTATTGTCACCAAGTTCGAGTACAAGCCACTTCGATCCTTTACCGCTGATGACATCAAACTTCTTCGGTTGGACTATGCTTCACAAGATGATCCCCAGCTTCTTATGGAGGAATATCTGCCCATCAAGAACTTTGAGTTGTTGTATGGCTGGTGGAAGCAGCACTATAAAGCGACCCTGAAAGACTGCGACAATCCACAGGCCATTATCCTCCATCTTGCTTCAACAAACTGACAACAAACTTCATTAGCAACAAAGAAAATCACGGCTTCCCTCTTGACAAATTGGGAGGCCGTGATTATACTATGTATATAGCAACAAAGTAAATTATTCTATCCTTATAGGAGGACTGTCAAATGAAAGTAGCTATGGTAAAGCATAAGCCCTATGGCAAGGTGTTCTGGTTCGAGATCCCTGAGCACTTTGTAGGCAAACTTCAGCCCGGATTTCGCGTGGCCTGTAATACAGCGCGTGGTCGGCGGTATGGCACCGTAGTGGCTGCGGATCTTGACGAGCAGGATGTGAAAGAGGTTATGTTGGCCTCCGGCGCTACCTTCCCGCTCTCCACAATCGAAGCCACCACCCAGAAGGTACTGATGAGCACCATCAAGATTCCGGGATATATGGCCCGCACAAAGCCCAGCGATGAGAAGATCGCAAAGCGTTTTCTGGAGTTCTATCATACCGGCCAGTTCAATACCAATGTTGCCCTGGACGATAACGCCGTCTTGATTGACGGCTATTCCGCCTATCTGGTAGCGCAAAAAGTTGGTCTCACGTTCCTCCCTGCAATCTACAAGGAGGTCTGAGGTATGCTCGGATTTGTAAAACCTACAAGAAAGGTCGTCAACATTGAAGACGCCTTTGAAGAGCTGATTGGGAAGAAACTCATAAAGGATCTCCATGACAATGAGGAGATTTGCCCTGTTTGTCATGGTACCGGCCTCCGTATCGAAGATAATCCTTATGGGTTGTCTGACGACCCCGATAAGAGAGCCGGCCAATTCCCCTACAAGCACCAGTCTATCCGGTTCTGCCCGAACTGTTATAACGGTGTTGTACGTTTTTGCCCCGACTGTGGAAAGCAGATTCCGAGATACCGAACACTTTGCGACTGCGACGCCGTTGTGCAGCGCCGCCAGCAGGAAGAAAACCGCAAAGAAAAAGAACGGCTCGAAAAAGCAGAAAAGCACGAGCCGAATGCGCTCGGATCATTATTTACAATGGCACAAAGCGACTTTTACTCTCACAACGAAGGATATTTCAGCTGTTGGGAGGATTTCTTTGATAGCTGGAATGAAGATCGTGAAGAGTTCACGGGAAAGCCGCTGTACGTATGGGGAACCGAAGAGGTAGAGATGAGTTTCGATGCTTCAAGCATCGTATCCAATGCCTGTGAGGATATGTATGAAGATGCTTATGATGACATTGGAGCAGACGCTGTTGCTGAGATGCAGCGCTACCTCAACGAATGGAAAGAGAAATATGGGCGCACGTCCTATTTGCTGACTACCAAGCACGCTATCCGTATTCCTTGGGAGGAGATGAAATAACAATGGCAAAGAAAAACGACAGTCTGGGCGACCGCATGAAAGGCTATGAGGGTGTTTCTCGCAACTTCTTAACCCGCCGTGTGCCCGCAATCATCCGACTTGACGGCAAGGCGTTCCACACCTTCACGAAGGGCATGGAAAAGCCTTTCGATCTCGTACTGACTCAGGCTATGCAGGAGACGATGAAGCATCTCTGTGAGAACATCCAGGGCTGTGTGCTTGGTTATACTCAGTCCGATGAGATCACTCTGGTGCTGACAGACTATGCTACTATCCAGACCGACGCCTGGTTTGGATATAACATTCAGAAAATGTGCAGCGTTTCGGCGTCGATGGCAACTATGGCATTTAACAGGGAGTTTGAACGTATCGCTGAGGATTGGTTTCACGACAATGGCCCGTATTGGAAATCTATCGGTGTCGATGTTGACGTCGATCTTACCATATATAAACGGTACAATGCCTACCAGAAAAAGATGTTCACTGCCATGTTCGACTCCCGCGTTTTCTCTGTCCCAAAAGAAGAGGTCTGTAACTGTCTGATCTGGCGGCAGCAGGACGCAACCCGAAACAGCATTGAGGCCGTAGGTCAGGCCAATTTTAGCCATCACGAGCTGCATAAAAAGACCTGCAACATGATTCAGGAAATGCTTTGGTCTCAGCGAGGCATTAACTGGAACGATTTCCTCACAGAGCTGAAGCGTGGTTCCTGCTGCATTAAACGGCAGTTTGAAGAAACCATCGACGATCCTCGCAACCCCGACCAGAAAATTACCGTATGCCGTAACAGATGGATTATCGACCACGAAATTCCCATCTTCACTCAGGATCGGGAATATATCGAAAGGTTGATTTAAGGAGGCCATAAAAATGTCCCATATCTATGAGAATGATACGAAGCCCATTCTGAGCGACCCTCCGTATCTGTTGCAATTCATTTTGTCCGTGGTGCTGTCTGTGCTCTGTGGAGCGACCATCATGTTCATGTGGAACTGGTTTGTTGTCCCGCTCGGGCTTCCCATGATTGGCCTGGTACAAGCGCTGGGGCTTGATACGCTCATCACATTCATTGTGACCACCAGAGTCAATACCACCCCCCCCGATCCATTCTGGGATCGTTGGATCACTGCTATCACCTATGCGCTTCTCACATTGTTCGCCGGGTGGCTGCTCCATTTCTTCATGTAACCCAGGAGGATGTCATAATGGATACACAAATGGTATTGACCCACACGGGTAAAATCTACTTCAACCGATCGCTCGGTTTGGAGTTTCTTACCGTGGGTGACTACGGCAAAGAAAACAACATCAAAGCCGATTTCCTCGGCTTAACCAAAAAGATTGAGGGCGTTCAGCACCACGACGTTGACCTTATGGACAAGTGGGTTGCAACTATCAGCAGCCAGAAGGGATGCCCCATGAAGTGTACCTTCTGCGATGTTCATAAATACGGCTTCTTCGGAAATGCCTCTCTACCTGATCTGGAATATCAGATCCGCTACATCATTGAACATGAGGATATCCGTTTTACTAACCGTTTCAATGTCCATTACGCTCGCATGGGCGAGCCGACTTGGAATCCTGCGGTGCTGGATTTTACTGAGTCTCGATTGGACGACCTGGTTAAAGAGTGTGGTCTTCACGCTGTCACCATCCATCCCGTAGTTTCCACCATGATGCCTCGCAGCAATAACGACCTCTCCAGCTATTTGAAGCACTGGTGCGAAATCAAGAATACCCAGCGGCATGGTGAAGCTGGACTGCAACTTAGTATCAACAGCACTTCAGATGACCAGCGGGAAGCTCAGTTCGCCGGCAAATCTCTGAGCCTGAGAGAAATCGCTAATATCGCCAGCGAATTGCCTATGCCGGTTGGCAGAAAGTACACGTTGAACTTTGCTGTAACCGAAGCAACGATTTTGGACGCCAAAGTGCTCGACTCCCTCTTTGACCGCGATAAGTTTATCGTCAAGATTACCCCGATCCACCAAACCAAAGCCGCTCTGGAACACAACTACGATATCACTACCAGCTACGACGATTACAGTGTCTACGACAAATTCGAGCAGCCCTTACTTGATTTGGGCTGGGACGTAATCGTGTTTGTTCCCAGCAAGGAAGAAGATTCCGACCGCATTACCTGCGGCAACGCTCTTATTAGCGAGGTATAACACAATGACTGAACAAGAAAAACTAATCAATGTTGATCTGTATGGTGACGGTAGCCGTGACTCGCGGCTTCGCGCAGAGTACATTTATTGCGATCATGCCGATGTGTGTTCGGTATACAAGGAAGGAAAATGCTTCCGTAAAACGACACTATTTGGCGTTCGTTGTGAATTTGGCCGCATAGCCTGTGTTGATGGCGGCACAAAGAAAACCAAGATGTACGGTCGTGTTTATAGCGAGGCCAAAGACTCTGAGCGATACCATAAGCTCTCTTACCCCAACAACACCTACATCGCAAAAATCGGCGACGGTGCTTTTCTCGCGCCGCCCTATGTCAGAATCGAACGCGGCCCGGATTCCAGGCTATTCTGTCATAATCCTGGGTTCGGTTGCAATCGTCTCTTTGTCTCTATTGACGAGCTGACGCCAGACAATATCAATCGAATTTGCACCTACCATCCGCGTGCTATGCTTGGTGGAGAGATTGAGAGCTATCAAACAGAAACCATCCCGATCTTTCTCCACCAGTTGTCCAAATTATTCCCAGAGCAGTATAGCGCTTTCATCAAGGCGTTCCCAGATTATGAGCTGAAGGCTCCTGATTATCGTGGGAAATATGCGAAGCTGTCAACCTGCAATCGTGAGCTAACCTATCGTGACGCTCATGGCAACTCTTTCCGTTTTGACGGCGATGAGTTGGTATGTGACAAGTATCGGATTGGTGGGTTCATGCCGTTCTCATCCTCTGGTTACGCACAAATGCGTATTCCGGTAACAGATGATATGCAGGTAAAAATTACCGACAGCAACCAAGTCACGGATCAAACCGTTCTTATGTAATCATAAACCCTTAGTTAGCAACAAAGTAAATCAATCATAGGTAGCAAAAATGAAAACCCATACTCTCAAATTCAAAGGATATCATGGGCGACCCAAAAAGATTGCTGAGATCCGTGATCTGAACGAAGCAGGCCAGCCCAAATCCGACCAGGATATTTTGGATGAGGCGTTTTTGCTGATTCATGCGTTCTGTGCCGAGCGCAATTTCAAAATCTATTACACCCGTACTTGGAATCACAATGGCGTCACCATTTTTGATGTAGGAAGCCATACTGAGTTCTTTCATCTTACCCCAGCGGTCAGTCTCTACGCGGACACCGCTTCATCAGAAAGGAGTAAACAAAATGGCTAAGGTTTCAACCAGAACCCCGCCGCTCATTTCCCTTTATTTCTGCCAAGAAAGAGGCGACCCTGACTATGGGTCTTGCCTCTGGGCAGTTTTTAACTTCGATCTCGAACGATATGAGCTATCCATTACATCCGACTGTGGGAACTACGCCTACGGTTGGGTTCCTACCCACAAAAGCGAGAGCTTTATGCACCTCATGGCAAGGTTGGACTCCGGCTATCTGCTGGATAAGCTTGCCAGCCCGTGCGTTATCAATGAAGAAGCCACCTTTGAGGCTGTAAAAGAACTCATGGAGGCTTGGGGCGTTGATTTCTCAGAGACAGATCGTTGGGGAGATCCCGTATTCGACATGGACGAAATCAAAGACTGTTGCTATCAGAGCAACGAGCGAGATGTCCACGATGCCTTAGAGCGAAAGTTTGAGGGCACATCTATGGAAACCTGTGACGACTACGATCTCTGGGGCTGTATTCAAAAGGACTTCACGACCAACGCCAAGAAGATCGTGCAAGTATTTATGGATCATATTCGCCCCATGTGCAAGAAACTCTCCCTAAGTGATGTTCAAATAGCGGAGGCCGACAAAGACGGACGGCTGGTGGCGCTGCCGTCTGACAAAGCGTTGACCAATGCAGACCGTATGCGAGCTGCGACAAATCAGCAGTTGGCGAAACTGTTATACGATAACCAAAAAGAGTTTTGCAGGTTAATGTACAAAAATCTTGGGTTTGAAGATGAATTGACTTTTTCTGAGGATTACTCGGACATCTTAGCTTGGTTAAATGCACCAGCGGAGATGGGAGTAGTACAGGATAAGGATGAATGACTATGAAATACAACTTTGATGCAGGAGACTATGTTGAAACCAAAGGTGGTTCCAAAGGTTATATCAGCAATCCCAAAACCATGTGGTGGACGTGTACGTGCGAAGGATCAGATGGCTATAATGAGGGTTTTCTTACACCGTTGCTGGTTTGGAAAAAAATAATCTGGCATTTTTTTATAATCGCATCGGAAGTTATGATTTTACCAAAAAGAATATCCCCAATCGGATTAAACCTCTGGACAGAGAATACACCAAATCCTTCTGTTTTCACAAAATAAACACACAGAATATCCAAGAATCTTTTATTGTTGATCTCGGCGTTATTTCCAACAAAATCAACGAACTCATTGCTGCTGTCAATGAACTGAGGGAGAACCATGAGTAAAATCAAATTGTTGTCAAAACTTGACCTTGCGGTAATCGAAAAAAATAACGGCAAAAAACGATGCCAAGCGGTATTTACCCCTAAACGTTTTATGCCTCTGCTTGATTATGACAAAGTATTGGACAAGCTGAATGAGCTTGTTGAAGCTGTAAACCGATTGGAGGAAAAGATGGCAAAAGCCGATCATGATGATCGAGGAGAATAACCATGAGAGCAACAAAGCAATTCAATAACGTAGACACCCAGAGCAAAATCACAATCAACACTGACGAGCTTCAGGCCATGTTGAGTTGTGGCCGGTATTCTGCCATACAGATTGGCGAGGCTGCTGAGGCTCGTATCCAGATCGGGAAGCGAATCTTCTGGAATGTCGAAAAAATCAAAAGCTACATCAACTCTATTTCTGTATAGGAGACTGCCGTATGAACACTTACCTGACCATCATGGTAACGATCTTAGTTCTTACTCAGATTGTCCGTATCATTCAAAACACCATTCAGCTTCGCCGGCAGTATAAGCTGTTTCAGGCTCAACTCGGACAGCTGGATGACATCACCCAAGAGGATCTTGATATGCAACGCAGAGCATATCGTTTGATCGTAGATCACTTTGAACGCAAGGGGAGTGAGGCGTAATGACCAAAAAAGAAGCCATTCATTTCCTCTATCAAATTGCCGATGAGATACAGTCATTCCTTGACAAAACCTCACCCCCCAAAGGGCAATGGACTTCTCACAAACGCCTCGAAGCATTAAGTATGGCAATTTCCGCCTTATACGATCTGTTCCAGGCCGAAGAAGACGGCAGGCTAATCATCCCGCCTTGTAAAGTAGGAGATACGGTATGGGTTATCACTGGCACAGCAATAAAGCTCTGTACCGTAGATCGCATTCATATTTTGGGGAACGGGCAAGTGCAAATAAGGGCGAAATACTTTGTCACAGATAATATCTACCTGTATCCCGATATGTTTGGGAAAACTGTGTTTCTAACTTGCGCCGAAGCGGAAGCTGCCATAGAAGCACGGAAGGGAGGCAAAGAGTAATGACCAACTATGAAAACTTAAAAGCCGCAGCGCAAAGTCTGGGCGACTTCTGTGACAACCACGAAGACTGTGACGGCTGCACATTGAGCGCACTGTGCGAGTGTATGCCGGCAGCTCTCCCGAAGTTGATAAATGCGATTGCCGAGAACAAAGAGAAAAGCGGGGGCAAGAAATGAAACGAGTATTTGCGATCCTTCTGACAGCAATGTTGCTAACCGGGTGTACTTCGGAAAATGTACGTGCGATACAGAGCAGCAGTACAAACATCACGATTACGACATACAACAACTATTCAGTTCAAGGATATACCATCCGAGAAATAGAGGACGGCTATGTGGTAACGGTGGAGGTGAATCCAAAATGACCATGGAAGAGGCTATCCAACAGTTGGATGGGGCCGAAATGATGCTCTTAAACCGCGAGTTCATTCAGTTCAATCAGGCTATCATTATTGCAATCTCAGCCCTCCGTACCCAACAGAAGCAGGAGAACGAATGTGCAAAGTGTAGCGGCATTGTGTATCGTCAAACAGACAGCGGGAAAATCATTCCAGTTGGTCAACGGTGTGGCGCAAAAATTACACCTCCCTGCTACGTGCCGGATGGAGATGGATGTGCTTATCAAATCTATGGAGACAACGACGATGAGCCAATAGGCCGTTGTAAATCTTGCCCATTGTGCCAAAGCGATAAAATCAGACATAAACAAGAGTCTGTACACAATGATCCTCTGGTGCTTGATGAGCTACGACAGATGCGCGGTGAACCTGTATGGTGTAAAGAGTTAGAATGCTACGGCATTGTGAAGATGGAGAAAGTCGGAAGCTGGGCGAACGAGCTATTTTTGGTTGGAACATGGCATAATGGCGATGCCGCCGTAAACTTTGAGTACGACATCAAATCACGCGGTCTTACGCTTTACCGACATAAGCCGGAGGAGGGGGCGGTATGAGCAAGCCCATGAGCGAGCAAATGCAGAAATTGGCGGCTCGATACGAAAAGGCGACTGGTAAGAAGTTCAATGCGAAAACGAATGCACAGAAAATCCGTTCCATGACAGACGAGGAGCTGGCAGAATTGTTTGAAGAACTTTGCTACGACAGCATGGCGCATCGTGCCAAATATTGGCTACACTGGCTCCAGCAGCCAGCGGAGGAGGAACCGAAATGAACTTTAAGCAGTTTATCCGGTGGAGATTGGTTTGCTTTGTTCAAACTCACATCAGGCATTGCCAGGAATGCCTTGGCAGTAATGGGCACTGCCAAGAGTGTAACGACTGGCACCACTTATTCCGCAGAGACTGGCAACGGACGTATTGGAGAAGGAAGTGCTGATCATGAGCAATAATGCGAACTGCATTACCTGTAGGCATAAAAAGGACTTCTTAGTTCCGTGCGATTGGTTGAAAAACCAAAGAGCAGTGATTATGCCGCCCTGCCCAAGATACGAGTCCGAAGAGGAGGATACCGATGCCCGAATTAAACTTAAAGCCATTACCTTGCCCATTTTGCGGTAGCACAAAGCTGAAAGTCGATCAGAAAGCAAGCAGTAATACGAAGTGGAACCCCGAAACAGGGAGATGCGATAAACTGGTCGTCGTTACAGTTCGTTGCAACAAATGCCACACGAGAGGCCCGACAGTCTCTATGTACGCAGGGTGGTATGATCGGCCTGTCCAGACTTTGAATAATGCTGCTATCGAAGCCTGGAATCGCCGCGCCAGAGAAGAGAAGCAAATTGATGTAGTCTTTTGCCGGGAGTGCAAGCTACAAGGCAACTGTTTCGCAGAAGATCATTTTAGTTTTGCTGGGATTAAAGATCCGTTCTGCTGTGTAGGAAAGCGGAAAGAAGGTGCCGACAATGAGCATTAACGACACAATCTGGCTTGGATTTACCTTGCCTAATTTGAAACCGTGCTATGGGAAGTGCAATCTTTGCATTTGGAAATACAACGGCGGATGCTCTGAATGGAACGGGTGGGGCACTAATTAGAAAATGCAAAAAAAAGAGCGTAGGTGAAAACCCTACGCTCTTATAGCTTTAGACTTCTTCACCGTTATCATTACTAATGAACCGGCCTTCAAAATGACAATCCATAGCGTCGGCAATTTCTATCAATTCTCTCTCGCTGAAATTGTCTCGCTTCAACTTGCCGCTGAGATTTTGAGAGGTACATCCGAGTCGAGAGGATAACTCTTTCAGGTTCATATTACGCTTGATCAGTGCAATCCGAATTTTCTCAGCCATTGGCATAATAGCACCTCCCAACTTTTAATTTCATTGTAAACCGAACAACTACGAAAATCAATAGAAAATTTCAAGAGTAAGTAAATGATGATTTTCTTCTTGACACAGGTAATCACTCAAGATATTATGTAACTGGAGAATTACCACCCATACAAAAGCAAGGAGGAGATAGTATGGCTGGATTAAAACGAACGGACAACAAAGGCCGTATCCTTAAAGACGGCGAGTCCCAGAGAAAAGACGGGTCGTACCGATATCGTTACACTGATGCTGACGGCATCCGTCATGACGTGTATAGTAAGCGGCTCGTTCCCACCGACCGCGTTCCTCCGGGCTGTAAAGACGACCTTAGTCTGAGAGAAAAGGAACGCAAAATCAACCGTGATCTGGAAGACGGTATCAAGGCTGCGGTCGAAAACAAGGCTACGCTCAATGATCTGTTCGAGCTGTATATGGCAAACAAGCCCGAGCTGAAAGATACCACTCGTAGCAATTACCTCTATATGTATAACAAGTATGTGAGGAATGATATTGGCAAGAAAAAGATAGCCAGTATCAAATATTCAGATGTCAAGGCTTTCTATAACAAGCTCATCAAAGAGAAGGGCTTTAAGCCTAACTCTATGGAAATTATTCACACTATCATTCACCCCGTATTTACTCTGGCCGTCCGTGATAACTACATCCGTATCAACCCGGCTACCGGAGCGATGGCGGAAATCAAAAAGAGCCACAACTGGGAGAAGCCAAAGCGTCACGCACTGACCATCGCGGAGCAGACGGCATTTATTGACTATATGAGAAATCACAAAGTTTATAATCATTGGCTCCCTTTGTTCACTGTTTTGCTTGGTACTGGATGCCGTATCGGTGAAGCCATTGGCCTGCGCTGGGAAGACTGCGACTTTGACGAAGGGATCATCAGTATCAACCACAATATGGTCTACCGAAAGTATGAGGAAGACGAAAAGGCGCGTTTCCATATCGTAACACCAAAAACAAGCGCCGGCGTCCGTATTGTGCCTATGTTATCAGAGGTCAAAGCCGCTCTGCAGTCAGAATGGGAAACACAAAAGATAGTCGGGTTCAATGAGTCTGTTGTTGACGGGTATACTGGCTTCATCTTCCAAAACCGCTACGGCGATCCTCTCTCTCCTCATAGTGTCAACCGAGCTATTGACCGTATTTGTGCCGCCTACATCGAAGATGAAACGGTGCTGGCCGATCAAGAGGGGCGAGATCCTGTATTGATTCGTCATTTTTCTGCTCATAATCTGCGTCATACTTTCTGTACGCGGTTTTGTGAAAACGAGCGGAATATCAAAGTCATTCAGGAAATCATGGGTCATGCTGATATTGAAACTACCATGAACATCTATGCCGAAGCTACGAAGGAAAAGAAGAAGGAATCTTTCTCCAACCTCGAAGGAAAAATCAAGATCTCTTGAGGAGGATTTCAATGGGAAAGCTGATAGATCTTACCGACCGCACATTCGATATGCTGACCGTTATAAAAAGGGTTGAGGACAGAAAACCAGGCCGTCCTATGTGGTTGTGCCGGTGTGAGTGCGGCAATACCGTTGTCGTGTCCTCTACAAATCTGCTACGAACCAATGGTACAAAATCATGCGGCTGTCTTCGGCATACTCCCTCTCCCACCCTCATTGATTTGAGGGGCAAAACATTTGGCAAGTTGAAAGTAATAGAGAAAGACCCAGACTCAAAACCAGGTAAAACGAAATGGATTTGCGAATGCAAATGCGGAAATATCGTGTCTGTCCTCTCCGATAGTCTCCGCAATGGAAAAACCAGATCCTGCGGTTGCACCCGATCTCAGATCAAGCATGACCTTACAAATCAGACGTTCGGCTTTCTTAAAGTAATCGAGCCGGTAAAAAACGAAAGGATCAAAGGTAATGAAACTCGCTGGAAATGCCTCTGCCAGAATTGTGGGCGCACCGTTGAGGTTAGCAGCTATTGGTTGAGGCATAGCGATCCCTATGGACACTGTAAATGTACCAGATTTAACAAACCTTTGTAAAAGCCATTTACAACCCCTCTGAGCGCTTCAAATCTTAAAGGTGAAACTACCCTCGAACAATTTAATCGCCGCTCCTGCGTTGCCCAGCGGCTCCGCTGGCAAAAAAATAGGGTACAGAAATCCGTCGAGGAAATCTGTACCCTTGTTTTATAAAAAAATAGGGAGCCAGCATTAAGCCAGCTCCCATAGAAGGTTTTACTTGTGACGATATTCTTTACACTTCGTTTCCAACAATACGAAGTCATTACACCTTTTCGCCAACGGTGTCTTGTCACCATTTATTTGCTTATGCTTATATAAAGCAGCTGCGTTCTTTCTGATTTTCTCTTGAATTGATTTAATGAACCGATATTCTGCCAAAAGAAGTGACCTATATGACGGGTCTCTTACCTGGTTAAAATTCACATATCGGCACTCCGAAATAGGAACGGGGAACATATTATTCAAATTGATTACAGCATAATCCTCAACCTTTAGGAAATCAAGCCCTTCCTTCATCTTTCTATGCTTTGGTTTGAATGAGGAAAGCGGGGCAAAATAGTCAAAGCCATTGATCTGTAAAACTACCCCTATGTACTTTCGTTCATTAGCTTGTCCCTTTTGACGATTATGAAAAAGGTGTGGCGCATATGGAACCAAGTAGTCAATATACGCTGCATCAATTTCATAAATCTTTATGCTTTCCATATTCCCTCCATTCAAACAGAAAGGGCGGGCACGAAGCCCGCCCTCCTGTTACAATCGCATTCTGAGTAGCGAAACACTCACTTGTAACTTTCTTGATCATAGAGTCAAGAGAAACTCACTCGATAACTTTCTCACTTAGGGCTGAGATACACCCCTGTTAAGAGTATTTCTACTCCTAAGTATATTATAAGTGCTTCACCCGAATTTGTCAAGTAGTAAAGTCTGCCACATAATGAGCCATCCAGTCAGGCATCTTCGCACGGAAGGTATCTGGCAACTTTTATTGTCGAGAGGCAAAACGATTTTGTCAAACAAGAGTATGGCAACTACTCCACACTCTTCACCAAGCATCGCTTGGGTGATCTTGCCGATCTAAAATTGTTTTTGAAATAAGAGGCTCTTCCAACCCTCCATATTTCAACTTCTCAACCCGCGTAATTTTGCTGGGGTAACTCTGGGGTTTTGAAATGAAATGGGGTAAAGCTGGGGTAAAATGAAAATCGCTTCTCAAATACTACAACTTTTCACTCTTAAAACAGTCGTTTTTCCTTGTTTTTAACCCATTTCAGAACATTTTTCAAGTATTACTCTCCGAGCGGCTTCATCGTCGGGAATATTATCTCGGTATCATCGTAACTTCTCATAAGTTCTTATAACCCTTGTGTCACAACGTTTTGAGGACTTTTACAATAACGTAAGTTCTCATAAATTCTTATAACTTTTCGGTCAATTGGTGTCAAAACTGGTGTCAAACCCAGCTTAGGACACTCTGATTTTTCCTTCAAGATTTGCGAAGCTGGACATCTTCTTTTCCTTGGTCGCTTCGTTGTAGACATCCATCGTTGTCTCGATGTTTCGATGCCCCATAATCTCTTGGATTACCTTTAGGTTTGTTTCGTTCTCGCAAAGGCGAGTACAGAATGTGTGTCTGAGATTGTGTGCGCTGAAGTGTGGAAGTAAAACTGGTTCTCGGTGTTCTTGTTCTGCACGCTCTGTTTCCTCGGCATTGCAGTCACGAATAATTCTCTCAAGCGCTCTATTGATGACGTGTGGATTTAGCATCTCTCCGAACCGGTTCTTAAAAATGAAGTTCGTGTATCCATCAACCTCGCACTCGTTGAAGCCTTCCTCCATATGTTTCAATCGAATCTGGAGTAAAGCTGCTCGCACGTCAGAAAACATTGGAATGATTCGCGTGCCAGCCCGTGTCTTCGGAGTAGTGATGTGGAGCTCCATCTTCCCGCTTTCTTGTTGACGATATATCAAATTATGGTTAATGTCAATAATATTCTGCGTGAAATCGCAATCTTCCCATCTCAATCCGAGGATTTCTCCTATGCGTGCGCCTGTCCCAAGCATGACCGTAAACAGCGGCATCCAGTGTTTGTACGTTTTCGAACTGGAAACAAAATCGAGGAACCTATTCTGCTGTGTCTCTGTCAACGCATGACGCTTTGGCTTCTCCCAGTTATGACTCTTCTTGATTTCTGCAATCACACCATCGGTAGGGTTTGTTCTTATGAACCCATCCCTCACTGCTACATTAAAGACCGGATGAAGAATCGTATGAATTATCTCCATACTGTTTGGCTTAAATCCAATATCTTTAATGAGGTGGATGTAAAACCGCTTGATATCGCTATACTTGATGTCGGCAATGTTTTTCGCGCCTATTTCGTCCTGTACATACTTCCTGTACATATACTTATAGTTGGTTCTTGTAGATGCTTTAAGCTCATACTTGGTCTCAATGTAGGCATCATAAAAGCTGTTCAGCGTCATCCTGTACGCCGTATGGGAGCTGATGCCGTCATCAATATCCCTTTGGATTCGTTTTATCTGAGTCCTTAATGGTTCTGTGCTACGCTTACCATCAGGCGCTTTATCTGACTCTACAAGCTTCCAGCTATAAATCGCTCGGCGTACTCCACCAGAATCAGTATAGCGGTACATATACTTCCCGTCGCTTCTCTGCACCTCACCTTCTCTCAGAACTCTGCCTTTGTTGTCTTTTCTTTTTTCAGGCATGGCTACTCCTTTTTGTCTGAAAATGAATATCAACATGGCATTCTCAATATACCATAGTCTGGATTCACTTTCAAGTTAGATGTCATATAAGGTTGAGTTGGTCAACAAACCGCTCGAATTTTGTACGTTTAATCTGTGGGCGTGTGCCATTCCAAAGAACAAAATCAGCGTCTTTGTTTTCGCTGACAATCTTACGCAGCTTAGTTTCTCCGATGCGGAAGTATTGTGATGCCTCCTGAATTGTCAGTGTGTACCTTTCCCAAAATGGGATTTGCAGGGTGTTAATAATCTCGCCTCCTCGTGCGCTGCGCGTATGTAAAAAAGAAAGGGCTGGCAGTGAAGCCAGCCCCATGTCTACCTCTTGAGTAATAAGGAACCTAATCAACGATACTGATTACTATGTAAGCAATGACTACGATAATAACCGGAATCCAGACAGGCGCAAGTACCCACCACCAGCTCCAGTCAATCACGCCAATCAGCTTTAGAACGATAAAAACTACGGCGAGTACATCGCACAATCCAAGACCTTTCGAAGATGAGTCTTTCATGTGTGGTTCCTCTTACGCCTTGCTGTCCGTGGAGCCCATACCGCCGTTTCTGACGCCGGTTGTATCATCGGAGTATGTAATCCCATACGGAATGAAGATTGCCTGCATAAAGCCGTTACCGGCTTCAACGTGCACAATCTTTTGACTCTTGCTGTCGTTTGTAATCTTGGCGAAGATGTGCCCCTCGTTGTCGGAGAAGTAATAATCGCTGTCGATAACGCCCATCGTATTGTCAAACTGCATACGGAACTTGAAGCCCAGACCACTACGCGGCAGGCAACCGAGCCACCAGCCCTCGTCAATCTTCACTCTGATACCGGTGGGAATCTTCATTGTTTCGCCGGGGCGCATCTCAAATGTAAACGGTGCCTTAAAGTCATAACCGGCGGAGCCAGTCGTTGCTCTGCTGGGGAGTGCAATTTCCTCCCACATCTTTTTAAGGTCATCTTCGATTGCAGGCGGCAATTCCTGCCCCCTATAGAATTCATCTTTCATCGCGTCACTGAACTGTTCAAAGCTGACCTTTTCAAATTCTCCAACTCTCTGCATTGTGTCCTCCTTAGCTATTTGTTTTGCAAGTACAAGATGGCTCACCCCACCAAGGCTTAACCGTTTCTTGGTAGGTTTGGAATGGTGGAAAATACATGGTATCGTCATCCTCGGTCGTTTCAGTGACCGTTTCTCTCACGACTTTTCCGTCCGCATCGTACTCGCGGACAGTTTCTTTGATTGTGCGTTTAATCATATGTCCTCCTTATTTTCGTTCGGACGTTTTACTCTGTTTTTGTATAGAGACCGCAGTGGCAGGTTCCACTTGCCATCTCTCTGAATTCCTTACACATACACTTTGTATCCTCGTTCTTTTCGAGGGAGCATGGGCAGAAGCCATTATTGTCTTTCAATGCTTTGCGCATATCGTTAACGAACTCTTTGTCTGGATTGATGTTGATTTTCATTGATGTCTTCTCCAATATGTTTAACTGTCGAACCGCTCTGCGTATTGATTATCAGAAGCGAGCTCGACGCCAAGCACTTCATCAAATATGTGCTTTTGGTTTGGGATGTATCGTCCGAACTTCACAATCACATTTCCATAAGTGGCAAGCTGTTGAATCCATTCAGGGACTTCTTCAAAGTAGTAACCAGTATAAATGACAACGTCGTCTTTGCACTGGAATTGACCGCGAAGAACCTCAAGAAACGAACACAGCTCATCAAATTGTTCAAGCGGTTCAAGCCCACCAAACACGATTGATTCCGTAAGCGGATTATTCAGATACCGGAGGCACAGTTGTTCGTCGTCAATACTGATGGGGGCGCTTGCACGCCACCCATCATTTTGACAGACCGACAACGGGATACCTGCTTCAATACAGCATTTACCGCCACAAGAAATCGTTCCAATGAACATCGCTGGCTTTTTATAATTAGTGAAGTCTTCATCCACAATTGTCTTTACTCTCATTCGCTCATAGCCTCCGCATAGCTGTACCACTGTCTTGTGTTAAACTCACGGAAACGGTCTTTGGAGTAAGCCCTTGATGGGACGAGATACCCAACAATGCGCTGATATGTATCAAAGACAGGCTCACCGCATACCGGGCAATGGTCAGTGCCAACAAAGCCGTGATGGTTCTTGCACTCGTTGATACGGGTGTTGAACGCAAAGTAAATCACGCCAGCCTGAGCAATCTTGTTCAGCATCTTCCACGCTGTTTCCGTATTCGGGAAGTTGGATTCCAAATTGATGTGCGCGATGCTGCCGCCAGAACACTTTTCATCAAGGATTGAGCTGAGGCGGAGCTTCTCCTGAATGGTGCATTTCGCAGACAGCGGAATCCACTGGTTCGAGTAGATGAACTTGTCATTGTGGTCGTACAGAACGTTGTCTTTCTGGCACAGGATAACTGCCGCACGCTCTGCAGGAACACTCTCGATGTTGAAAGAGTAAGCATCGGTGAAGTTGTCCTTGACCTCATTCAGTACCTCAAAGATTTTGCTTGCAAAAGCGATGCCTTCATCGGTGTAACTGATGTAACCAAACTCATCCGTCTTGGTGTAACCAAATGCCTCGATGACTTCATACAGACCAAGGATACCCATTGTGCAGTATTGCTTGTCCATCTCGACCGCGCCATCCTGATAGTTGGGGAGCAACCCCTTCTCAACGTTTCTCTGGATGATATGGCGTACAGTATCGAGTGTCTTACAACACAGCAACGCACGCTTTTTGAGCAGAGCAAGATACTTTTTCTCGTCGCACTCAGTTTCCAACGCAATCCGCATGAGGTTGATTGTGTTGACCTTTACAGAACCGATGGAGAGCGCTGTACCGCCAATCGAGTTGATGAACGCATTGAGTTTTGAGGTATCAGACAGCAGGCGGCAACAGTTACTCAGCGTGTTTACATCGCCGCTGATGAAGAAGTTACTGTCATTCCACGTTACATTGTGGTCGGAACACCATCTGGCGAACTCTTCATCGACGAATTTGCCGTCACGGTAAAGCAAACTGTATGTCAGCACTGGGAACGTAAACATATTCTCGCTTCTGATTTGCGAAACGACCTCCATAAAGAGCTTTTGATGCTCAATCAGCTCTTCAACACAGTCAATTACATATGTTCCGTCAGGATATTGCACGCCGCCGAACAACGCCTCAATGTAATTCCGGTCAAAAATTGACACATTAACAAAAGCAGTCTGGTCGATGCGCATAAACGGCTGGTTCAGGCGGTAGATAAACTTCTGGAAGCACTGCTTGATGTAGTATTCTGGGTTCTTAATGAAGTGACCACTCTCACAGTCCTTTTTCCAGAAGTAATACGTCCAGATAAGGACGTTGGGGATGCCTACAGCACCGGAACTACGATTGCTCATGTAGCTGATATACTCAATTACGTCATCCATGAACGTTGTGAGGTGCTTTGGAGCCTGATTATTGTAGTTTTTGAGGAAGAAAAGACCCTCGGTTGCCAGTCTGGTCAGGTCATAGGCATAGCAGTACGGCAGATATGTAGAAGTAGACGCATCATGCAGATAAAACCCGCCGTTATACTCTGTTTCAAGCCATTCACGGGCTGTTTTCAGGTTGTAGCGCTTCTTCATCTCATAGAAAATCTTGTTGAAAGCGAACAGCTTATCCAGAGACTTTCCCTTTTCGTTCAGCAGGCTGCGGATATCCTTATTTGACGCATTGGCATTTGCGTCAATGGTTACATCCGCCACATTTTTGTCAACAAACCCATCGATAAAATCAGAAAAGTTAATCTGAGTGTCGTGGAATCCATTGAGGAAATCAAAGTCTGTTCCATACTTTTCTTTCAGCGCCGACATCGTGCGCTCAAAATCCGTGGTTAATTTGAAGTTGATGTTCATTATTAAATCCTCCCTCTGTGGTACTGCTCGCCCGGACTTGTTTTGGATTTTATCGGAGGATTGATGCCATCGCACCACCACTTAAATCCAAACGAGGGATGCTCATCGCCTCGTCTTCCTTGTAAAGGTTTTACCGTCTTATGGTGCTCAGACATCTTTTTCTTTGCCTCATCGCTATGTGAACGACCAAACATGGGGTTCTTTTCTCCGTGATGACCTCCGTTTTGAGCTATGCTGTTACTTTGCTGTAATCTGGACGCTTCTGTCCTGCGATTGCCGTAGTTGGGATTATCCTCTCCATATCGATGGATTCCAAACATCGGGTTATTTGCTCCAGACACATCGATATTGAACCCACCGATTCCGCCGTCCTTCATGTTATAACCAGTGTTTTTGTCCTGTGAGTTCAATTGTTTTATCCAGAACTTTTCTTGGAGTATAAGTTTTTCTTCACTTTCACACCATTCAAGTACCACATTGCTAAAGTTCTCCACGCCATACTTTGCAACCGCACGTTTTAGCGCAACTCCAGACCCGATATAGGAATCATCCTTTTGGTCGTCTCTAACCCGGTGCATACCAACATATATTTTCCCGTTGAGTAGGTTCGTGGTAAGGTAAATGTAACCAACATATTGTCTGTCTACGTTATTCATTTCACAGAACGCTCCTTATTGTTGGTTCACCCAGTCATTTGCTGTCGAGAAGTCAAGTAATTTATTGTTCACACTAAGAACGGGCACCTGACTGATTCCAAGTGACAGCATCTCATCCACAGAATTGTTCTCTGTGTACTTGATACCCTTTTCTTCCAGCTTCTTTTTCAGAACCTTGCACTTTGGACATCCTGTTGAGTACAAAGTAATTGCCATTGGCACCTCCTTCCAACCTTTAAGGTCGTCTTCCTCTGCAAGAAGCGTAATTGCTGAATAAACCTCAGCCCATGTTTCTACACGGAGCATCCCATTGGCTTCTGCATCATATTTTTTATTGTGTTGCGCAGTCATAAGGATTTTGAAATAGTTCCCACCCTCAAGATTGTGCGTACCATCATCGATGAGAACATCACCATTCACAAGCTGCTTGTGGGAAGTGATAATGACATCGTTCCACGTTAGGAACGGGAAGTATTTGAATAACACCCGTTCCATTTTTGATGCGAGCGTATGGTAGTTCGATGTGGTTACAATCAAGACCTTATGCCCATCTGCAATAAGCTTTTGCAAAGTTTCTGATGCACCATCAATTGGTTTAACACAATCCCAGAAATCATCCTCGAACAGTGGTGCGTACACCTGTTCATTCGTGAGCGTCGGGAATGCTTTAGAAATATCCCAACCGGTGATGTCTGTCAGCTTTGTAGTCGTCCCGTGTCGTGCATTTAAGTAATCAACCCAAGCACTCGCCAGTGACTCAATCGTGTCATCCATGTCAACCAAGATTGTCAGATGCTTCATTTAACCTCCTTACAGTTCATCAATCGTCATTTGGTGAGAACCAAGGTATTCGACCAACCAATCGATGACATTTCTTTTCAGGTCAGTCATTGACCCGTTATTCGTTATGTAATAATCTGGCTCAACATCGTCGAGCGCTGTCTCAGAAGGGTGTGCTTGCTGCTCTGGGGTGAGAGGACTCTTAAAGTTTTTTCTGACAACACGCAAATTAACTGTGTCCAATCCAGCTTCTTTGAGATAATCAATCTCATTTGGGAATCGGCAATCAGGAATCAGCACATAGTCCCACTCATTTGGGAATAGCTCCAAAATTGATGTAACAAACCCTACCCAATAGTCAGGGCGTTTCTGCCGAATGATGTCTGTCCCGACATATTGAAGAATATGCCGACCAGCATCATCTTTCTGTCCGTCCCATCCAAAGAACTGCTTGCAAATATATTTGAGCAGGTCTGCGTAATGGGTAATCAAGACTTTATATCCGTCTGCTTCTAAAGCCGCTTTAAGCAATCCAGCAGTGGTGTCTTTACCGTTTTGCGCTTTACCAGAAATCGTAATGACTTTCACCTGTCAACCTCCTTTGTGTTGCTTCGCATACTTTCGGAATTTGTCTATGGCTTGTCGAACATTCATTGGCGAATCTGGCGGTCGCCACTTGTGTTCGCCGCCGTAGTATAGCTCTCTGACCTTGCAAAATGCCGCAACCACAGGCTTGTCTGTATCATCCACTTTGTGTTCACAAACAATTGCAACTGCCTTCTTACCAGCCTTTGTAAAGTCATCGACCATTCTTTGGATAGCAAGTCGTTGCCCGTATGGTACTCTTGCATCCTTGTGTTTTACTTCGAGGAGTATGTATTCTGAGTCGTGATACTCAATTAGCCCATCGATATCCGTAGGGTATATCCCGTTATCAAGTTCAAGCCCTTTGAAATCGATGAGTTGTTTCATACGTTTGGGGTTCAGTATCTTGCTTTTCATAAGACCTCCAAATTCAAGCAGGTCTTGGTCGGTTGTCGTCATTGCCGAATAGCAATACAGCCGCAAGAATCACAACGGCAACCGAAAGCGCCCCATTCATTGTTTGCGCGGCATCATACCGCAGGTCTTTTTCTCTGAGCAAAAACCCATGAGCTTGCATTTGGGCATGAAGTAGTGGTCTACGATGTATTTCCATTCCTCCGAATAGTTCCCCAAAGCATCGCATACATCGTTGAATAGCCCCCTGTATTCATGGTAGGCTCGATTGCACATTCTCTGATGCGACATATCCATCAGGTTACGCATATTGTGCTTACACACAATTTTCGTCTCCATGCCAAGCGGAAGCCCTAATGCTGAGTCCTCACGAGGAACACCAATAGTGTCGAGGCTCTCTAAGTATGATTTGATATGTTCCATCAAATCTTCATAGACTTCTTTCGCTTCTGGATTACCTTCGATGCTTGGCGGCGTAACATATCCAAAACCATGTTCATAGTCGATATATCGCGTACTCGCCTGAAGGCGTGTGGGCAGACCGCCGATATGGGTGTACCACTCACGGATGACCCGTGCCGAATACTCTTCAAGAGTCAAATACACATCAGGGAACTCAAATGTTCTCCCATGTCCGCTCTCAAGACAGTCAATGCCTCTGAGATAATTCTTCTCATCATTACTGGTATTTGCTCCCCAGCAGATACCAGCCTCTACACCAATCATCGTGATTGGCTTTTTGTATGTATAATCTTGAACAATTACTTTCCCCATTCGTTACTTAACCTCCGTAAAGTTCTGGGTAACTGCTATAAAACAAATAGGTATAGCCGTAATAGCTGCTGTACAGTTCAAGATAAACGCCGCTACCTTGTACTCCACCAGACTGGAATACGACTGACGGTTCATTCAAAACACGTTCGCCACTTAAAAGGCGGGCTGCTGCTTCAACGCAGGGTTCAAACGGAGTCAGGTTTTTGAAATAGTCTGTATTCGCGTTAGCATATTGTCCCTCTGCGTGAATGACCTCTTTGATTGTGTCTGGAAATTCTGGCGAGTCAGCTCTGTTGATAACCACCTCGCCAACAGCCAGCTTCCACTCAAAGGGCAAACGCTTGTCGCCACATTCTGCCGTGATAATCTTTGATAGCTCAAGCAAGTCTTCAAAGAAAACCTTTGTCACGTTTAAGCCGAGCACACCGATTTTCTTGTTTCTGGCTTTCTCTGCAACCACGCCCGCTTCATATTCACCGTTTAAGCAACTCTGCTTCATTATGCTGAGATAATCAATATCATCAGAGAAGCCGTCTACTCCCTCCGTGTGGCGCACTGCCTCCTCTTCTGGCTCCTCAATTGTCTGGTTTGCGTCTGTCGCTGTGATAGCGGTTTCCAACGCATCGACTTCCGTTTTCTCCTCAATGGTCAACAGCGTTTCTTGTCTGGCAGATGCGCTACTGCATCCGCAGATTGAAACGCACATCATAGATACCAGCAAGAAGATAGTGAAAATTTTTCGCATTGTTCTACCTCTCTACTGCCTACGAAAAAAGAGCTCCAGAGTGTTTTACTCTGGGCTCTTCCACATAGTATGTTTAGCCTCTTACTTTTCTTATGCGTGCTGGAGAGTTTCTTTAATGGCAAAACTGCCAAGGAACTCATCCAACATTTTTGTATCGCCGGGATTCAGCGGTTCTTCTGCCCGTGGTGCTCTCGGACGTGCCGCTCTCTGTGCTCGCACCGGTCGTGTGGGTTCAGTAGCAGCGACCGGAACAGCACCGAACCAATCAACTGTCGCACGACCAGTGACATTCCAATCAAGCTGCGGTGTCGTTACCGGTGTCGTTACTCCTACGAGGTCTTCCATTGCAAGGTCTACAAGCGGGAGGTCAATCGGAATCCCATCGACAAACAACTGCCCATCTCTATAGTTCATTTCTACTGGACGCGCAGCATTAACTGCTGCAGCAGTTACCGTCTCCGCCGCATTTGTCTCATTGATGGCATCAACAGCGGTATTTGTTACGGTTACATTGGCTGTTGCCCTTGTACCATTCCCAAAACTGACGGTTAACCCCATGTCCCGGAAGCAAATCGGTTCTCTGCTCTCAAGCTGGAACAGTCTGTTCTCATCGCCGACAACGATAATGTCATTTACCTCCATACCGTTGTAATACTCCATTCCGAGCATAGCCGGTTTGAGAATATCGCTGTACCCCTGCTCATTGACAATGCCAATTCTGTACCCACGATAAATACCGTGGTCAGTATTGCGAACATCAAACGTGACACCTGCGTGTTCAGAGAGGAATCTATAAACGTCTCTCGTTACAATCAACGCAATTTCGCATCCTCCACCCGTATAGGCTCGTACTCGCGCTGCTTTCTGAAGAGCCTCCTCCAAAGCATTGTTGAACTCTGCTCTCGTCACTCGTCATCGACCTCCTCAATTGGAGACACATTACACTCGCTTACGAGCTTGTCGAAGCAGTCACAGCAAAGCTGCAAATCAACATTGTCTCCGTCATGGATACTGCCGTATCCGATATGTTGTCTATGTATAGAGAAATCTTCCTGCAGGTCAAAGAGGTCAAGCTCCTTGCCGCAATAATTGCAGACACGTTTGTCTGACAAGTTTCGCACCTCCTATGCACTTATAAAATCTGTGTTTTATATCACCCTTACTGCTGAAGCAGCAGGTTTGATTTTGAAACCGCTGAGGAAGTCGTCCAGTTCCTCACCGCCATATGTTCCATCGGTAAACCGCAATGGCTGTTCACAGCGTTCAATCTCAGACAGGATGACCGTGTTCAAGTCACTTAGGTATAGGATGCGGTTAAATGTGCGCCCCTTGAAATTTTGCGTGTCATATGCGCTAATGAAATACATAGCGGATGATTTCTTCGTGTTTAGAATGGAGTATGTATTAGAGAAGGACGCTACGTCAAATCCTCTTTGCATTACCCACCCCGGAAGATTCCCCAACTCTATTTCCCTCCAAAGAGTCTCAACCAGCTCTTTGGTATTACGCATATTATCAAGTACGACACACACTGAAACATTCTCTTGTTGAGAGCAGAACAATAGTGCTTCTGCCAATGTGTCTCCGGTTAACACTTCCATGTTTTCACCTCCAATTACAGAACCTTGTCATACGCTGTCAGCTTGAAATACTCACCATCGCGCTGGTAGCCTTTACAGTAAATAATGTCACCGACTTTAACCGGCTCTTTCTTAAACTCACGATTGAATAACGTGAACCTACTTTCCTTGCCGCTACCGATTGATTTTGTGAAGACGCTGTAAGCAAATTGCTCACCATCTCTTCTCCGAACCAGTGGCTTCATATCTGTTATGTATAGCTTGCGTCTGTCCGCTTCATTGCCAGACACATATCCGATATAGCCCATCACGTCATAGAAGTTACGGACTTTGATAATATCGCTGAGGTCATCCATGCCAACTGCTTTTACTGCATCTTCTGCACCACGCAAAATCGACATCACGTCAAGAAGCGTATAGCTCTTAGCTTCGCCACCAGACTTTGTAACACCAACTGCGTATCGTTTCACGATTTCTTCGAGCGGCGTTCCATCAACCTCAGACTTTTTGATTTGCTTTGCCTGACCTCTCTTGAAGGTATTGAAGAACAGGTCAACCATCCGAAGCAACTCGCGCTGGTTACCGAAATCAGAGAAGAAATCCAGCTTAATCAGAATATCAAGCTGCCTTGAGTTAATACTCGTTTTTTCATCGAGGTCTTTCAACAAATCCATAAAACAGGAATACTTGTTTTTTGCTGCAAGGTTGTACAGTTCATCGGCAAGACCAGCACTCATATACTTGATTGACGTGAGACCCTTGGCGATGATTTTCCGCTCTCTATCGAAGAAGTATTCACCTCTGGACAACCCCCATTTAGGCAACGTAACCCGAATACCGACCTTATGGGCATAGCTTGTAATGTCAGCAGTCTTGTCCATATTGTCCCCGAAGATATTCAATGCTGCTGTTAAGAACTCCAATGGGTAATAGTAGCGCAAATATCCGCAGATATAACCGATGGACGAATAAGCGTCTGAGTGGTTCCACGAGAAGCCATACGCTGATGCATCCAGAATGATTTGCAGGAACGGCTTAATAACCTCTTCGCAACGCTCTGCACTCATCTTGTACGCCTTTGAGCAATAAGCCACAAAGCGTTCTTCAATCTCCGGCAAGAGTTTTTCTGTTCCTTTTTTCTTGGCAATCGCTCGGCGGACGTTGTCTGATTCCGCGCTTGAGTAGCCGCAGAACTTAACCAAGAACTGCATAATGGTTTCCTGCATTGCGATTCGTCCTGCCTCTGGAGCAAGGAACTCATTCAGTGCGTCAAAGCCGTTATCGTAAAACTCGCCTTTGGCTACACTATCACGGAAGCTGGCACACGCAGGTCGGAGCAAGCCGTTACCAAACGACATCCACTTTAGCATTGAGAAATTCGGAATCTTTGACCGAGCAATATCGAGCGTAGCATCGGACATGAACTGCTTTAGATAATGCTGTGCGCTGTCAGACTCCCATTGGAAGATAAGCGTCGTATCGTCTCGGATACTTCTCCACACATTCATATCCTCCATATCAGTGTTGTCTGGCGTCAAGCGCTCAATCCCAAGCATTTTACAGGTATCGTTGATGACACCGATATTATCCAAGCCAAGGATGTCAAGCTTGACATACATCAAGTCGTCCAGCTCTTTCATGTTAATCATGGATACCGGATACTCGGATGTAGAGATACTGCACAGACCAACTGTTTGGTCAATAGGTAGGTCACTGATAAGGACTCCACTCGGGTGTGTACCGATGGAGACGATTGTTCCATTAACGATGTCTACATACTTGAAGACATCTGGGTACTTCTTTCGGATAGCATCTTCATGGAGCTCCGCTTCTTTGCAGATGTGGTTCGCCACTTGAAGATAGTTCATGTCTGCGCGGTCTTTATAGAGAGCGCGGCAAACATCGCGGATTGCGCCTTTGAGTGCAATGGTGTTAAAGGTAATAATTTCTGCTGAACGAATACTCGGCAGATTCATCTTATCTTTAAGCAAGAACCGCTTAATTGTTTCTCTGTCCTTGCCAGAATAGTCCGTGTCAATATCAGCGTTTGTAACACGGGACGGATTCATAAAGCGGAAGAAGTTCAAACCATACCTCATACTGTCCATCTGCGTAATCCCCAAGAGATACGCAATCATGCTACCTGAAACTGAGCCACGACCGTAGCCACACTGGATACCGTTTTGCTTTTCCCACTCACGCAAGTAAGTTTGGAGCAGCATAAAGTCAATTGATTTCGTTGCCTTATAAACATCGAACTCTTCATCAATAGTTTTCTGCAACTCTTCCTTTGTGTGATGCTTGAGTGCATATGGATGGTTCTCAACTGCTGTCTGAATCTTGTCACGGAACGTCTTCTCCGGTTCAGAGTAGATATGTGGGTACTTTGTACCTCTATCTAATTCAAACGGTTCTACCATATCTGCCATCACATTGGTGTTTTCAATGGCTTGCATATATTCTGCTTCTGGAAGCGACCCTTGCTCTCTATATGCAGCAACTAACTCGTCGTAAGTCTTAAACTTTAAGTCCCAACGTTCTTCACCATCAAACGTAATGTTTTTAGATGCCTGTAAGATACTTCTTCCTTTTTCATGCTCTGCATTGAGGACGTGCGTATCAGTTCCTGCAATCAAAGGGACACCGGTACTCTTGCTAAGCAATAACAGTTTTTCATTGTAGGTGACCTGCTTCTCATCCATGTGGTGACCGACTTCCAAAAAACAGCGGTGCTTATTTCGTTCAAGAAAATCCAGATAATACTGCTGAACCTGTTCGTCACCTTTTCCGAGAACGCCACCGACACAAGCCGTAGTGATGATAATGTTGTCAGATGTCGCAAACAATTCGTTGAACGTGATTCGTGGGACGTAGTAAAAGTGGTTGTCGGTTCTACAGAAACTCTTAGACACAAGGCTGTTGAGTTCTAAGAACCCATCGTAGTTCTTCGCAAGCAAGACACAGTGGTAGTTGTCTCTGATTTTTTCGTCGATGTTAAGCGTAAGATATGCCTCGATGCCGTGGATATACTTCATTCCAGCAGCTTCGATAGCACTTTTCTTGTGCCACCACTCAAAAACAGAGCCATGCTCCGTAAACGCCATTGCTTTCATGCCACACTCTTTGGCACGCTCTATGTATTCGCCGTACTTTGTAACGGAGTCAATGTTGGTAACACCGTTTGAAAGGTCACTATGCAAGTGGTATAGGGTGTATTGATTGCTCATCGCCATGACAGCCTCCCGTCGTAGAGTTTTTCCCAAGTGTCTTGACCTCTATCGACAGGACTGTCCTTATCGCCAAGCAAATCTTCCTTGTCCCAAATGTATTCAACGTTGACAAACTGCTTTAACCGCTTGATATTGTGGTCGTCCCTGATGCAAACATCCTTGTCAAGGGCGAAAACCACCCTGCACCCAAGGGAGACCAGCAGTTTCATCTGATTCGGATTAAGATGCGATGTCAAAATCGCACCAGTGTTGTGTATCCCATATGTATCTGCGAGTAAAACTGACTTACATCCTTCGAAAAGAATGATTTCTCCCTTTTCCCTGATGCCTTCCATGTTTTCTGCAAGACCATAAATAGTTTTCAGCTCACCCCACGCCATAAAGTAGGTGTATTTACGCAAACCTTTTTCTTTCCATGCCGGGTCAAGCGTTCTACCACCTACATTTACGATTTTTCCATCTGGATTCCGTATTGGATAGACCAATCTATCCGAAAAGCTGTCGTAGTACACTTCAAACTTGTCGAGCGAGCCTTTGGATATGCCCTCGCGCTCCCAAACAGCTAATTTGTCCGGTTTTTTTTCGTACCGTTCCATATAATCGTCTGGGAGCACAGTTGATTTTGACTGCTTCTGCACTTTTTTCGGCGGCATAAACCTCTTGGCGACCTCAACTGTCGCCAATTTCTTTCTGGTGACCACATTACCATCGACTCCGCTGTAATTCTTCAGTTTTTCGATAGCTTCGGCATAACCACACTTGTCGTAATACCGAATGAATGTCAGTACGTTACCGCCGATACCCGATGAAAAGTCGTAAAATGAGTTTGTTTCCTTACGAACGGAGAAGGAGGGGGTTTTCTCATCTTTGAATGGCGACAATGCCCAATATTCTCCGTTCTTTTCTGTGAACTCTGTATATTGCGAGATGTATTCAAGGATATCGACTGATTCAATCAGCTCAGATAGCTCCACCCCACCCCCTCCTTCCGTATTTTATTTAATTATGTTGACAGGTTAAAAAGGTGTCTGTGGAATATGCTGTTTCGCCTGTTCATAGAGGATGTGATTTCCATCGAACAGCAAATCTATGTATTCGTCCTGCGTCATCTGCATACCATTACGGTTTACAGTTACACGGAGTTTTTTGTTGCCGCACTCGGCACCATCGGCTTCGATTTCCTCTGGCGTTTTATCGGAAATCATTGCAATGGTTGATGCGTTACGAGCAATTTTTGCACTATCGGCAAGCTTACCGGTAATCGTTGCTTGAGCGGCGCCAATACCAGCAATATTCATCTCACCACAAATCTGATTCTTCACCATATCTACAAATCTGCCAAGCTCTTGATAGCTGTCAAACGCATCGCCCTCGCCTTTACCCTTGAAGTAATCAACAATAAGAACATCAAGCCCTTGCGTATGTTTCACCTTATTCACAGCCGTAAAAATACTCTGTTGGTCAAACATTGGGATATAGATATGGGTGAACTTGCGCGTTTTTAACCATTCCTTTGCATCCAGAATACGCTTTTCCTCTTCGTCGCTATAATTGCCAGATGTCAATCGCTTGTACTCAATACCAGATAGGTGTGCCAAGATTCTTGATGTAAACAGTCGCGTATTTAGCTCACTGTCCAGATAGAGGACTGCGTAATCCTGCTTCAGCAAGTCAACTGCACAATTCAAAAGCATCATACTCTTGCCCTGTTTTTGCTCTGCGCCAAAGATGAACAGTTCTCCACGCTCAATGGTCGCATAATCGTTCAATGCAGGAAACTTAAAGGGAATGCCTGCGTATCCAGCGCCTTGCCTGCCTTTGATTTCTTCCCAGCATTTATCTACGACATCTTTGTATGGTGGGACTTCGTTTGTTGCTGAGAACTCCATCATCACATCATCCAGCATCTTGTAGATTTTCTGTTCGATGTTTTCTTCGGACGGCTGAGTGCAAAGCTTCTGGCACTCTTTGAGTTGCTGAAAAGTATCCCGCCTAAAAGCCGCATCCATAACATTGTTGACAAGCAGCTTGTACTCTTCAACAGTATTTCGAGCAATGCTGTCACTGTTGTCCATCAATGTATAGAGCTGGTCGATGCTGAGCTCATCTGCAAAACGCCTTGTCGCTTCTTTCGCAGACAGCGCTTGGATAATGTTATACGGGTCAATCGTCGTAATCCCGTCTCGTGCAAGAGAACAAATCGCCTGATAGATATAGCGGTTCTCCTCGTTAGTGAAATGGTTTGGCAACAGTTGCTCTGAGTAATATGAGAACTCCGGGTGATGAATCAGCGTAGCGATAATGCCAGCTTCGCTCTCAACCCTTGCCATATCTTCACTTGCCCTAATAATTCATCACCTCTTTCTCATCAACTCGTAATACTCACACATATCCTGCATTTCACACAGGTGTGTGCATTTGAAAAACTCTACTGATGGTTTGAAATCTGATTCCTCACGAATCTTTCCGATGCTCTTCGCAAGCCATTCTTTAGATTCGGCGTATGCCTGTTCCTTAAATGGCTCTATGATAAACAGCTTATCTCTAAAGCAGTTGAAGCAAAGACTCTTTGGCGTCTTACCATATTCTTCTTCAACTGCCGCAGAGTAGATATAAAGCTGCCTTAAATAAGCATCCAACTCTTCGTCAGCCTTAGTTGGTTTTGCTCTGCTGCTTCGTGGTTTCAAAATCCTCGACTTGTTGTCTACGACATATAGGTCACCATCTTTTTCCCCAAGGAAGTCTATGTAACCAACAAATGGGATACCGTTTACTACGAAGTCAACTTTCTTTTCGACACCAACCATGCCATACGGGAATGGCTGAAGTGCTTTAAGATATTGCAAGCCGCCAGTAAAGTAACTACTGAACACCTTCCTGTTTGGAGCACGTCCCACAACTTCAGTTTTGAAGCCTTGCAAGTACATATCGACAATCTGCCTTGGCGTTTTTTCACCTTTGTGATACAACTCAATAAGCTTATGCATAAAAGTACCATAGCTTGAAAAGAACATATCCTTACCATGAAACTTCTTTATGTACTTCAAGTACCACCTATACGGGCAATCCTCAAAAGCCTTTATTCGTGAGTAGCTCCACACCATGTCATCAATGAGTGGTGCGTAGTTTACTTCTCCCATAGGCGATTACCTTAGAATGGCAACCGGCTATCATCAATTTCGCCATCATCAACCGTAGGCTGAGGGTCTGTGGTTTGAGAGCTACTCTCGTCGCCCTCAACTTCAAAGGAGAACATCTTGAAGTTGGTGTACGTCACCTTTTTCTCCTTGTCGTACTTTGTCGTGACATCAACGTCTCCAAGCTTAATGCGCTCGCCCTCTTTCAGACAAGCAGCTTTCTTTGCCGCCGCAGTCCCAATGGCAAGAACAAAACCGGAAAAGTCTTGCTCGTACTCATTGGTCTGCTTGTTCTTTCTGCTGACCGACAACCGAACCTTTGTGCTCGTGTCGCTCATGGGAGTTACTTCCCAAATTTTTGCATAGGCACCTGTACGAAAACCCATAGTGTATCACTCCTCAATCTTAAACGTTTCCTTGAAATCCGACAGAAGTTTTCCTGCCAACACGGACTCTGTAATTGCAAAGTAGTTGCCGCCCTTTGCGTACTTGGATACAAACTTTTTAACATCGTCTGTTTTATCCTTATGCACACTGAGATACTCTTTCAGTGTCTCATCAAAACTCTGAATGATTTGCTCGGCAATCATTTTGTCCTCTGCTGTTTCCGCCGCTCTCTGCTTGCTACGGAATGCATCAGGGTCTGCATCAGGTGTAGCAATATTGAAGAACTTGAGCAGGAAATAACGATTCGAATATGTCAAACCAGAGCCAAATGCCTGAGAAGCATCTCCCTGTTGCCCAACAAGCGCCCACTCAACATCGATACGCTCTTCCGGGTTGTCGTTATCAACCCAAGACCACATCATATCCGCGCTAACCAAGACCTCGTTGTTGTTTTCTTCATAGATATCACCCTTGCCGGTAGTCTTGGTCTTTTTGTATGTATAGGGGGACACAATTGTGCTGCCCTGCTTGATGTTCGGAATCAGAGACAGACCATACTTGTCCATAAATACCGAGATTTTTGCGAGAATCTCATCCTCGGAAACATACTTGTAACCGTAGCCACTCTTGTTCTTCTGGATGACCTCCACTTGCTTTCTGATTCTGGCAAGTTTCTGATAAATGTTCATCTGTTCTGCCATTTCACCCCTCCATTAAATATGTCGCTCCCATGTCGGCAAGATGCAACAGGAGCGCCAGTTTGCTACGCTCAAAAATCTTACCAATGAAAGCGTTACCACCTTTTACTGCGGTGTCCCAACCGCCCATGTGGGCACGAATTGCCAAGATTTCTTCTGGCTCAAGGCGAATGAAATTCTGAAGGATGATAATAGACTTATCTGCGTGTTCTCCACAGGGAAATTTTTCATCAACCTCATAAACCTCTTTTTTATACCACTGCCCAGTCTCTTCATCTTTGACATTCCGAAAGCCCTTTTTGTAGTAGTTGACTTTACAAAGGTCATGCATCAAAGAAACAATTGCGATTGTTTCCTCGCTATAGGTGCCTTGTAGTCCGGCTGCCTCGATTCCGATTTTCAAACAATCATAAACATTAAGAGAGTGTTGCAAAAGCCCACCCTCATAGCATCCATGATACCTTGTCGAAGCCGGTGCCACGAAGAAATCAGAATGTTCGAGCCAGTCCAGTAAAGAATCCGAACCCTCTCGCGTAACTGTTTCCTTGTAGACCGCGAGGAATCTTTCCTTTAATTCGCTCAATGAATCTCCTCCTTAATCAACGCACAACAGCTTGGCGAAGTTCTGCATGATTTTTTCATTCTTGTCGTGAGTGGTGCTGAGGCTGCTGCGAGTATCATTCAACCGCTGCATATATGTATCGATTTCATCCATCGTGGTCTGGATGTCACTGTTGACCGCTTGCAGATTATCAATGGTGTTCTGAACCATCTGAACCGCATATGCGGACTCTTCTGTCAATTCAGCCAGACGCTTTTCCTTTTCCTGCAGCAAGTCCAATGCCTCTTGCTTTGTCTTCTTGAAAGCCATACACTTTCTCCTTTCTTTCCAGATTTATACCTAAGCCGTTCGGCGATGTATGTTATTTAATTATGTTGATATATGTAAAAGAGAGACCCACTTCTGTGGGAATCTCTTCATTCGCTTCGTTAGATTGAAAACGCCAGCTTCCAACGCTGATAATCTTCCATATAATTTTTTTCTATGCGGTTCTGCTTGTGCTCCAACTTGATTCTTCCGTTGAGCACATAAGTTCTGTCAGCGACAAAGTCTGTTGCTGCTTCTGAGAAATCGACCGGAATACCGGCTCGTTCTCTATCGTACATTCTGTAGAATAACCCTGACATCCATACTCTGTAGAAACTAAGTTGTTGCTGGGTGAGTCCATCTTCAATGGCTTTTGCTGATTTCTTAGATAAAATTGAACGAAGTGTCGCGGTCTTTTTTACTGCGCGAATACCACGCATCAAAGTATCGCCAGAAACTCTATCTCGTGTAATCGTTCGAGAGTAATTGGGATTCTTGTAGCAGAAGCTATTGAGTTCTGCTGCTTTATGGAACGCTGGCAGTGCTTCACGATAAAGCGGGACGTGCGTATCTTGATAGACAATTTCCATGTTGGCGAAGTCAATATCAGACGCTCTTACGAGAAGTGTATCATCTTCTTTGATGCCACCAAAAGCCATCCAATAATAACAACGGTAGGTGACATCGATTGTCTCTTCGCTCTCTTTGTCAAAGACCTCATCAAGAACACGTTGAAGATGGAGTGGACTTGAGACCATCTGCCGCCTAACTTTTGCCAACCCCGCCGCCTCAATATTAAGCATCCCATCGCAAGCGTCTGGAACCTTCATGGCAATACACCATTTTACATACTCTTTTAATATCGTGAGAGACATCCACTGGCTTCTGGAGCGCAGTGCAAGTATCTCATCGATAGCTGGCTGCAGTTCTTCTCTGTCTCTTGTACAGAGGTCTGCATTCCACGAAGTTTCATACGGTTCAAACGCTTCGAAAACTGTTGTGGCAACGTTAGCCGTGTTGATACTCTTGGTATAGTCCTTAACGAATCTTGACTTTAACTCCGCATTGTACATAGCGAGCCTCCTACTTAGTATGTAGCATTATGCTGGTACAACAGCGTTTAGGGCTGCGGCTTTCTTCCACACAGCAAGCAGCGCTTCGATGTCCAGATAGGCGATTGCACCCGTCGCCAGCAAGTTTGCTTCGGCAACTTGCTTCATGTGCTCCTCTGACAACGTAGTGATGTACTGCCCGAGGCGTTCTTTAGACATACGCTCTGGGTTTTCGCAAAGAACCATGCTGTCTCTGCGAAGCCCACTATCTGCTGCTTTGATGATAACGTGTGTAGGTTGGTTCGTCTTTTTGAGCGAACTGGTAAGTGGGAGTGCGATGATGTTGGGGCTGTATGCATTCCCCATGTTGTTCTGGAAGACGACGCCCGGACGCCAACCACTCTGTTCGCTGCCACTGCCACCGAACTTCATCAAATACACTTCACCAATCTGCGGAACCCGCTCTTTGTTATTCTGAAAACCCAATATGCTAAACCCCTTAAATACAATTATGTTGATGTTTGGAGTATAGCACGTCCAATATGGCAGAGTCAAGTCAATTATATAAACAACATCAAAAAATATTTAACCGGCTAACAAGGTGTAGGTGATTTCTTGTTCTTTGTCGCTTCTACCTCCACAAAAAACTGTGAAAACAGTTCCAATCACGGTCATTTCAGTGTCTATCTCGACACAACGTACTCGGTCAAAACATAAGGTATTTGCTCCAGATTTCAAGCAAATCATATTGGGGTTCTCGCATATCAACATAACCGGGAATGATAACTTGAATTTGCATGGGTCTGAGACGCAATACCAACTCTGGTTCTCTGTGTAAAAGGAAATCTGCTGAGGCTTATGGTTTTCACAATACTCTTTAAGTTCCTTGACTGAGACTATCTTCTTCATCCTGTAGTAAAAACCTCCATTGATTTACGAGAAATCCCGTGTTATACTACAAGTGAGTCATTGCTGAGTGGTGTCAACGATGACTTCGACCTGTCGTTAACGGGTCGTTGCACGCTGTTATTACGTTGGTGTTCATGGCAGTGTGCGTTTTGTGGTAGCTCGTCTATATTGGCGAGCTACCTTTTTAATTATTGACAGAAACAGTTGTTTGTGTTAATCTGTCAATAGAAACAGTTGTTGCGGTTTTATGCTACCACAAACACAGTGGTCTGTCAACATCAAAACTTGGGCTATTTTTTTGGAGGACTTTAACATGGACTTCGGGCAGAGGCTAAAGAGCCTTCGTGCAGAACGGAACCTCACACAGCAAAATCTTGGAGATGCAGTAGGTGTTTCCACGGTTACAATTCGCGCTTGGGAACGCAACGCTAAGAAACCCGCAATGGATGCGCTGCTTTCTCTCGGGCGGGCTCTCAATATATCGATAGACACGCTACTGGACTTCCATTTGGAGAACACACCAAACTACGCTTTGGTTCTCACTTCTGCCGAAAAAAAACTTTTGTCCAGCTATCAAGCTCTTGACAACTATGGCAAAAAAGCAGTTGACGCAATCTGTGTACTTGAGAAGGAAAGGGTCGATGCCGCTAAAACAATTCGTGTCATTCCAAAGGTCATAGATTTTCAGCAGGTCAACAGCGAGCGATTCATTCCACGCTATACTACTCCATCTGCTGCCGGTAGCTCTGTACCTCTCGACGGGGTTGACTTCGAGATGATTCTTGTTGATAGCTCCGTACCAGAGGAAGCAGACTACGCTGTTTATATCCAAGGTAACAGTATGTACCCATATATACATGATGGTGATATGGTATATGTAAAAAAAGACGCAGAGCTTTCAGTTGGAGATGTTGGCATCTTCTGTGTCGATGGAGCAATGTATTGTAAGCAATACTATCTTGATGATAATAACAATCTGGTTTTGGTTTCTGCAAACCCAGAGCTTCGCCATACAAACATCTTCGTCTCAGCCGACAGCGGACGTTCTGTAAAAGCCTGCGGTAAGGTGCTGCTGAAAGAAAAAATTGACCTTCCAGATTATTTGTTTGAGGATTGAAAAAGTAGGGCTCACGCCCTACTTTTTTATAATTCCCAATGGATATTACCTGCTCCATATTTACCGATTGATGGAACAATAAACTCATTTGGCACCCCATGCTCCTTTATGGCTTTCGCACACCAGATAAGAACATACGCCGTCAATGGAGAGTCTGCTGAGATACCACTTGATATTACACTGGGGCTGTAAGACGCGCTTCTGTCTGCGTCATAGTCCAAAATCTTCCCGCGCTTTGCCATCATAATTCTAAGCGCGTTTTCTGAATTCTTCATACATACTTCTCGCTGGACTTGCTCGTGATACTCTGGCGTCCATCCTGCTTTTGGTTTGCACCACCGTTCTTTTGGAAACAACTCGCAAAGTTGCTTACCGGCGAAGATTCCCTCATATACAGGAGCAACTTCCTTAGAAACTTGTTCTTTATTGTCTGGATTATGGATAAAGCTTTTCAGTCGCTGCTCAAGGCTGCGGTCTGTCACTACACTTTTCCACTCCGAAATTACCTGCTGTTTCTTGTCATACGCCTTTCGAGTGTTCCTCACTGCGTTTTTATCTGACCCAAATTTAATGAGCAAGATAACTCCGAGAATCACAGCAATCACAAGTTCCATAAAGCCACCACTACATCAGCCTAACGCAGACTGGATATGTCCTTTCGCATCATCAATCTTTTCGAGCGCATCACTGAGACTATCAACCGCATCTTCCATACGCTCAAACTTCTCTGTTCCTTGCAAGTTTTCAGGATAGTTATCCATACAGTCTTGCTCACTGTCGCAGACTGTTTCCACAATGGATGCAGCATTGCTCAGCATTTTCAAGGCGTCTCTTAGCCGCCCTCTTCTTTTCTCATTCACTCATACGCTCCCATACATTCGAAATGTTCAACTCAATTTTGATGAACTCTCGACCCTGCTTTGAAAAGCTAAAAGAGTTCAGTTTCGTAATTAGCTTGAAGAACCCGTTGGTTCTTCCCCCGTGAAGCTCAAGCTCATCACACACAATGACAATACGGAGTGTCTTTGTTTTTTCTTCAATATCTGCATGGACACTTTCGCATTCAATTTCAGATACCAACTCATCCACGCCATCACAAATCTCATCGATTTTAGAAAGCATTTCTTCTGAAATCTTATAGTCGCGTCCAAAGACCTTAGAACCATCGCTAATCAACTCCATGACGGAGTCTTTGCAAGTTGTGTACTCCATTCCAGCCTCCTCTTATTCAATCGGTTTAGTGAGACCGTGGAATGTAAATGTCAAACGGACTCGGTTCTTAACCAATGGATAGACCTCCATGTTGTTTGCAAACTCTGCTACTCTCGCAAACCACTCCGGTTTGTCAAAAGCCAGCGTCTCTCCCTCGACACTGATGCTCCCCATCGTTTTGAACGGTGTATTTAATTTGTAGGAAACTTCAACGTCAGAATCCCTTGTAATGTATTTTAGTGCCGCATGAGCAAACTGCATCTGCTGCAGCTTCATCGGATTCAAAACCGTTGTCTTTTCTTCATCTGCTGCGACATCGTCCTTAACGCTATCGATGAACTCATCCATTGCGTTTCGCAGCTCCTCGTCTGACATAAACTTCAAGTCAAAGCCGTTATCCATTTGACCACTCCTTCAATTCAATTCTATCACAAAGATACAGATTATCAAGGCAAATCAACCAAGGTTGCACACAATTTCAACCTCTCCAACTGCATTGTCGCCCAAGATATGTAGCAAAGAATTCGCAATCATGTTGACATCAATTCTCCCGTTAAAGCACAATGAAAAGCGCTTCATATCCATACTCTGTTTGGAAGCTGCTTCGTCCAACTTGGTAGCTGGTACATCTTCTACTTCTACTTCGGCATCTTCATCAGATGTTTTCCCATGCAGCAATTCATCCCACGCATCCTTTTGCGCTGTACTCATAGAGTGACCAACTGGGAACTTGATATTCAGCTTGTTCATTTGGATATGCCGACGAATCGTAAGTGGTTGCACTCCGAACATGGCGGCAAAACTCGTTGCGTTAGCGCCATAGTTTTCCATCATGTGTTTGAGATACTCTTCTTGCATTGAAGCCGTCAGTGCCTTGAAGTCATCCCATGTAATTGGTTGGTTCAAATTAACGGTCACAACTTTCCCATTCCTTTCCTTCCATTGTTTTTGCGTCATGTGGTCTGTTGACATTGAGCATTTCTTGCTCTTGCTTCCGCACTTGCGGTACTTTGCTTGCTGTGCAATACGTTTACGCTGCCAGCAATCATACTCAAAATCAGACATCATTGCGCACACCTCATTCTCTTCGAAACTTCGAACTTATCCTCAAGTTCTTTCGGTGTCCGTGCTTTTCCAAGCTTCTTAAACTCTCCGTCAACAAGCTCATACAGGAAATAAAACTCACGGCTCTCTTTACTGGTAAGAATAAAGCAGAGCTCATGCTCGGCATTATAATATCCAACCCAGACTCTTTCACCTTTGGGGTATTTGGGTTCAGCCAAGAAGCTCCACCGCCCTCTGCATCAAAGCATTGTGTTCGTTTTCTAAAGCACCCGAAATCACTTCATCTAAAAGGCTGTTAAGGATTTCGCCAACACGTTTCCCTTGTTCAATGCCGAGGTTCATAATATCTCTTCCGTTGATTTGCAAGTCTTTTAATGCGAAACACTGCTCCGCTTCTAAAACCTCAGACATAATGGAACCGAGTGCAATGCATCTTTCGATTCTGGACTCCTGTGTACCCTCTGCATGGGCAAGAATATCAGCCATCCGCACATCCAAAAACTGCGAGAACCGACGTTCACCGAGTTTATGCAGCCATTTGCGGACTGTGCGGGGTGTTGGCTCAATCATAGTGTCGTGATAAAGCACGAGTTCAAGAACTTCCTGCTTTGTCTTATTATCGAACCGCAGTCTATCCAAAACTTGTTCTGCAATATCACGGCTTGGTACCCCATGACCGTGGAAGTGCCCACCGTTTTCATCTTCAGTGTAGCATTGTGGCTTTCCGATGTCGTGGAGTAGTAAGGCTACCTTAACAGACACATCGGTACCCTTGTAGTTCGCAACAGCGTGGGCAATATGCTCGTACACAGTGTATTGATGATACTTGTTGTTCTGTTCAAACCCAATGCAAGGCTCCATTTCTGGAATAATCGTCGCAATAACATCTGAGAAATTCAGCAGCACATTTAAGATGCCGTCGCCGAGCAGCATTTTGCAAAGCTCGCCATTGATTCGCTCTGCAGCAATACGTTTTAGCATCCAAGCATCCTTGTGGATGGCAGCGGCTGTCTGTTCTTCGATAGAAAAGCCATAGGTCGCTGCGAATCTCAGCGCTCGCAAAATGCGAAGCGCATCTTCTTCAAAACGCTCATCAGGATTGCCAACACAGCGAATAATCCCTGCTTGTAAATCATCTCTTCCGTGGAAGGGGTCAATCAATCCAGCACTGTTGTACGCCATAGCGTTGATGGTGAAATCCCTGCGAGACAAGTCCTTATAAATGCTCTCGGTAAACTCCACATAATCAGGGTGCCTCCCGTCTGTATAGTTTCCATCAATTCGAAACGTTGTGACCTCATACTTCCCAACAGTGCCCATGTCAGCCGTTACTGTTCCATGCTGCAGTCCAGTATCAATTGTCTTTATGCCACGACGATGCATTAGTTCCTTAACTTCGTCCGGTGTAGCAGAGGTACAGATATCCCAATCTTTTGGTTCTTTCCCAAGCAGACTGTCTCGGACACATCCGCCAACCACATATGCCTCATGGTTTTCATATCGGAGATTCAGCAGAACTGCTCGCGCACCTTTAGGGATAGAAATCCTATGCATCAATCGCCCTCCTGTTTACACTCATAACGAACTCCTCAACTTTCTTCATATCCGGGTTATCTGGGAGGCTCGTGTTTTGCTTTGCATAATTGAGTCGTTTTTCAAAGTCAGAAACCATTTCAAAAAACTCTGGTCTATATGTTCCATCTTCCAGTTGATAGTCACCCTTACGGATACTCATCAGCAGAGGCAGGTCATCACCACGATATGTGACAATATCCTCTTTCTCCAGAATATCCAAGCAGAGAAGGTACAAACGAATAAGATGCATCGCGTGTTTGTTCAAATGCTCATCGTCCTTCTTGTGGTTTCTGTGGTTGAGCTTCTCATACGTCCCGATAACATTCGTCAGGTCGTTGATTACACTATTGAACTCTCTGACCGGATACTTTTTAAGCTGGATATCTGCAAAAATTTCACGGTCTAAATCCTCTCGCGGACTCTCATCTGTATAGAGAACAATGCTGCCGTTTTCAAAAATCGTGTATCGACTCTCAAATGATTTAACGGCGCCTTTCATAGAGTTGAGGATATGTTCCTCTCTTCTTGCCTGTGACAACCTATCTCGCGCAAGAGCATTCTCCAAGCGCCGGAGCTGCTGATTCGCATAACCTCCAAAAGAATGGACTGCTCGTTTGGACAGAAACATTTTTCTGTTGGCAATCATTTCTCTGCCAATGTCTGAGATATAGAAATAGTGCTCTGGCTTACACCCAAGCATTTCAATCGTATTTGGATTACAATTTAAGAGCAGGCTCACCAGCTTATTAAAAGCATAGATTGTCGTATCCGTTTATGTATTAACGACCTGCTCAAAGCTCGTCAGACCAAGCAAATCTGATTCACTGTTCAACGCACACCCTCTTACATCAACATCGGATGTTTCGACGTTCGTTCCATAGGAATAGCTGCCACCAAGCGTAAGAAAGATAATCTTGCGCCCGAGGTGCTCGTTTGTTCTAAGGAAATCATAAGCAGAACCGTTGACCATCTCTTTGATTTGCTCAATCGTCATAACCTTACTCCTTTTCTTCTCTCGCCCTGAGTGCTGAAATGCACCCAGCTAAAATCTGTGCAGCTCTTACGGCTTCATCAGCCGTGTTTTTCTTTGAGAACGAAATTCTGATGGAAGACCGCGCCTCATCTTTGGATAATCCCATTGCAGATAAAACGTGACTTGGTTCTGCTTCGTGACTCCTACACGCAGACCCGGCAGAAACACAAACTCCCTTGCCGTCCAACATAAGCAAGAGCGTTTCGCCATCAACGCCGTCCATTCTCAAGTTAATTGTCTTTCCGGGTGTAAGAATCGACATACCATTTACATGGACGCAGCTTTCATCACCCGTATCTTTAAGCGCTTCATTCAGCGCCATGAAAAATCGCTGTTTCAATGTTGAAACCCACACCGTATCTTCGTGCAAACTCTTCGATGAAATCTCACAAGCCTTTCCGAATCCTACGATACCAGCAACATTTTCTGTTCCACCCCTCAGCCCGAATTCTTGCTCTGAACCACCATATACAATGGGCGTAAGTTTGGACTTATCCTTTGCGTACAAAGCTCCAATGCCTTTACACCCATGAATCTTATGTGATGACACCGAAAGGAAATCGCAACCGATTTTCACTACATCAATAGGATAGCATCCTGCAGCTTGCACGCAATCTGTGTGGAACAGAATCCCGCGCTTCATGCAAATCGTTCCAATATCTTCGATTGGGTTGATTGCGCCTGTTTCATTGTTCGCAAACATCACAGATACGAGCCCCGTATCTGCCCGTAATGCGTCCTCAATGACAGCAGGAGAGACCCTGCACTCACTGGATACCGGAATATACTCTACATGAAACCCGTCTTTTATAAGCGATTCTGCGGCTCGTAGGACGGAATCATGCTCAACTGCCGATACCAAAACGTGTGTTTTCCCGACACTTTTCAGGTAGTCCTTCAATCCATGAAAGACTAAATTATTTGCCTCACTTCCACCAGATGTAAAAATGATTTGCTCTGGTTCTGCGTTGATTAAAGCTGCCACTTGCGCTCTGGCTTTCTGCACAGCCTCATTCGCAGCTCGTCCAAACTTATAGAGAGTTCCTGCGTTACCGTACTCTGTTGTCAGGTATGGCATCATTGCTTCAAGAACCCGTTCATCCATTTGTGTGGTGGCAGCATTGTCAAGGTAAATCACAAGTGACCACTCCTTTTGTTTTATATGATGCACTAATACCACTCATCAAGCGCCTTTCAAAGCCTTGTGGCACAAGTGATTCAAGCCATCATTTATTTCTAACAGCCTCGTTATGCGAATTTGCCGCAATGATTTCATCAAGCGTCCGAGGCGTGTAGTCCATCCACGGCATCATTGCTCCGACATTAAACATCTGGCAAGGTGTCGTGTACAGTTCCTCCATCAGATACTTGTCATGCTCCATCATGTTCCACTCGAAAGAATTGTGGACGTGTCCATACAAGTGGAAGGAACCGTAAAAGTGATTCTTAAAGCACGGAATTGGGTAATGGCAAAGAATCACTGTTCGACCGCTGTCCTTCACTTCGAGATACTCTGTGACCTTAACAAACTCCCGCAAGAACTTGTTGTCATTGCACCGGTCATGGTTCCCTTTAATCAGGAACTTCTGTCCTTTTAAGGAACTCAAAATAGGGATAGCATCTTGTGCCTTACACCAGAACATATCCCCAAGAACATACACAATATCGCCCGGAGAAACCACTGCATTCCACCGGTCAACCAGTGCTTCGTCCATCTCCAGAAGCGATTTGAACGGACGGTTATCAAAGGCAATCACGTTTGCATGACCATAATGCCAATCTGAAATGTAGAACTGTTTATTGCTTTGTTCTTGCATTTTTTAACTCCTCGATTCTGTCTGCCGCAAGAACGAGCAGCCACTTTGGAACACGACTCTCATCTCCCATTCGTCCCGGTGCAAGCGTTGTTCCGTATTGACGGAGGAGAATGACCACTTCGTCATCCAGAATCTGCTTGGCTACGTCGTGCAGGTTTCCGATTGCCTGTAATCTTTGCGGCTCGCGCGACTTTCTTTTAAGGTACTCCGGCTTGCTTGCTGGACATTCATAGCAAGAATACATCTCATAAATACCACAGCCACCGTCTTTATAGCAACTCATATTTTTCCTCCTTAGAACGGAAGGCGTTCGTCTTGCTCAACACGAATAAGCTCCCGAATCCTTAGCAAAAACTCTTCCTCATCCAAAGCTTGGATGTCTTGGTATCGTAGATACTCAATCAATTCATGGACAGCCGTTGTCAAGGCTATATCGATTTTATTTTCGATATCTGTCTGCTGGTTTAAGAACTCTTCTGTGTGCTGCCTGTTTCGTTCTATTGTGGTGACTAAATCTCCTCGTGTATTTTCGAGGCGGCATTCTAAACGTCCGAGTTTCTCATAGATATCGCAAATACAAGTAGCAACTTCAGCCGGTGTCATATCCATTTTTCAACATACTCTCTTTCTTGCGAGAAAATGGGAGGCTCTCGGTCAATAACCCAACGGTTTCTGAAAGCTTCAACCGTTTCAGTATTATTGAGAACAGAGACGGTCTCTCTAACTCTTGTTTTGTAACAAGCCGAACCACGCTTACAGTCAACAGGGAAGTCATTCCAGTTGATTCCGCAGTCCTTCCAGAGCATATCTTGAATAACGTTACAGCTTTTACCATGAAGCTCTTTCTGGCTAAAGTTTGCCTGCCCAACTGCCTCGATACTGTTGCGGGTTGCATCTTGCTGACGCCAAATCAGGCAGTTGCAAACTTCGTCTTTAGGAATAGAAAAAACTCTGGCATCAAACATGGCTGTACCCATCTTTGCGACCAGAGTTTCAATGTACTTATTTGTGCCATTGTTACTGCTGCGCATCGCTTCGGGGAAGTTCTTCCACAGCTCAGCAGTATAGGCATTTGAAAAAGCAAGCGTAGCCATTGAAGCGGAAACGCTGCACATCTTTTGAATGTTGTATCCGAACCATGCATCCGTTGTGATTGTCGCATAGTCTGTAAGCACCAGCGTGATTTCATCTGACTGCGTATATCCGAAGACACAACCCTGAATGTTTTCACACAGGTACTTCATTGTATTTTGCATCGTTGTCATCAAGATGCGGTCAAACGGCTTTTCCATACCTCTTGTGAATGTATGAAATGCCTTGCCATCCACTCTGATAATGGTTGGAATCCGACGGGTCAGATAGTTACGAGCGATATTCTCGTAACCTTTCATTCTGTCGCCGAGTGAATCATATTTCTTACTCAAATGGGCTCACCTCCAAAGTATGTATGCAGGCTTGCACCTGCAATTATGATGCGAAGTATCCAGACGGCATCTCAACAAATGGATATGCCGGAGTGGGAATCAGGCACAGACCAGTTTCTGTGCAAGCATTTGGTTGGTTCATGTCAGTTGCTTGTTTGAGGTCGAAGATGATGACGCCTTCATCTGCGAAGCGAACACCCGGCGCCTTTAACGGAACATTCATCTCGACACCAATACCGGCTTTTACAAGTGCCGTCAGCGCACGATTTCCAACCGGAATCATCCTCTTCTTGGGCTTTCCGTCTTTCATAGAATCCGACGTAAAGAACTTCATCGCGTTCGGCGTTTCTTTGGCACAAGGCTGCAACGCAATCTGCGTTTTGTCTCTGCTGATAAACAGCCGCACAAACGGCGGATAGCCAATCTCGGAAGCTGTTGCAAGGTTAAAGGAGATGCGGTTCTTCAGGATTCGAACCTCTGCAATACTGAATGTACGAGGAACACCAACCACATCAAAGTTGTCTAAGATACTCATTGTTTCCATCCTTTCGAGGTTTAATTACAAAAAAGCCATCCAATATCCGAGGGACATCAGATGCAGACAAATCTGCCACCTCATCAACTGATGGAACCGGAACGACATTTTCGCCCTTTAGAATCTGTTGCACCTCAAGCCAAAGTTCTCTCGGAATAATCGCTTCGTGATAGCCTTGGATAAAAAACTGGTTAGCACGTCCGTCGTTCCGAATAGAGCGATGCGAAAAGATATCCACGGTAACGGTCTTCTGCATCAAAACGTCACCGGAATATTTCTCATTTGTCAAGATTGTCTTTACTGTAGAGTATGTCCACTGACCACCTCGTGGGGATGGAATACCTTGCTGGTTTAAGATGTAGCAGATTTCAGGAATCGTTTTGTCATCGTAGAACATTTGATAAATCAGCCGCACAACATTCGCTTTAGGTTCGTAAATCTCCAGCAGCCTCTTATCTCTGGTGTACCCATAGAGGTCTGCGAGCTTTGGGAGCCCCTTCTCAAATCTTTTCTGGAACCCCCATTTCACGCTCTCAGACTTTGCTTCTGACTCGCCTTGCGCAATAGCAGCCATAACGACCATCAGAAGCTCGCCGGTCTGTGTCAAGGTATTGATTGCAATATCCTCAAAATAAACAGCAACCGGCTTGTCCAGTGCCTTGAGCATACGCACAGTGGCAACGCAGTCAACAACATTTCGTGCGAACCTTGCAATGTTCTTCACGATAATCATGTCGATTTTGCCTGCTTTACAATCATCAATCATCCGTAAGAAGTCCGTGCGTTTCTTTACGGAAGTCCCAGAAATCCCTTCATCGGCGTAGATGTCATAAAGCCGCCACCCCGGATGCTTCGACACATATTCTTTGTAATACTGGCACTGCAGCTCGTAGCTTGCGAGCTGGTCTTTGTTGTCCGTACTGACTCTGCAATACGGCGCGACCACCAATGGGTCTTCTTCGCTGTGCTCAGTAGTCTTTTTAATCGAAGCGGGAATACACTGGACTTGTGCGCTATGCTCATAAGCATTGCGTATCTCATTTTGTTTATTTGTTTCCAACTTGTGTCACCCCTTTCGAATATGTATCTGTGGTTTAGGGTGACCTATCGTGATACGGGAAGCGCGTCTACCTATTCCGTCACCGCATCATCGTTATCTCAGGGTATTGAACAGAGGAGGAGCTGTTACCTGCGCAGGAGTATCTCGCTCAATGGCGAAGATTTTCCAGTCAAAGTTCTTACCATACCGTTCAGCCCACGCAATGTCCTCAAGAACCACGGCGTTCTCATTCAGGTCTTCGCCTTCAAGATAAGACTCTTTGACTTCGTCAGGAGAGATATCGTAAACCTCAGCGACACGTCGGCACATCTCATCATGCGCCGCATCGTGCGTATCGAAATACTCAGGCTCGGAAATTTCTCGCTCCATTACTTCAATCAGCATATACTTCATAGCATTTTCTCCTTATAAAACTCAGGTTTTATTCGTAACATACGAACACATGACCCACGAAATCACCGCCACCAATGAGATACGAGCCAACATATTTCAGTCTGTCCTTCTCATCTTCCCGGATTTCCTCGCCGGTCATTTTTGTTACAACCTTCATTGGATATGTCTGATTCTCGGTATCAACCATGCACCAAAGGCAAGGTCGAATCACGTCTTGAACATCCACATGAAGAACTTGTTCGTTGCATCTTGCAACGCGGTCATCGAAGTACAACATCGGGATATTGATTACCTGTTCTGCTGTAATCTCCAATGGATACTTGTAGATTACTCTCACGTTTGCCTCCTATAGATTTAGAGATTCCAAAAGCTCTCGTTGCGGCGAGAACTCTTTATACAATTCGACCTCCTTGGTCAGCCGAGCCAAGATTGCTTCTTCCTTGACCGCGTACCTGCCCAAGTAAACTTTCTTATGGTTATAAGTAATGCTGGCAACCCACTTCTTACGTTGTTTGTCGAAGTAGACGCCAGCGACACCAGACGTATTGCACGAATACAGGCTGCGGTTTCTGTCGTTCTCAGAACGCTCGCAACACCGCAAGTTTTTCTTCCTGTTATCCGCTTTGTTTTTGTTGATGTGGTCAACGCATTGACCGGGCTTTGCGTGCATCACAAGTCGATGGAACCGGACAAAGCGTCGAACGCCATTATAAAAGTAGCTGCTGACAAGATAACCGTCCTTGTCACAGTACCAACTGTCGCGCCCCTTGATAAGGGGGAGGTCTTCCAAATCAAAAAGGAATTCGGTCGTCTTGATTCGCAGGATACCGTATGTATCGAGAAGTTCAATCCGCATTATGTTCTGTCCAATCCGGCTTGAAGGCGTGTAAAACATGGTATGCCATCTCGGTAACTATCTCCAACCTAATTCCAATAGCGTCTGCCATTGTCTTATTCACACTACACGCCAAGAACCTGTCGAAAGACCCGTTCTCTTCGTAATCACAAATGGCATTCTCAATCAAGTGTTCTGCATCACTCATTCTTCACCACCTCCCACAACATTGTTTGTAACCGCTTTCCGCATCGGTCGTTTCTCTAAACCCCTCAACCGATGTGCATGGGCATTGGTCGTAAACCAGAACTCACGAGCGTTGCTTGCAATGCGAGTGAGTAAAAGAAAAACCGCCCGCGTAGCGGGCTTCTGGTTTACGAGCATAGTGCCGAATTCTTGCTTTTGCCTTTGGCGAAAAGCTGCTGAGAGAAATATGTATAACAGCAAATCTACAAAGCGGTCGTTGCCTACATCCATTCGGAGACAGTCCAGTATGTCAAACTGCCATTCTCTTCGTACTCGTATTTTGAAATAACCTCATCCACAGAATAGTAATCGCCATCAGCAGGAATGAGCTTATCACCATCCCAAGAACAATAACCAACCAACAATCCCTGTTCAATTCTCTCGCTGCTTAGATACGGCAAAAGGCTTTCTGGATAGTTGGTTCTAACCATAATTTCAACTGGATGATTTGGAAGGACATCCCTGACTGTCATTGGTTCTTCTCCTGTTAATTACCCCATCGATATGTCCAACTTTAATGAAGCCTTCCGGCTCGTCCAAGTCAATCGCATATCCGTTATTGATTTTAATGAACGATGTGCCATCCACAACCCACAGGTCACCGAAGCATGGATTCAAATAGATGTCACCATCTTGGTATTTTTCGTTCTTGTGCTCGTTGCGCTCAGTCACAGCCACACCTCCAATCGGTCATCTTAAATGTGGGCGAGGATTTGCACCTCGCATGGAAAGAAAATTGGTTTGACGGGTTTATCAGGTCTGCAGCACTGTCTCTCCCACCCGCTCGGCGTCTACCTATTCCGCCACCACATATGTTCTATGTTCAGCTTAATCCATCCACAAAATCCCACTCGATATTGTAACGGAATTCATCGTTCAAAATTCCGTCCAGCAGTTCGTCGATATACTCCTCATCGTCTCGGTCTGTCGGGACGGGAATAATCATCTCAAACTCTGGAGCAAACGTGGACGGTTTCACCCAAATCGTTCTTTTCTCCATAGCTGGAACCTCCTTGTCGCATAAGGGGCAATACCCTGCAGTTTCGCCAAACTGTATATTCACATGATGCCCGCATCTTGGGCAGTGGATAATGCCGCTCATGCAAATCAACCTTTCACAAATCTCTTTCCGCACAGCGGACAACTGCGTATCTCGACAATGTCTTGGGTTGTAAAACCACCGTCATCGTCAAGCACTCTTACTCTCAACATCCCTTGTCTGTTTACGGACATCTCAATGCCGCTATATTCAGCGGTCTGGTTCATTGGAACAAAATCATTTGTCCCAGATTCACAATATGGACATTTCATCTGACTACCCTCGTCTCTCTTTGCAAGAACTTTTTAATGCAGTCTCCACAATCATAGCTGACCTTGCAATTGTTCCCGCAACAATCGCCATCGCTCACAAAAGAGCAAAGCACATTCTCGCAAGTATCCCCGCCGCAAAACTCTATCAGCTCATCGGTATTCATAGTGGCTATTTTCCTTTTGATTTCCTCGAAATTAGTCATCGAATTAACCTTTCATCATCTTGAGAGGGAGTAATACAGTTGTACGCTCTCTCATCCACGGCTTATCGGCTGGCACAAAATCGCCGTCATATTCTGTTAGGACAACGAAGTTCCCGACAATGTATTGAATACTATCTCCAGACTCCGGTGCTCCGGTATTTTTATTGTAGGTTTGAGCCAAACACACCTTCCGAACACACTTATCCATTGTCTCTCTGATAAAATACAGCGTACCATCGTGAACACAACTTTCAGATGTGAAATAATCGAAATCTGCATTGCCATCAAAAGAAATACTAACATCAAAACAGATTTCGGTTTCATCATCAACCTTTCCCTCAAAGAAAAAGTTTCTGGCACCGTGAAGATATTTATCGAAGATTGCTTCGGTCTCATAAGCTTCAACAGCATTATCCCAGCTACGGTCTGCGTAACTTGAACGATAGGTATTTTGTGCTGTTGTTTTGCAGAAATCAAATGACTTACTCATAGATTCCCTCCGAAATATCGAATTCGCCGACCGCCTTAATGCCGAATAGCTTGATAAACTTTTCGCCTTCCCACCAGTCATACAGGAATTCGATGTCATCAAAGTTCAGTGGGGATGCGACCTCTTTTCGAAGGTCGTAGGCATTCCCGTCATAAGAGGTTCCGATTGAGACGATGACGGTGTCTGTAATGTTATGATTCCAGTACCTACGGATGTACTCACCTACGGCGTCATATCCTGACTGCCCGTCTTTTAACACAATATCAATCATAAAATCAGCCTTTCGTAAAAACGTCATGGAACAAGTCTTTGGGGAGGCTACGTCCAGTGTCATGCTTATACACGGCACACATTAGTAGAGCTGTGGTACCCATAATGACGAGCGCAACAATTAAACCGCCCATAAAAATCAAGAATTCTGCTCAGCCACAAGAGATACCAGCATATCCCTGAGCTCCGAATCATCTGGCATGATAACATCGTAGTTAAATGGGAAGAGGCGCTTCACGCCAAGAGCCTGCTCCTTATTGGAATAGACAACCTCGGTCACTGAAACCATGCACATTTCCATGTACTTCTTTGTAAGCTCGTCTTTTGTGTCGCCAACAACCTTGAACCAATAGTCTTCGTACTCGTCATCCATATGGTCGAAGACAAAATCTTCTCTCTTCATAAATTCTCCTTCCGCTCATTCCCAACTTGTTTATCCGATATGCTATAAACAAGTTCTTTTCGTAGTTCATCTTTTAGTCTGCGCTTAGCCAACCGCTTATTGGACTTTTTATCCTTTGCCCACCCATTGTGGTTGTTCGCCCAGCAAGCATATCTGTGGCTGAACTCGGACTGCCAGCCGAGTCTTCCTTTATAAGTGTTAGCCCTTTTCATAGGTCACATCACATTTCTGCTCTGACCCGCATAAGGATTTTACCAAGGCGATTTTCTCCAACGCCATCGCAGACGCCCCAGATGCGGTCGCCCCAAGTATTGCCTTCAATGAGTTCGGCGCCCTTGGTCGCAGCAAGCTTGTCTGCCAAATCAGGATTCTGTGAGAACTTTGCCTTGCAAATCTCATACATAACGGTATCTTTGACCGCCTCCCAGTCACCACGGAGCTTAACCCTACGCCCAAGCCTCTTTGCCTCTGACGGATTCAGATGGCAAAACTCAGTCATACGTTCTGGGCATTTAGCCGCTTGAAACGCCGCCTCGTTATTTTCAAAACACATTCCGTTGTAGGTAACTGGTGCCGAGTAGAAGTTACTCAGAAAATAATACTCACCTCTAAACTCGCTGATACTTACTCCCATGTTATACCTCCATCATTTTGTATCGATATATACAGAGCATATGTCCGGTTCTTTTGTCGTTAGACTCTGCGCCAACCACTCTTTTCCGATGAATTTATCGAATAGGGAGCACGTTACCATGTCGGCATTAACTTCTCGTACAAATCCAACCGGTGTGTAGTCCACAAGGACTGGGATTCCCACTGCTGATTGGCTGTATGAACCATCGTTCTTAAAAAATATATCCATAGCGGCTTAGCTCCGCCAGCATTTCAGGTCTTCGTCCCACCACTCCGTAGTTGTGTACGGTGACTTTTTGCGGTAAGTTATCCTGTGCAGATAGTTCCGTCCACAGTGATGGAATTCTTCAAAGGCACGCTCTTCATCCGGGGAATATACAACATTGCTGTACGTTGACCCGGAGCCAAGGATTTCTGGCTCCTCAATGCCAGTTTCATAAAGCACCCTACAATCAGAGTCGGTGTCTTCCTCCTCGTCGAAGTCGCAGTTCTCTTCGTCGAGCTCATCGCTGTCTGAAATGTACTCAAGTTCGCCAAGGTTAATCTCGTCAATATGTTCTTTGGCATATTTGATTGCCTCTTCAAACGTCAGTTCGCGTGGAACCATAATGCTGCTGTTATACACAGCCATACATTGGACGGTCACATTGAGCTTCCGCATATTTTTATTCTCCATTAGTCAACCTCCCACGCATAATCGAAATGTCTCCGGTACGAATTTCCCTTACGAATATTGCCCTTATAGCGTCTGATTTTCCTGTTGGAATATGTCTTCCAAAACGTCTGCCTGTTTGAGTTTTTGGGGTACTGGATATACCTTCCGACCGGCTGATAAACGCCGTCTTTCCAGCCCCAATCTGTATAGCCGATACCTGACTTATATCCGTAGGTCATAATACGCATCAGCTTTTCTTTCTTCTGTTTGCGCATCTTGCGCCGATATGCTCTCCCGGTTTTTCTCGGTTCACACAGTTTGCCCTGCGGCTTGTCCGCCTCAAAAGCATCACTGCAATAACCACTGATAAAAAACTCAGTCTGGACTTTATCGCAACCGCAGTATTCAAGCTGCGGTTCGTAGCCACCTTCTCTTGCAACCCCGAGCCTATGCTCAATGCCTTCACAAATTGGGCATTCATCGCAAGTGAACTTTCTTCCACAGAACTCAAGCATGATTGACCTCCTGATGAAAAGTCTTACTGCTTCGTCAAGATATACTCCGTATTTGCTGTTTGGATAGTAATTGTGCCTTCGCCGTTTCCCCACGGAGTAAAATCCAAAACAGTAGATGTATGTAGGCAATGATACCGGTCGTCATAATCGGGCAAATACTTGATAAAGCCACGCTCTCCGACCTCCAAGTAAACAACGTATGCCTTTCGACCGAGCACCTCGTCATGCAATGGATTTGCTCTGCCGTTTTTGCTCTTAATCGATGTAATCGTGTAATAAGCCGCTGGGACATATGTCCTGCTTAGCTCATATCCCTTCCACAAATCCATAATCATCCTCCATCAATTGCAGTTTCGTCCGCGCTCCTCGCTTTGCGCTGGCGTGTCTTCCTTTTTGCTTCTTCTCTCCGAACTCTTTTACATATTCACGGTTCGCCTTACACTGATTGCAGTTATTTCTTTGTTTGCAGAACCAGCACCCGTCTTGCCCCCACCAAAACCAGTCTGGCATTGATGGTCTTGGTTTTCTTTTCGCCTTACCCACAATTATGCCTCTCACAAGGGAACGGACAACTATCGCACTGCGAATAGTCACAAGCATTTTCATAGTCGCACAGGCAAAGACACTTCAACCAATATGCAAGACCGCCAATGACTGCTGCTGTTGCCAGCGCAAACAGAATTACACGAAAAATCATGTCCACCACCTCACCAGCAATCGTAGTCAGTAATGTCTTTTTCTTCGCCGCAGACAGGACACTTAATTGTAATCGCCGTTCCAATGCCTGTTCCGGTCAACTCGTACAAATACTTGCTGCCATTCTTACATGACTTGTAGTGACTGTCTCTGAACGCTCTTTCTGCTTTCTTCTCGTTATCTGACATCTGACATAAGGAATGGGTGCGACAATACTCAGTCATCTCCACTGCCCTTTGAATCTCTTCATCCTTGTTCCATTCGGCGACCTTCTTTTGCAGGCTCTTATTCAGTTCAGCGAGGAAATCATATTCGTCCTGCACATCTTTCAACAACCCCTTGAAATCTCTGTGAACTCTGAGCATTTGTGTCACTCCTTTCGATTCTTTTCTTCAAGCAATCATAGGCTGGATTGCTCAAAGGAAAGAGCCGAATAACTCGGCTCTGTTTATATGTAAGCGGCTTGTAATGAGCCGCTCCGTTCTCTTCGTAACATTCCGAGAAGCCTGTCTGCGTCTACGTCTGTCAAAATCCTGTACCATTCAGAATGGAAGAACAGCTCCAGACTTTTTAACAACCCCTCGTCTTCATTACGAAGTGCCGAACGATAATCATCTGCTGCGACTGCAACAATGGCATTTGCCAAATTATGCCACGGGTCGTCTCCACTGCGATTTAGTCTGTGTAAACTAATAGAGTCTGTTGGTTTTCGCTTGCTCAAACAACCACAAGAATTTCTTCGTCCAGCCTTTAAGTTGAGCGCATATTCAACAAATATTCTTCCGCACTCGCATTGGCATAGCCACTTGGCGTGTCTGGTATTTCCGTTATCAGCACGAGAAATAACCTTTACCATGCCATTACCAAACTCCATTCCTGTCAAATCTTCTACTGCTCTTGGCATTAAAAATCAGTCCTTTTCTGCGAGAAGGAAGTCAGGGTTGATAACCTTGAAGCTGATGTTGCTTCGGACATTGCGCATAACTACACCTTCTCGTTTTTGTTCCTTACGAACCACTGATTTTCCCTTGGAATACTCGACCAGCTCAGCGATAGTTTCGGGCAGGGTTTTGTCCTCCTCAACAATCGGAACAGTCTTAATTCCATACGGCTCAAGCAGTTTCTTGATTTCTGCCGTGCCACACTTGTGGTCTGGATAAATCAGGTTAAAGGCAAACAAGTCGTACCCACTAATGTGGTACTTGTTGCCCTGAATCTGGTTGCCGCAAATCTCACCTTGTAAAACGATGGTTTCATAATCACCGATAAGCTGCCGCAGTACGTTTTCGATATTGTACTTCTTAGCAATCGTCCAGTAAGAACTGTTATCCGGTGTTCCGAGATAGATATTACGGCTGCAAACACCAAACTCATACTTACGTTTGGAGACTTTGCGCAGGTAATACGTCGCTGACTGCCCATCAACTTTCTCTGTGACAGAGAACTTCGTTCCCTTGTTACGCTCCATCTCAAAGAGCGTCGTAAGGTTTTGAATGCGGGTTTCATCCGTCTTGACAATCCAATCAGGAAATCCACCCTTGCGTTTGGGTTTCATAAACAACTTACGATACCACTTGAACCGCATCAAGAAACGAGCGATTGCACTTTGTGGTTTCTGAGGTTGCTTTGTTAAGAGCTGTGCTTCTTGCTGCGCTTCTGGGTCATACTTCTTAATGCCCAAAGCGTCTGTCACATCGGCGCCAAGAATTGCAGGAGTACCATTCGGAAGGATTGACAGTGGGAGAACCAAACCCTGACTGACCTGACCACGCAGCTTAATGGTGCGGACTCTGAACTTTCTGTCTCTCAAGAACTCGAACTCTGGGCGCTCTGGGACGATAGAATCGACCTCAATGTAAACGATATGCTCTCCTGTATGGAACTCGCCTTTCTGAACCACACATTCCCAACCATCGACCTGCGCAACTTCAATGCGGTCAGCTCCTGCAATCGGGCGAAGAGATGCAATCTCACGGATTGTTGCCAAATGTCGCATAGGACACCCTCCTTTGAATTATTAAAACCATCGTTTTTAGCTTCTGCTGATAACTCTTTTGAACTTCAATGAGCTATTTGCGATGTAATCATCAATCAGTTTGCTCTGTGCTTTTGTCTCTGCATAGGCAGTAATGGTGATGGACTTTTTACTCCAGTCCAAGGTATAGCTGTCTGCAGCGACATTCGTGATGTGATGTGTTGCCAGAAAATCTCGAAACTCTTGCATCGCCTCCAAATTATCCGACATAATGACGTTCACATAGGTCTTGTCTTTTGAAAACCTGTTGCTTAATGCGACAGCTAAACAGCAGCCAACACCGCTTGCAATGGAAACAGTTGCAAGGGCGAGGCTGCTGTCACTTGTTACGATATCTTTTGTGATGCTAAGGTAGATAAAATTTGACAAGCCGAGAGCGACTCCGGCAAGGACACAACGATTTCTCTGTACCAAGATTGTCTTGGCTGTACCAAGCGTGTTGTCCAGCACCTTAGCGAAAAATAAAATGACCAGATATACGGCTGTCAAATAATCTCCTCCTTATTTAGAAATCAAAAAACTCTTGGTAAGCCCATACGCCGACAAAGATACCAGCGGGGATGCACCACAAAAGCAGAAAGGCTGGGTTATGCAGCTTGATGCTCCAAACAATTGGCATAATCATCGTAAGAATGATTAGCGCAATCGAGGCGATGGAGACAACAATGCAAATTAGAACTTTAACCCAATCTTTTGCATTGCCCCACCATTTTTCCATCACGGTTCGAGACTAATGATGGGCGTTGAGCCAGTCACCGTAGGCAGCTCGCCGTTCCACTGCTCATACTTGATTTTTTCAATCAACTCATTGGTAAGTGAAGCCGCAATCTTGCGGTTTGCGTCAGCTTCTGCCTCCGCAGCAATACGCAATGTCTCTGCTTTTGCTTCTGCTTCAATAACTGCTTTCTCTGCGTTAATCTGTGCGACCTCTCTGTCTTTCTCAGCCTGAACCTTGGCGGTTTGCTTTTCAATATTCGCCAACTCAAGCTCCTGCTGAGCAGTGACTTTCTTCTGGATAGCCGCAGCCGTTTCATCGTCAACTGAGATATCCGTAAAGTTTACAGTGTCAATAATGATGCCATACTGGTCGAACTTCTCACGCAAATAGGTATCCAACTCGGCATTGATTTCAGTACGCTTGTCGCCAAAGATGTCGGTGACAGGGTAGTTTGCGGAAACTTCCTGCGTCCACGCCACAACCTTGGGCTTAATAAACGAATCCTTGATTGCCTCGCCAGATTTTCCTTTGAACATTGCAAAGGTTTCGGAGACTCGTGCCTCATCAAAACGATATGAGAACTCAATATTCACTCGGACAGTCTTACCATCAGAGGTAGGGATGTTGAAACTCTCATCCTTGGGTGAGTCGCCCTTATCCTCAGCCGTCAGATATGACTGCTCAATACCGATAGAATACTTGGTCACCTTTTTGGTCGGAGCAACCAGATGCCAGCCCTGTTCCAAGACCTCGCCATCAACGCCGCCGTTCATGTTATACACAACGCCGACGTAACCTGCGGGAATCTTCTCCAGACACACAACGCAGCAAACCAAGCCGATAATCAGCACAAGTGCCAGCAAGATTGCGCCAAGTTTACCCTTCTTCATTCTTTTACTTCCTTTTCTTCGTCAGTTTTTTTCTCCGTTTCCTCGGAGATTTCTTTCTTCGCATCATTGTACAATCGCATTCCAACTCCGCCGACGCCCTTAAAGGCGAAACTCAAACAGAACCAGATAAGCACAAGCACAATGACTACGATGAGCCAGAACACGATGTTCATGTTGTTGCCTCCTGCTCTAAGACTCTTGGTATGTATGTGCGGGTTTCCATACGCTCTTCGACCTTTCTGGTCTTACCAAGCGCTTCACGCACAAGGTTCAAAAGGTTTTTGCCTTTGTCGCTTTCAAGAAACTGAACGAGCGGCTCAAGAATTTCTACCGTATCCTTGCACTCGCGCCGTGCTTGGCGACACTTTGCAAGCTGTGTAGCAACCTTGGCTCGCTCTTTGTAATCAAGACCGTCAAGCTCCAGTTTGTGAAGGTAGTCCTGCGTGAGCCTATCCATGCGGTTCACCTCATCATAGTTCCACGCATAGTCCCTTTGCGCATTCTCCATCAGCTTACAGAAACTACTGATAGATTCTGAAAACTGTGGTGCCGCCTTTACTTTACCCACGCAAGCCTCCTTTCTCAGCCGTAGCTGACCTCGTCTTTGTCTGTTCGGATAGAAATAAACACCGGGAACTGTAAGCTCTCAGCACCGGTGTTTTTGTCATATGATATTTCCTTGTATTTTACCTCGCACAACCGTCCGGGCATTTCATCTTTAGCCGCCCAAAAAGCTGTGCGCTGCTCATCGGAAAAGCCAGACCCAACATTTACTTCGTTTCCTTTGTAGTCGAGCACAAATGCGCCCAATGTTCCTGCAAGCCTGCCGCTTCCTTCTTCACAGCGCAAGATATGCAAATCCATAGTGTAGAAGCGTTTGACTTTGAGGATTCCGTTGTGACGCTTTCGCTTATATGGAACATCAAAGTTGACCATCAAGCCCTCTTTGTCCTCCCGAACCATTTGCTCTAAGAGCTCATCGATTTTTCTCTGGTCTTTACCGTGGTACAGAACAGGGAGGATATTGACTCGACCATCTTGCGGAATGAAGCGATGAAGCTGGTCTAAGAAAGACCGGCGATACCCATAGCCGCCCTCGCTTACACCGGCATCGAATTCTTCTGTCGTAAGTACATCAAAAATGGTGTAGCAAACTGCCGTTTTATCAGTGTCATCTGAGTTGATAATGCCCGTTGCCTTGCGGAATGCCTCATTGTCAGACAGCGCCCCTTTATCGCGCAAGGTAAGTTCACCGTCAAAAACATAGCTATCGTTATCGTCGATTTTGAGCGCGTCCAGAATGTGCCCGAGCCCTTCGTAGGGAACTCCGCTTCTTGCGAACAGTTGCCCTTTGTAGTATGTTGCTCTGACACCATTCAGTTTTTGAGTGAGCCAAAACTCTGTGCCGTCCTTGACTGGGTATTTGTCGATTGGATATGCCTGCTGAACCTCCCATTCGGGAATCAGTCCGGGGATAACCTTGTTCACAGTTTTCGCTGTGACACCCAACCGAAGTGTCTTTGACAGAAGTTCAATGTAAAACTCGGATGACTCTGGGTCAGTTAAACACTGCACGAAGACCCGCACTTGATATACAGTTGCTGCGTCCAATGCTTTTCGCTTTGCCAGCAGCTCACAGATTTCAAAGATGTCGGTCATTGTGATTGTAATTGCTGGGTCATACTCGACAGGCGTTCGCAGTGTTTGTTCCGAAATCTTGTACGTTAGCATTGGATTCAAAGCGTAGTACAAAATCTTACGAAAATTCTCAACATCTTTGAAGGCTTGCAAGACCTGCATTTTACTAATCGCGCCGCTTGCGTTCTGCAAACAGCGGACGATTGCTATTTCTTCCATACAATCACCTTACGGCTGTGAGCCGTAGGCTGGCATCGGATTGAGCTTGTGCAGGTTCTGCGTATGCTTCTTTGCAATTACTTTGTCGATGTCTTCATCCCCACTACTACCGTGCATGATGTAGTTGTCGAGCTGCATATAGGTAAAGCCCAGATTGTCTTCGTCTGTCTTACCGCAAAGACCGTCCGATGGAGTCTTGTCTACCAGCTCACGAGGAATGGGGAGTTCGTAGCCAATCTGACGAACCTCATGCACCATGATGTTTGCGAGTGGGCTGAAGTCACCAGCGCTGTCACCGAACTTCGTGGAGTATCCAACATAATCCTCGGAGCGATTGCAGGTGTTTGCCACCCGACCTCCGCGAGCCAATGACTGCGCGACCATATAGAGTGTCGCCATACGCAGCCTTGGAGGGAGATTGACCGCCGCCTGATTGCTTACTCCAGACGGCATTGCTCTGCCGACTACATCAACCATCTTGCTGTATGCGCCGCCAATGTCAACTGTAATACTTGCAATGCCAAGCGTATTGACCAGCAGCTTGGAGTCTGCGATATCTTTCTGCCAACCATTCGGCATCAGCACACCGATAACCCGCTCTGCGCCAAGGGCTTCAACACAAAGTGCTGCGACCACGCTGCTATCTTTGCCACCGGAAATGCCGATAACAGCACAGCAGTCGTTGCCGTTTGCAGCGAAATATTCTCGAATCCACTGCACGATTTCATCTTTTGTTCTTTTCGGATTTGCCAGCATACTATACCTCTTTTCTCCACAACTCTACTGTGTACTTATCGGACAGTTCCTTTTGGATAAGACCCAAAATCACATTCCAGTCTCCACCGCCAAGACCGCATCCAATCTTAAACGGCATGGCAATTGTTTCTCCTGCAGGTACGGTCAACTTAATCCGTTTTAAGCAGCTCTGAAATGCGGTGTAATCTGTGTACAGTTTCCCATCATATCCGTAGTTGCTCTGCGCAAACATATTGACAACGACTTTACCGTCGTTAGCTTGAACGAACTGCGTCTGACCGAACGCATTGCGCTCTTCGTTGCAGAAGCCAACATAGGCGTTATAGACTTCTGGATACTTGGCTCGAACCTGTTTCGCCACACCACTACCCATTCTCGCCTGACAGTTAACCTGATGGCAAATATATTTGGCGTGTGTCTGAAACAAATCTCCATCAATAATTTGTACCGGCATCAGAACGTTCCTCCGTGAAGATTCTTACGAACCTCATCCAGCGTGAACTGCTTTTCAAACTTTCCATCTCTAAACACGGTGCGCAGCTCATTGCTGTCCTGTGCTTCAGCCCAAGTAAGACCATCAACGTAATCGTAGCCGTCACCAGTTTTGACTACGCGGCAGCAACCACGCTGAGACTTCTTAAAATGTCCTGTGTCTGTCTTGGGGTTCTTGAAAATCATAATCGGTTTGCCGTCGGCATCTTCTGCATATGTCGCTTTAACTGCAATGCCGAATGTATCCCTTGTGTACGGATTGTACTGTTTGCTTCCATCGCTCTCGATTGTCTCTAAGCACTCCATTGAGAATGAACCGACACCGAGCGAAACATTATTGATTGCAAAGCCGTTTTTCGCCAAAAGAGAATAGATTTGCTCACAGCGCTGCGGAGTAATGCTGTCCCCGTAAATTGCCTTGACGTGCGGATTCAGCACCTTGTACCCCTTGCTATTTACTGTGCCGCCAAAGATGTCCCACAGACGATATACGGTCTCAGTGATTACACTAACAGGGTCACCACTGTCGCCGCGAATTGAGATGAAGCCATCGTGATTTAGGATGTCATCTTTAAGCTGAGGGAGGACTTTTTCAACAAGATTCCAATAGTCATAGCTGTCGCTAACCATTGAGAAACTTTGATGCGGATACACCTCACAAAGAAGTCGTCGAATCTGTGTCACCTCATCACCGTCAACAGCAAAGTTGGAACACATTACGCTGTGTTCTGTTGAGAGCGCACCATATGCGACAGGTTCCTTGCTACAATCACAGTTGTAATTATGCTCAAGCCACAAAATCGCAGGAACTGTCGCCGTATTCAAGAAGCTCAGGCAGAAAGCCGCTGCGCTCTTTGTTGCACTTTCAACGCTCTCTTGCCCGCGCATAGAAAAATCGCCAAGGAGTCTCGCACGAACCACACTGTCATCGCAAGTGCGTTCTGCATACTCATTGACGATTTTACGATATCTGTACCCAACCTCAGCGGAGACTTGCGTATGCCACATTGTGCAAGAGAGCATCGTCTCGATGGTGTTGACCAGCCATACGAAGTTAGGGTGTGTATTTGAGATTTCAATTTGTGGGACTTTGATATTGGTTCTCGTTCCTTCGGGAACAGCACGAATCTGTAACGGAAGATAGCCGAGGTCATGCAATTCACGAAGCCGTTTCTCTCCAACGCCTTTCGTTCTAATTGTTGCACCAAGAACTCTGGTGTACTCCTTGAGTACACTATCAAACGGGACATTAAAGAAGTGGTCGTTGAATGCCTCAATGAGATATTCCTGAATGAATGCCTGAAGCCCAAACAGTGTAACCTTATCGGTATCACTAAGGCGACTCATGCGCGGCGTGTAGTAGGAGACCATCTTGGTCAATCCCTTCGGATACTGTTCAGCGTGACAAGTCTTATAGAAGTCCAGACACAGGAGTGGATTGTATGTAATCATTCAGCTTTTCCTCTTTTCTTTAGTTTTTCACCATATTTCGCAAAAAACACAGCAAACGCGAACGGTGCTGCAACAATCCAGAAAACACCTACCGCGATATACCCGTATTCGAAGCCGTTATATTTGTCATATGGTTCTACGATAGTGTACAAACGGCAAAGTGTGAATGTCACAATCGCACCAATGCAGAGGTACAGGAGTACCAAAAGGACTGCCATCATTCCTCTTCACCCGCCTTAAAGTTATAAATCGGCTTGATGATGGCATCAATGGTCACTGTTGGTTCGACATTGTTTACGATATCATCCATACCTTTGTATGCCATCGGGCATTCATCGAGCGTGCTTCTTCCAACAGATGTGGTGTAGATACCTTCCATCTGCTTCTTGAACTCAGAAACTGTGAATGTCTCTTTCGCCGCGCTGCGGCTCATCAAACGCCCAGCTCCATGCGGGGCAGAGAAGTTCCAGTCTTCATTTCCTTTGCCGGTACACAGCAAACTACCGTCTCTCATGTTGATAGGAATCAGTAGCCGCTCACCAGCTCGTGCAGAGACCGAACCCTTGCGAAGAATCATATTCTCTACATCGATGTAGTTGTGAATAGTCGTAAACTGCTCTTCGACATGGAAGCCCATACCCTTAACAATGGTGTCCATCATTGCTTGGCGGTTAAGTTCAGCAAAACGTTGAGCAATTTTCATGTCATGGATATACTGCTCAAACAATTCTCCCTCAACGTATGCAAGCTGCTTTGGAACTCCCGGCTTCTTTGCCTTCATGCCTTTGAGAACAGTCTGGATTTCTTTCTGTCTTCCAGCCGCTTTTAACTCGTTGACGACCTCCTCGATTTCTTCCTTGGAATACGAGGTTAACGCCTTGAACGCAGCTTCCTGATAGAAGTTAGCAATCTCCAGACCAAGGTGTCTGCTACCGGAATGAACCACGATGTAGATATGCCCATCGTCATCTTTGTTGGCTTCGATAAAATGGTTCCCGCCACCAAGCGTACCGATGCTTTTATATGCGCGGTCTACATTGACCATCTTTGCACAGCACAGTTCCGACAGGTCGATGCTACTTGCATATCTATGAGCTTCTGTGCGAATCTCGAAACCGGACGGAACTCCTGCACGAATAACTTTGTCCAGCTTCTGCGCTTCAATATGCGTTTCTTTGATACGGATAGTTTCCATGCCGCATCCAATGTCAACGCCTACAAGGTTCGGGCAAATCTTATCCTTGATGGTCATCGTGGTTCCGATTGTACAACCAGCCCCAGCATGAATGTCTGGCATCATACGGACTTTGCTTCCCTCGATGTACGGTTGATTCAAAAAATTGATAACCTGAGAGATAGACTCATTATCGACCACGTCGGTAAACACCTTTGCAGTGCCAAACTTACCCTGTAACTCAAGCATTTGCCCGCCTCCTTTAAGATTAGATTAGCGAAATCTTTTCGCTGTTTCCGCGATAGATACTGTCTGTTGTAAACACATGGCGGATTAAGCCATCCGTGAGAACCGTTCCGCTGTGAATCGTGTTTTCACAATGAGTCACATACAAATACACTTCATTTGCTCCAGCCTCTTTTAGTGCCTTAGCGGTAAAAGTGAATGTGCCACCGCGAGAACAAATATCATCGACAATCAGCACATTTCTATCGGTAACCTTTTCTGGGCTCGTCAGTTCCAGCCGTTCAATTTTCCCGGTGCGCCAGTCTCTGTGCTTGATGCAGAACACATACTCTCTACCAGCTTGCGATGAATATCGTTTTGCTGCTCCCTCATCAGGATAGCACAGCAACACATTTTTGTCATCCAACTTGTCCAGAGCTTTCTGGATGTGCGGCTGCGCGTCATATACCTTGACTCTGTCAAGCAATGCTGCTGATACATTCGAGTGAGGGTCATCGACTAACACGTCGTCAAAATCCAGCGTGTTGATAAACTCCGCAAACCATTTTAGCGTAAACACTTCATCCGCATTTTTTACTCTATCCATTCTGGCATTTGGAATGTATGGGAGCAGCAAGCGGAGGCGAACGTCCCGGTCATGGTCGCGGATATGATTTACCAGATACCATAGAAGGATGCACTCCTCATCGCCGTCATACTTCCATGTGATATTGAAGATGCGTGTCATTGAGCCAAACGGATTATACCTGAAAGAGGTTGTACCATCGGGGAACTTTGTAAACTCGACCTGCTTGTCGTTGACAAGAATCATGCCGTGACCCCCTCGTTCTCGATGTTAATCTGGCACATTTTCATTGCCGACAGTGCAGTCTTGTGACTCTCTGGTGTCACGCCAGCGCAGCAGGAAGCATCGACTGTAATCTTAACTTCCGGCATAAACGCCTTGAGCAGCAAGGCATTTGAGATAACACAGATATCGGTACAAAGACCAACAAGGACAATTTCTTCTATGCCATCACCAAACGCAACTTCTGGATATAGGCGACCAGCAAGTGCTAATGAACCAAACGTTTTCTTCTCGAAACCATTCAACTGGTCATCCGCTGGATGCTTGCTCTGAATTGCTGCTTTGACTGAGCTATGAATCTGCCAGCCATTACTTGCAGATATACAGTGTTTTACCGGCAACAGTCTTCCTTCTTGCGTTTCGAGGTAATCATCAGAATGGGTGTCTTGTGTCCACAAAACTTCCCCATCAAACTCTTCGATTTTCTTGACGACCTTCGGCACAATAGCCTGTGCCTCTGGTGTCCCGAGCGCACCATCAATAAAGTCGTTCTGCATATCAACGACAACAAGAACCTTCATTCTTCACCCTCCATCTCACAGCGACGTTTGTTTGCTAATAAAGTTTATCGCTTTGCCTGTTTTCTTGTTTACACCATGTCCAACAACATGGACGAGGTAATCTTCCCAAGTTTCTCCCGCTTTCCAATACTCGGAGTCCTTTTCGTATGTACCGGTTTCTCTTACAACTTCGATTTGAATAGTCCCTTTGAAGTCTGGAATTATCGTAGTCGTCCACGGTCTCTCTAAGTGATAATTGAAGTTTGGGTTATAGGCAAGAACTTCATGCAGCAGAAATACAGATACAAGACCGGCATCTGCACAGAACCGACCCAACGGCTTCTTTGTGTCAGAATCAAAAACTGTGCATCCCCAGTCTCCATAGATGGTGTCATGGGTCAAATAATTTTTAATCCCAAGTCGCTCCATATATTCACCGTACTCACAATAATGCCAGTCGTTCTTAGTTATCCCGTTTTCATTGCGAATAATGTAGCAGGGGTCTGTAATGATAATGTCACCATCAAATTCTTTTTCCGGGGTACTCTGATATCTCATTCTTGCTCGCCCTCCTTATACTTACAGCGAATATCCTTCTCACGCTTACGGTTATAAGCTCGTTTGTTTGGAACAATTTGAGTAACGGGGCGAGCACAAGTCCAGAAATTGCGTGCTTTCTTCGCTTGAAGTTTTCGCCTATTCTTGTCTGTCATTGAACTCGCCTCCGTTCTCAATTTGCCGACCGCTTTCCGCATGGGGCGTGATTATTGTAGAAGCCCCATGTGCACAAAGTGACATTTTTAGCAAGCAATTTCCGGGTTATTATTTTTATTCGCTGAATAAAAATTATAACCTCGGAAATGCGAGGCTAAAAATGAAGAACTCAAATCTTTTCTTCTGCTTCAAGCGAGAAGATACTACACGTTTTGCTGAGGCATATGTATGTAGTCAATCTTCAAAGCGGTCTGTATCATAGCGGTTATCCGCTTATGTTTTAGGTTACAATTCGTCTTCCATCCATGCTCAGGAGCTGTGCGAACGCCTCGTCTTCTTCTTGCTGCTTTTCCACTTCATCATTCTGGATAGCCACAAACACTACACTGCACATACCGATGAGGTCATCGATGGAGAAATCCTCTTCCTCAATGGTTTCATCTTCGTCGGGTTCCTCTTCCAGAGAATCGAGGAAGTCGTCATCTGCATCGGCGTACTCTTCATCTTCATCTTCCTCGTCGTCCCATGCGCCGTAGTCATCGCCCCATTCGAGGACATCCTCTTTGTAGTCTTCGAAGTCATCGTCATCGAGACCATCATAATCAAAGGCGCTGTTACGACGGTAGTAATAGTACCCGCTGGGGAGGTTTCCAAGGAAGTCTCGGATGTCCCTCCAGCCGTAGTCGGCGATAGCATCGCGGATATCTTCTTCGACGCTGTCATCGTAATCATCATCGTCATAGATGTCCTCACAGATATCGCAGTCAAAGTCGTTGCAAAAGTCTTTCAGTTCACACCACTCAGTGATATTGTCAATAAATTCATTCCTTGTCATGTTTTAATCCTCCATTTCCACTATTTCAGTTGAGACCCTAACGAGCTTGGACAATGCTTTTTCTGTCAGGAACGCATATTGTACGCCAAGCTGCGTACTGGTTAACTCTTTTCGCATTGCTGTAGCCGCCACGTCAATCGACACATTGCTATTTCTCAGCTTTGTAAATTTACTTTTCAAATTACTTCCTCCGCCAGCCATATATCCGATTACCAAATCGACATTTGGAGCGGTGCCGAGCCTTGAAGAAACCACGAACCGAAGCCAGTCCTCAGACCTTTCATCAAACTCCAGAACAGAGAGTCCATCCAAGTCTGTGAGCAGATATGTTTGGACATATCCCACCCGAGAGTTTTTGACTGCCATCGGCAAGGCATCGAAATAATTTGTGGCAAGATAAAAGCCGCATCCGAAATCTCGGTGCGGCTTACACTTGTTCAGGGTTGGTACATCGAAATCTGCCGGAGTACCGTGATACAGATACATGGCAACCCTCCTCTATAAAATTGGTCTGGGTGAGAGGACTCGAACCCCCGACATCTTGCTCCCAAAGCAAGCGCACTACCATCTGTGCTACACCCAGATATAATGGTTTTGTTTCCGAACACACACGCACTACTGATGGGTTCGAACCATCCTCACCATAAGCATCGCCATCAATGCTTAGTAGTGCGTGCCGGGGCAGAAAGGAAAACGGATATGTCAGTCCGTTGGAGCTGGTGACAGGGCTCGAACCCGCAACCCAGTGAGTACAAATCACTTGCGCTACCAATTACGCTACACCAGCGTGCACCCTCGTCTTTCCGAGGTGTCAGCTTTTAGCTAAAAGGCTGCTGATGACTGGACTCGAACCAGCGGCTCGCACTTCCGGTGCTGCTCTACCAACTGAGCTACATCAGCATAGATACGCCCTGCGCCCGTAGGACTCCGTGTGCACCCGGCTGTGTCTCTTACAGAGATAACAGTTGAGTGATGAACTAACCGTACAAACGTAAGCATGACCAACAGAGCAGATGGAGCTGGAACTCGGAGTCGAACCGAGAACCCACGCTGTACGAAAGCGTTACTCTACCAGTTGAGCTATTCCAGCATAGATGCCATCCTGAAACTATGGCGATGTCATTAACACCACCAATACAAACTCACTATGATGGCAGTTTTGATAGCGTGAAAGGAGAATCATGGATAAATCATCGTGGCATAAGGGATTGCAGGGATAGAAAACAAGCTCTAACACCAAAGATGATTTTGGCAGGGGCAGTAGGATTCGAACCTACGAATAACGGAGTCAAAGTCCGCTGTGTTACCGCTTCACCATACCCCTATATCTGCAGGCTCATGCAGCGGCGTCCCGCCAAACCAACCTGTAACCGACTTCCAGAGCAGGCTCTGACGTGTCGTAAAGGCATTTCCTTTAACGCATAATTTAATGGTTTCTTACTTGGAGCGGCGTACCAGACTCGAACTGGCACCACCGGTTTGGAAGACCGGAGTGCTAACCGTTGAACACCAACACCGCATGGTCGGCTTCTCGCTTAGATTGTCACACGCTACCGGCAACTACGCTCCGAAAAGTCGTAGCCCCTATTCCGTCAGGTCAAACCGGTCTTGACGCATCAAGACAAGCGCAGTTTTCAGCAAGCATTTTCATTCTTTGTGAGGTAAGCCGATAATCTCTCACATCAGTTGGGAGCTACCCAACAACTGGCAGGGGTGAATGGATTCGAACCACCATCTGACGGTTTTGGAGACCGCTATGTTAGCCATTGCACCACACCCCTTGGCGGAGTGGACAGGACTTGAACCTGCACATCCTTTCGGATTACTCACGGTTTAGCAAACCGCTGCCTTACCGTTAGGCTTACCACTCCATCGGGATTACTTTATTATACAGAGCAATAAACTGCTCATTGACCTGCTTGTCCACATGATAATGTCCAAAGAACCACCGCTTGAATGTGAGGTCGGAACAAACCCTATCTAAAAAGCTGACCATCGGGTCGTTCTCGTACCAGCTTGCGAGCAGAGTCTGAACACTCCTTGGCGCACAATGTGTAATTACATAGTCAACTCGCCAATGATTTTGTTCGAGCGCTACAATCGCTCGTTCCATTTCTTCTCTGGACGGCATTTCCTCTTTCCACCATGAGATATGTTCCACGCGATACTCTTTATCAACAGAGCGAGCACCGCCCATGCAGAAGATTTTCTTTCCATCAATCGTGAGCACCTGCCCTCTGTCCAGATGATAGATGTCAGGAGCGATTTCGCGCACCTTTCCGCCAAATTTGTCAATCAGCGGGAGCTGGTAGAGCATATCAAAGTTCTCATGGTTGCCATCAATCCAAAGTGTCGTGAAGTTTTTCGCTGTCAGCCAGTCTTGCCACCACATCTCTCGATGCGAACCGTCCCAGCAGAGTCCAAAATCGCCACATATGATTACGAAATCATTCTTCGTCAATTCCTTTTGTTGTGGGAACTTTGTTGTATTAAGCTTGGCAATATCAATGTTTGCGTGTGTATCTCCAGTGACATAAATCATGCTCAGTTCCTTTCTCATCTGCAGTCCATATGTATATTCTGTTCTGGTCTCTTCGTTTATCTCCTGTAGCGACGGGATTTAGATGAGCTGAAAGCGAGTTCAAATCCCAAGCGGCGATGATGAAATCGTTGGGAGACAATGGGTTCGACGGTCGCTCAACGGATGGAGATGACAAGACATCCGGAATAGTTTTAATGAGCTGTACAGCGAGCTTAGGCGCCTCGCAGCAGGCTGCGGGCGGGGAATTGTGCTGTCCAGCAAAGTGATACTTCAGCCTTTGGCGTGAAGCACATTCCTTACGAAATGTTATTCACTGCAAATGATAATTTGATTATCCTGTAATCTACATTGAGGTAGCTCCCTACGAGGAGGAGCTCCGGCACCCAGTGACTGGCGTGCGACATCTTTTGGTCGTCTCGTTGAATCCATTGTGCCACAATGGATTCAAGTGATTCGGGCTGCTCACCGTGTGGTTCGCAGCCTCGAAGGATGACTTGAGTCTGCAGGTGAATGCGCCTCCGGGGAGGTTTTCCTCCCTATCAAGTTGTTACTTATGCCTTTGGCGATAAGCATTGCTTTTCGCAATTATGCATTACAGGATTGCGGGTTATTTATAGACGTTACCGCAGGTCGTCCTTCATCATGCGGATTACATCCACATTCATTTTCTTGTTGATGTAAGCTACAATTGCGTCGATGGTCTCTTTTTCGACCATACGATAATAGCTATGCAGACCATACATTACCTGTACATCATTCCGCTCCCAAGCGACACCATTGTTCTTATCTGTGATGTAATTATACAGCATTGACTGGAACTGCTTTTTCTTTTTATGACCGACCGTAATCTCGTTGTCCTTATTCAGCATAACGCCAAGATTCCAGTTGCGCCCCGCTGATGAACCATACCGAGTCTTGCTTGCATTGATTGTGAACGGGGCACCAAAGCTGTTCAATGTACTTACTACCAGCTCTTCAACAGAACGAACATCAAAATCATACTTGGATGAAATGATGAAGTCATCCGCATATCTGGTATAAATGAAGCTCTGTTTTTCAAAATTACGGAGCGTATTCGACAGTTTGAAATCAACCGGAATCATCATTACGTTTGTGATAAGCGGTGAAATTGGGGTACCTTGCGGTAGCCCACCATTTAAGAACGCTAACGACATAGCTGTCCGCAATGCTGCCTCGCCCTGTGGCTCTTTAACAATCTCACTAAAAGGAAAAACCATCGAGAACATTGAGATGGCATAATCCAATGTTGTGCTGCCAAAAAAGTCGTGCAGGTCAAGCTTTGCGAACCATTTGCTGCTGTTCTTCTGGTGACGCTTAACCGCATCGACTGTGCTCCGCTTCTTTACATAAGCAAACGCGGCGGTATGATAGAGTGCATGGAAATCATCCTCGAAAATCGTTTTGAGTCTTCTCAAGGCGTCCATCAGCTCTGCCTTTGGCGCATCGATTCTACGAAGACCACCAGATTTCTTTGGGATGTAAAAGGTCTCATACAACTCGCTCCGTTCCTTTGCACGAAGCTCTGCTGTATCGTTATTAAATCGCACGAGTTTTCCGATTAAAGCTTCAACACCAATCTTGCTGGAAAAATGTTCACTGACATTTTCGACCTCGTATGTTCTTGTGTTTGCAATATTGGCATTGACAACCGGAGGTGTCTGATAGTTTTGAAACAGGTACTCTTCCAGTGTCATCTGATGATAAATCGGTGACTGCCTAACAGTGATATAGACCATTTCTTCCCCTCCTTGTCCAATAACTAACTGTAACCTACATATGTCTGCTGCTTCCCAGAATTCCTAAGTCTGAAGACTACGTCGTCCCTGTGGGAGGTGGTGCGAGCTCTTGCAAGATGCGAGATTTTTTTTTTTGATTTCATTGCGACTGAAAGCATGAGTCTGATGTTAGTACATTTCGTCCTTGTATCGAAGATTTGGCGAAAAGTGCTTGACATTTGGTTAGCTTTATGGCGTGATGCTGCCGACCCGTGGCAGCCGGTTTGCTTTCAGGGTTACACCGCGTCATCCTCCGGGGGTCATCCTCCCGACAATTTGTTACTTTAGCCTTTGGCGTAAAGCTCTCTTACGAGAAAATCCGTTACAGTCTGTGGCGCATTAAGGCTGCGCCATACCTAATAATTCAAACAGTTCTTCGTCCGTAAAGACATTTTGAGTTGTGAATGGCTTGATGAAAAACACGCCGTCCTCTCGTTGTTCGACAATCGTGTCAGGGCTCAACGTGCACACCGGTCTTACCCCGGAACAGCTTGATGCTGTCAGCCTGTTTAACACACCAGAGCGATTCGAAATCGCCGCTCTTTCGGTCTCAACATCGTCTAACAGCCAGAAGCTCATAAATCCACGGTCTGAATCAAGCCCTGCATAACGAGCTTTCAGGTCGAACAAGTCGGCTGTCGGATTCGGACGAATGCCTTTTCTTTTGAATAAGTCAAAGCGCCGCCCATCTTGGAGGCTAAAAATGTCTGCAATTGATGGTAGGCGAATCAACGAAGACACTCGGTTCTCTCCGACCACATACTCTTTCCTAACCAAAGAAGCAATCTCGTGGTCTTCAAAGAAATACAGAAACCCGTAATGGTCTTCATAGCGAGCATAACTATACCTCACAAAGGCGCCGGGCGAAGAATCATTATCGTGCATTGCGTGATACCACATCATCTGGTCACTGTTCAAGAACGAAAACAGATTTGACACTGGATACTTCGCATTATTAACACGCCTATAATGCCCAGTCTCTTCCGCCGCATCGAAGCACAGGTAGTCGATAGCTTTTTCTGTGATAAAATCACAGTTTGGATTACCTTTCAGCCAAACAATCGGGTGCGGGCTGTCTTTGTCCACACCGTACTTACCCATCACAAGTTGTGTACCAACTTTGAGGGCACCAACGGTCGTGTCCATACCTTACCCCTCCCTTCGTTCTTTTTGAAAATTAAAACGCATCCAGCAGCGGCTGGAATGCGTCGCAGATAATCAGCTTGTTTAAGCCCTTGCCCCTGATGTACTTGACGAAGTTACTCACTCCCAAAGCACAAATCGCTCTGACCGTGGTTACAACGCCAAGCGTAATGCCGCAGGCTGAAACGGGAGTTTCTTCCGCCGCTTCATCGTGCGTAAAGTTCATGGAATTGAGGAAGTCTTTCTTCATCTTGTAGTCAGACCAATCAGCAGCATAGTGCTGACCTGCCTCCAGCAAGGTTCTGAAGTCAAACATCGCCTTTACATACGGATTGTCGAAATGTTTTTCGACAATCTGTTTTCTCAGCTCGATGTTGTCAACGCACAAGAACACATAGCCAGACATCTGCTGCCCGTTCCACCCATCCTTGTACAGTTTCAGACTGTCCTTGACATCGGGATTGATATCGAAAAGGATATCTGCCAGTGCCTCGACCTTAGAGCGCCCGATGTCCTGCTGTCGGAAAATCTGATTTGCCAGATTGTGCGGGCTTACTGTATCCATGTCCCACAGTGCGATGTTCGTGAGACCCAAGCGAACCAACAGTTCCGCAATCGTCGCACCGACAGACCCACACCCGACGATATGGATTCTACAATCAACCTTCTCAGGCTGAAAATATTCATAGCTCTTTGACAGGTCAATCGCCATATTACTTACCTCCTAAGTATGTATAAGGGTCGTAGTCCTCTTCATCCTCCCAGCCCTGCATCGTTTCTTGACAGGCATTTCGTCCATGCCAACCGGCACCGATTCTGGTTCTGGGTTTCTCGTCCTCGTCCTTCTTCCCAGATGACTTGTCTTTTTTGTCGTCCTTTTTCTCGTCCTTCTTATCGTCAGTCTTGCCTGCAAGCGGATTGTACGGAGCACCAGCCGGAGCGCCTCTGTATCCCTGATTGTAGTAACCGCCGTATCCGTTCTGACCGCCATACACATAGGGCTTGGACTTTACCATATCCTTCGCGTTCTTGATGAACTCATCGAGACCTTCGTTCTGACCGACAATCTTGACTGTGATGTCTTTATCTTCGAACATCACATTCTTCTTGAGGTCATAGATTTTGTTTGTACTTGCAAGCGACTTGTTCCAAATCATAAAAATGTAGAAGTCGTCATCGCCAAGCATCCCAAGAATTTCCTCTTGATGGTTGAGGTCAACGGATGATGGCGACGTACCCATATTTACATGGGAGTGCCCCTGCATATAGATGTGATTGAAGCGTTCATCTTCAATGTTTTCCTGAATCCACAGAGCGTACTTCTCTGTATCCATCTCGACTGTTGAACCGGTTACTTCCTGCGGGTAGACAACGATATCGTCGATGACATATTCGTCGAGCGATTCGTCTTCGACTCGGCGTGCAACGCCATGCCATGCGACCTCTTTATCGAACTCCTTGATGAGCATAACCATCTTTGCCCATGCTTCTGTGCTGAAGTAGACCACCGCTTTTTTGTCACCGCACGAAAACGCTTTGGTAAAAGAAAGCTTACCGTCCGAAAGCTTTGTGAGAGACAAAGCCTTCTCAAAGTCCTGACGACACTCGTCAATGAGTTCCTGCGTTAACTTAATTGGTCTGCTCATTTTGCGCCTCCTCCGCCTGCCCATTCTGTGCCTCCTGTTCTTCAAGCCATCTGATTGCCTCATTCGGCTTTACAACACGACCATCTGGCAATTCGATACAACGACTGACCGAACCGTTCGACCACATCGTTTTCATAAACTCGCCCATAACTGCACTGTCACCGAAGTTCAGACTCTTACAGGATGCAATACACTGTTCAAGGGCTCCAATATAATTTCTCTGTCTCAACAGTTCATTGATAGTTCTGAGGTAATTGCCCATACAATGGAACCGGTCGATGTGTGTATTGGGCATATAACCGTCGAATGTGTAATCAGAAAAGTCGCCGGTCTGCGGGGAAACGCTACCATTCAAGTCGAATCTATACGCTGCGCAGAAACGGATTCTCAGGCGCGGATTTTCGTTCACAAAAATCTCTCGCATCAGCTTCTGCATCTTCTCTGACGCTGCCGCATTGTGACCAGCACCACCGTCCGGTCGATAAATGTAGCTATTCCTGTTGTTGATTGACCGCTCAGCCATTTCTCTATCAAAGTATTCGAGATAATCTTTGACCGAGAAATACATATCCGTATTGCTCACCCGAGAAAGGACAAGACGGTTGTTACAAAGGAAATACTCCATAATTTCGGAGTCTCCGCCGCCTTCGGCAATCCTCTGTTCAAGCCCCATCAGCTTGATGCACTTGTCATTACGCCGAGACAGATACGCGCCGATGGCATCATTGAGCCGCTGGATTTCTTCATCAATCGACACAATCTCATTGCGAACCGAATCGCATTCAATGCGTTCGTATCTGGTTTCAAAATCACCCAGCAACTGACGAATCCGTGCCGTTCTAAAATCGTACCCTTCGCCGAGTTTTGAGATATACTTCTCGTAGTTTGCAGAATTCGTCTCACGCAGAGATTGCATCAGTGCAAGTTCGTCCTCTGTCAAACCGTCATCCTGATTCAGATACCACGGCATAAATGCAAGGATGGACACCTGCAGGTAATGCATCTTCTTGATATCGAGGTTATCAACGAAGACGATTACCGATTTCTTGTCTGGGTTGATGTAACAGTCAACGTTGAATGACTTACGGTAAAATGCTTTGACCTTATCAAGCCGATGATATTCAGGGTACACTGACGTGAAGTTCTTCTCAATAATCTGCATACAGGTCAGATTACCGCTCTGGTCAGCATTAAAACTGTGAACCATAAGAACGCCGCTGTCATCCATTCGATATCTGCTACAAATAGCACCAACCGCACGTTCCGCCGGAACGCTATTGATAGCGCCACTATTGTAATTTGACGAACCGAACGTTAGATAAACGCTTTCGCCCTCTTTGATTCGAGGTGCAACCAGTGCACGAAGCGTTGAAAGGAATGAACAATCACCGCCATAGTAATCTCCGGTAATGTTCTGGAAATAACTATTAGCTGCTTCCGACGTAAACGGTGTCGATGCAATACTTGTCTTGAACACAGAAACACCTCTATTCATTTTTTATCTTGGTGGGGAATATCGGACTTGAACCGATACGGCATACGCCAACAGGACTTAAATCTGTTGTGTCTTCCACTTCCACCAATTCCCCATGAAAAGAGCCGCCCATAAAGGGCGGCTCTGAAGTTGGAACTTAGGCGTTATCCGCCTTAACGACATTCAGCAGGAAGCACTTCTCGGTGATACCGAACTGCTGGAAGGTCTTATCGAGGTCGCCGGGATTCAGGGAAGAACCATCGAGGTGCATAACACCACGGGTGTAGTCAACACCATTCGCCTCAAGGCAGGAACGCAGAGTGGTGTTCTCGTCGATGATGACAGCCTCACGCTTGACATTGTTGCCGACAGTAACCTTAATCATTATGTATTCTCCTTTTATTCGTTTTTAATTCTTGAAAAATGGTGGGGCGGCTATGCCGCCCCGTTGCGGTGTCTTTTACTGAGCGACGGTGATGTTGCTCATCACGGTTGCCTTCTCAGCCGCAATCTCTTCGAGGACAGCGGGAAGCTTCTCTTCGAGCTTGTTGAGGTTGATGATGGCGGCACCGAGGCGGTCAGCGACCCAGTCCTTCACATCGCCGGTAACACCGTCGAGGAACAGGGTGATGCACGCCAGCTTGTCATCGTCACGGGTCTCGGAACCGAAAGACGCACCGACTGCGTTGATATTGCCTGCACCATGAGTGGTGCCGACACCGAAGATGGGCTCCTTGCCATCCTCGCCGCCCTTCAGGACGAGCTCCTTGGGACGATACTTCTCGATGGTCTTGATGTCCTCAAGCTTCATTGCGGAAGTGACGACGACTGCGTCGCCTGCGATAACGATTTTTGCCATGTGTATGTACTCCTTGATTTCAAATGTACCCCTATTAGTTCGTCTTGCGACTATCCGCCCACACCACGAGGAGGTTGGAGCCATTGTGGACATAAAAACCACTGAAGCGATTACCTCAGTGGTTGTTGTTTTATCTTGCACCACTTCCGTGGTGCCGATGCTTTTGATACACAGATTAGAAGCTGAAAGCCGGGGCGACGCCATAGGAATACCCTGCGTAGTCAGCGTCCGCGGTGCCGTTCGTGGACACATAGCAGAAGGCGTAGCTGTAGTAGTAATGAGGAGAACGCAGCATAGTGTACTCAGCGGAACCATTACGCTTCTTCCCCCAAGGCACATCTTCCTGCCGGTAATACTCATACCAATGACCTTCACCCGGTGCTGAATAGATATTTCGCCCAAAAGTTTCTTTTTCAGACTTAATCCAGAATTTGCACTCCGTTTCGAGCAATTCATTCGCTCCGTCATAGGTGTTTGCAGTGAGCTTGATTACAGGTTCGACCACCTCAAGAATCTCGGCAGGCATGAGTTGGTAAATCTCACCATATTCATCGTTCATCTTGTGAAACAGTTCTGTTGCACCCCAAGAACCTCTGTTGGTATCGTCACTATTCCAGCGATGCCGTTTTGGGAGGCAGTCAACCATTTCCCAGCTCAGTGGAAGGATACGACCACTTTTCGTAACGTCATGTCTAAATCCAATGATACGAAACTGAACCATCGTGCCGTCCGTCAGTCTGACATTCTTGAAGTCGCCTAATTTAAGGAAGTCCGGCGCCATATCCCCAAGCCCCTTCAGTGAACGCCACGGCATATTATCCAAACATTCAGGCATATGTTACCTCCATCCATCATCATTTAATTGGCGGGGAGTGTAGGATTCGAACCCACGGACGGCTCTCACCGTCAACGGTTTTCAAGACCGCCACCATAAGCCACTCGGTCAACTCCCCAAATAAAAAGAGACGGGTTATTCGCCCGTCTCAGTTTCATCCTCTTTATCTTCCGGCTCGTCCACGCCGTCGATATCATATTCATCATACGGAAACTCTGTAAAGACTTCACAGCCACTTTCTTTCTCCGTTACAATCATCGGTCGATAGATATGGAAACCGTAATCCTCCGAAAGTTCTTTCAAAAACCCGTCAAGGATTTCATCGACAACCTCATAACCATACGCTTCCAAGATGTTTGTTCCGTCGTTGTCGCCCTCCTGCAGCGCAATTGCAAGAAAGTCTGCCATAGCCAAACTAAGCTCATCGTTGCGCTCATACATGGCATCTTCCATATCCATCCATGTTTCATCGTCTTCCCCGTTATCTGGAACATCTTCTGGGATGTACTTGTCATCCGTAATCATAACAGGGAAGAGATAGCGCGTGTAGAACTTCTTCGCCACCGTTGTACAGTCATCCTCACTCACGCAATGCTCTTTGTACTCGGTTTTTTCGTCGCCTTTTGCGACAGCTAAAACAGGGAGGTCATTTTCCTCGGTAAGGTACACGGCATATTCCGTGTCGGTGTTCTCTGCAATGAGAACCATCTCTTTGTTCAAACGTTTTCTGCTTTCCTGAAAAAATCCCCAGACTGCATCAGCAGGGATGTGAATATGAACTCCCATAAGGAACCTCCTTATATAATTGACCTTGGTACTCCCGACGAGGTTCGAACTCGTGACCCCAGCATTAAAAGTGCCGTGCTCTACCAACTGAGCTACGGAAGTATATTGACCGGCTATCACGGTGCGCCCAGAAAGGTGGACACGCTTGAGTTCCACAAACAGTTTTGCCCGCAAAAGATGGAGGTGAATACTTGATGGAGGTGTTTATCTTAATGCAGGTACGAAGAAAGGAACTTACAAATGAACGAAGGACACGCGCATGGCAAAACTGTATGGTGCAGGATAAGAGACTTGAACTCTTACGCCGGAGGCAGCGGGACTTGAATCCGCCGTGTCTGCCAATTCCACCAATCCTGCATATTTTTTATATCCAACCAGCTAATACTGCGATTATCGTCACACTCAAAACGGTCAGCACAATGTTGTCATACACTATTCGGTTGTGGAGGTTTTTGCTTGCTCGCTCAACCCTTCTTTGGAGTCGCTCGATTTCTTCGTTTTTGCTTTCACGCTCAAATTTGTATTTGCACCACGCCTCGCCTGATATGAAGTCACCACGCTCCATGTTCATCCCTCCTTACCAAAGCCATTTTTATCGAATGCCATCTACCCACAACTCTAACGTGCGGCGATTTGCATACTGTTTACAGAGTTCTTCGATGGACACACCATGTGCCTTCGCATCCACTTTCATTGCTGTAAACTGGTCTCTGTATTTTTTGACCATCTTCTCAACGGCAAGAAAATGCTCTTTGTCTTTAGGATAGAAGGCGATATCCTCAAGGCAAACATTGCTTATATCTCCTGCGTGGCAAATTACCTTCCAGCAATCTTTGCACGGTGCATCATCTATACTCACCATATGATTGATGCAGTCACTGCAATGGACAACCACTCCATTTACCTTAATTGGTTTCATTGGTTGCTCCTCCTTTTATGAGGTGGTGGAGATAGCCGGACTCGAACCGGCGACCCTCTGCTTGCAAAGCAGATGCTCTCCCAACTGAGCTATATCCCCATACTTTACGGCATAAAACCCAAGTCAACTCCGCCGTTTGATGTTCCCCACACTAATACCTCAATGCTTCGGATTGCATCAATAAGCCTTGCGCTCCGATACTCAAGGAATGAACATCGTTCCCACTGGCGCCGAGAGCCGGTCTTGAACCGCCATTATAGCCTGCAGTGCTATGTTTTACCAGTTAAACTACCTCGGCAAAAAGCGCCGCCGAAGAACCGGCGACGCCAAAACTCATTCAATCTATTGCACTTAATCTCCGCTACACTTGGATTAGGGCTGGTCTCGTGCTTTTTTCATAGTAGAGCCTCCTAACTACATCCCATGTGGTGCGCCGAATGTCGGCGCTGTTGAAGCATTAGGTATTGCAGATTGAACTGCTTTATATAAACAACTCGCTACCGTCCAGCCAAGTGGTACTCCCTGCGGTCACATATACACCCGACGAACCATCAATCTTGGGTTTTATAAAGGGTTGGTGTTTATGCTTTAAGGCTTGAGCTTTATTCAAAGAAAAACTTTAAGCGTTAAGCCTTTAACCTTCAGCTTTGATTTTTGAGCTTTACAGTGATATTTCACCGGAACCAAGCCGACGTTCATCTTATGTCGCTTGGTTGCAGTGACTCTTTCATCATAATTTGATTTTGTAAAACCCATTACAAAAGCAGTATAGGCAGCTTATCAGGCTGGAGCCAAATTCTTTTTTACTTTACTTATCTGTATTTGGCGGAAACAGAGAAGGCATATGATTCAGGGTTTTCGGACGGCAGCGAAGTTGATTGCTTAATAGGCGATTTCCAGCTCAGTCAGAGCGTTGGACACAGACAGGGCGGAATCAATCTCGACAACGAAGTCGTTGATTTCCTTTTCCAGCGCGGTCAGCTCAGTCGTGATGTTGATGGGGTCAACAATCTCCATCGTCTGAGCGGCGATGAAGTCAGCGCGAACCTTTTTGATTTCGTCGCTGGCTCCCTTCATATCGACATTGCCGTAGAGGGACTTGACGTACTCGTCGGCACGCATTTCCAGCATATCGCCATTGTTCTTGTCCGCCTCAAGACGGGCGCGGCGATTGTCATTGTCCAGCTTCTTGAGAAGCAACTGCTTCAGCGGGATACCGTGGTTCTTCATCTCGATTGCCTCGGCAACCGTGTACTCTTTGCCACCAATCGTTACCTTGACAGTAGCGTTGGACAGCGTAACTGCACGCTTAATAGCATCGCGGCGAGCGATGAGGTCTTTAGCAGACTGGTATGCAGCGCGGATTTCCTCGCTGTAAGTGTTGATGCTGACACCAGCAACCTTGTTGTTGCTGTGCTTATTTGCAAAAACGAACGTGCCCTGCTGGATACTCTTCTGAATACGAGCATCGAGCGTCTTCAGCTCACAGAGCGCCTTATGGACGGTCATCTTTTCAGTAGTCATTGATTTACTCTCCTAATCTTTGAAATTTGAAAATCACTTGCTGTTTGCAACAGCAGATTTCAGGGTAGAACCCGGCTTAAACACCGGAACACGCTTGGCAGGGATATTCACCGGAATATTTGCCCTCGGGTTGCGTCCAACTCTTGCTGCTCGTTCCTTACTCTCAAAGGTTCCGAACCCAACGAGCTGGACTTTGTCGCCAGATACAAGCGCATCAGAGATGATACTGAGAACCGCTTCGAGCGCGACCTCGGCACTCACTTTGGTTATTCCTGCCCTTTGCGCAAGTTCGCTAATCATATCTTCCTTGTTTATCGAAACCACCCTCACTTCCAGTTTGTTGTGATGCGACCATCAGGATGGATGATGATGTTGGAGTAACCATCCCCATAGTCATTATGGCGTTGCTGCCACATATCGCCCAGCGTTAAACGGGCGTGTTTTCCTGCATAATCAAAGGTTGCATAGACGAAGAAATCTCCGATGCGGAATGTGTGAACATCAATTTCCGGGTCGTTCTGCAAGTCGTTCCAAACATCCACTGGATAATCTTTCTTTTCGAGACCGCTCAAGAAGCGGAATGAAAAGCTACTCGCTTCCAGCTTCATATATTCTTTGATGAAAGCAAGTGTGGGATTCTCAACCACCGTTTGCACAGTGCATCCCGGATAACCAGACGGGTCTGCCCAGACATAATCGTTGCGGGAAAGGTTGATGTGAGCCAGCCCATTCAGCTCCGTGTTAAAGCCCGTAGTGTTGATAGAGCAAAACACGTTGTTGCTATTATCCTTATAGGTCTGAATAATGTGTGCGATATGCTCAGGATACAAACCCGGCTCGCCGCCAGTGATTGACAGTCGGGCATCGGGGTGTTCGGCTAAAACCCGCTTTAACGCTTCGATTTGTGCGTCAAAGTCATTATCGCCAGACATCGGGTTCTGCCGCTCCAAGCAAAACGGGCAATAGAACGGACATTCCTGCGTTGTAATCATCTGAACATTGATGCGATAGTAAAGCGGGCGTCCGAGAGAAGTCCTCGCAGTACGACTGTTCAATCTGTACTGTAAATCTCTGTTCATTTCTGCCCGTACATCCTCGTAAGAACTGAGGAACGGTATCTGATTCATTTCGCTGCTCATCTAAGGAACCCTCCATTCCTCTGTTAACTTGCGAAGTCTTGTAATTCCTCTTGCGCTTCGCTTACGGTGTCAGCGGAAAACTGAAAGACACCATTGAGAAAAACTTCAATATGCCCTCGGACATATCGGAACTCGTAATTCCCATAACTCATGTCTCACACCTCCCGCAATTTTTTATGGGAGAAGGTTTTACCTCAATAGGTTCGGGCGCGACTCCGAAAAACTATTTTCAACTCCAGCCTTCCAAGGATGCACTTTCATGTTTGTTTTTCAACTCCCACGCGGTGGCAGCATTTCCTCCACTTGAACACTTTCGTAGTCCCGCACGCCCCGTAATGGCTTTCAGATTTTGGATGCCTCCTCACTTACCTTCACCAATACAGGGTCTAAGCGTTAGGCAGGTTGTGCGCACAGGGTTCACATCCCATTAAACCCACCCCACGGAATCGTACCGTGCCAGCCTTACGGCATCGAACCTCGCTTTAGCGTGAACCAAACCCGACCGACAACCAGATAGATTCCGCCATACCCGTACCACCGGAGTTCGATGAACCCCGGAAAACCGAGCCGTTTAACCATGTTCGACCAGCCGATTGAAAAGCTCGGTATCGACAAATGCTTTGTCGTTGCCGCCGATATTGTCGAACATTTTTCTCGCCGCTTCACGCTTAATTACGACATAGCGACCAGTGGGATAAATGCCTTTCTGCATTTCGACCTTGGCTACGCTGTTCGGCTTGCTGGTAGCCTCCATCAGCGTTACGCCCAACGCCATTTTTGCGCGGCACTTTTCGCACGGCTCATAGTCGATAACCATGTGCCTCGGCGCTTCAAAATCCTCATGTTTCCGACCATCACCAATGTGACCGAGAAGCGCAACCTCGTTGCGTTCTTCACCACACCAGAAGCAAACCGGAATTGTTGGATTAAGACCGTGCTTCGGAGATAACTTGATTCCTGCGTTTGACATTTATCAGACCTCCTAATGAAAATCGCTCAGCCACGCTAACACTCAACCCGTTCAAGAAACCTCAGACTTTTCATTGAGTAAAACTCTTTTGTATGATTGCAAGTTTTCGACGGTGTTGTAGTGAAAGGAGCTGAAACTTCGAGGCATTACTGGATTACAATATGCCTCGTGAAAAGCAGATACAGACCGAACGGGAGAGTAATCAAAGCTGCGGTGCAGTCCTTGTCCTCAAACGTTGTGCCTGTGGATGCCATCCAGAAAACTCCGATGGTGATGAGAAGAAGAACCACGCCCATCAGCTTCTGTCTGGCAAAAAGTTTCCGGCGGCGCTGGTTTCTTGTTCTCGACCTTTGACGGGGATACGCGACCCCAGTATATGTAGCCATACAGAAACCTCCTGCTTTTGATTTTCCTCACTCTGCGTTTACACGGGCTTGTGACCGTTTACCGAAAACTCGATAAGCCGCATTACGGCGACCGCGTTGGCTCCCCACCTCATTTAACGCCGCCAATTTCCCTTTTGCCTACGGCGTACCAGCATCGGTCGATTAAAACTCAGATTGTGGCATAAGCGGTATGACCGCTGCCCCATTTAACAAGAACCCTCGGACAAAGCACATTACCAATGATGGTAATGCCATCAGAGCAACGGGCGATGTGCTTTCCGTCCTCATGGTGAAAACTCACTTTGGAACCGGAGCGATTTACAAGCCCTCTCACTCGTTCTTTGAAAACATCATAGGACATATGAAAAACTCCTTTAGCGAATTGTCGGATATCCGCAGACGGTGGTTCAGATACCACCGTTTCGCCGTCATTACGGCTCATCAGTGCGGCTCGGGGTATAAGAAAACCACCGACGAAAGCCCATTAGAAAACAACTGCCATATGGCGTGGGCTCGCGGTGGTTCAAATACCCTCACTGAGGTATTCAGTTATCTTTCTTGGTCTTAAAATCCAGCTCATAGGTCTTGCCGGTAACGATACGGTGGCAAACCTCAGCCAGATAATTGCGGAAATACCGGTGATTTGCGCAGGTCACAGTCAGCGCCTTGCGGTTCTTCTTGGAATAAACCGACATCAGGAAGTTGACATCATGGCTCGTTGCCTTGTACTGCTCACCCAGCATGGCGGTGATAACCGTCTGCAAAGTCTTGAGCAGATTCGTCTTGCTGGTCGGATTCTTGCCCATGTCAAACTCACGGGCGATTTCGCTCATAGCGTAGCTGTCATTGACAACCTTGGGGTCGATACCGAGGTCAACCGCCTTCTGCGCGGTCAGCAAGAAGTTCATCTTCTGCGCGATACTCGACCAATTCTCATTGGCGCCGATAGAACCACAATACTTGTGGAGCTTGAGCAGGTCAATCTGCCGTTCCTTGTCCACGATAGCGCGAACCGGCACCTTGTCATCACCCTTCTGCTCGTCCTTAACCCCGATAGTCACAAAGGACAGGGTCGTGACGGCGGTAAGCATGGGATTATCAGTGTTCTTGCAATCCTCGAAGCACATATCCCGAACGGTAGCGGTGTACTCATTGATTTTCTCGGTCATGGCTTTGTCGGCTTTGGAAGCGTCCTCAAACTTGCCATTCTGGATTGCATCATTGTAATCCTTGACAAGGGCTTCGGTTTCAGAGCGCAACTGTGCCAATTTAGCGGTGTTTTCTTCTCTGGTCATTTTGAAATGCCCCTTTCACAGATTTTTGGTGATAACAAAGTTTATCACTCAAGAAAGCCGCTGAAAGATTTCTCAGTCAGCGGCTCTATCAATGATAAACTCAAGGACACGGCGGTGGCTCTGCACTCGGCTCATGGGGCATAACTCGCCCATGCAACTATTGCAGTATCGAACATCGCGCATATCATTTCTGATACTCGCGTCGATTGAGTTCGGAGCGCAACACCCTTGGGTGGAAAACTCGGACGATACTACTAACCATCAGAGGTCTTTTTCGTATAGCCATCAGTTATGCAAGCCGCACTTAGGTTCATAGGCACAAACCTCCGGGGATTTTCACTATCTCGTACCATGAGCCTAACTCTCATGCACCGGCGACGCCTTTGATAGCAAAGGTACTCACATTGACACTCACTCAATGGTGTGTTGGCTTGCCATACCCGAAAGTGGCGGACATCTCCGCTTGTATTTCGTGGCTTGCCGTGCGGGGTCTTGCCCTGCACCCTTAACCGCAAGGGGTGTA